GTTTAAAACCGGTCAGATAAAAGAATTAAGTTGTGTATTGCAATTGAGTGAAGGTATAAACATACCTAATCTTAGGCAAGGTTTGATTCTTCATTCTTATGGCAATGAGCGTAAGAGTTCACAAAGGATAGGTAGGCTTCTCAGATTAAATCCTGATGATCAAGCAGTTATACACATACTTTGTTATGAGGGGACTATTGATGAGCAATGGGTTACTGAAGCACTAGCCGGTTTAGATAGTGACAAAATAATTTGGAAAGACTTTAATATTAGCTTATATTAGTATTAAAGTCTTTATTTAAAATTAATTATTATGGATAATGATAAAAAGTATCAACTCATTCTTGAAAATGATGATAAACACAATTTTCATTTCATAATGGCTTGTTTAGTTAAAGTATGTAATCATGTACATGAACAAGCAGAACAATGTGCTCTAATAGCTCATCATAAAGGTAAATGTGACATTTATTCAGGAGATTATTTTGATGTAACAGAAGTATCAAAAGTATTAATTGACTATGGTCTTAATATAAAAACTAAAGAGTTATGCATGTAGTTTGTATAAATGATGCAGATAGACCTGACCAAATATCTGAAAAGGAATGGGTTAAAGCAGGTGAAAAGTACACAGTTATCAAAGTTGTAAAGCTTAAAATAGGTAATAAAATTGCTTTTTCATTAGAAGAAAAACCTTTATCAGAAAATAATTTTCCTTATGGTTATTGGGATGCAGAAAGATTTGTACCAGAAGAACATTATGAGGAACAGGTTAAGTATGGAAATGTAAATTATGATATACCTTTGCATATTGAATAAAGAGTAATAATACTCTTGTAGTAATAAACAAATAGTGCGCTCAATTAGTGCACTATTTTTATTTATACCCTATGGAAAAAATTAAAAAAACAACTTCTTTCTTAGAAGTTTTATTGTTTGAGCCTGAATCTGAAAACATAACAGAAGCTTTAGGTATAACAGATGAAAGAACTGATGAATTACTAACAATTCTAAAAGAAACTTTAGAAACAAATAAAGTAAAGGATCATCCTAAAATAACAGATGATCTTTATAATTTATCTATAAAAGTTAAACATGTAAACGAGCTTAGCTTTTTGTTATTTACTTATGGTAAATTTATAGGTGATCAAATGGCTAGGAAAGAATCAGGTATAGGATCATCTATGATTTTAGATTTGCTTAAAGGATTTAATCCAGGATCATCCTCATCAGATGATGAGTCTACTGAAGATCCTACTTAAGGATCTAAATAATAAATACTTATGTATATGAATGATTAGTCAATAAATGACTGTATCTTATTTTATTAATTTAATTACAAAAAAATGGCAACTAAAAAGGCTGCAAAAACAAAAAAAGAAGAAGTATTAGACATTACTGAAAATTTACAAACAACCGATCAGTTTGTGTTTATGGATAAAACTTTAAAAGCCTTAGAGATAGGTTTTGATTCAGGTAAAAATGTTATTTTGTATGGTCCCGGCCTTTTATACTTTTATTATGGAAAAAAAAAATTATGATTATACTGATGAAGATGTAATAAGTTGGTTTAAAATGCATTACGGTATTAAAAAAACTAGAAAAATAGAATATTTAGATCCCCGTAATTATGTTATTGCTTTACTTTATCAAAAATTTAATTATACGGAAGAAGACTTAGCAAGTATATTCTCAATAGACAGATCTACTGTAAGTACTTGTAAGTTTCATGCTTATACTTTATTAATAGAATGTAAAGACAAGAACTTTATTAGAAATACAAAACTATTAATAGAAAAATTTCCTTATACTTTTTCAGATTCTAATTTTTCTAATAAAAGTAAATTTGTAACAAAAAGTATTAATATTAAAACTTTAAAGCCTGAATCTTATGATAAGATTAGTAAATTATCTTCAAATCAGAATATATCTAAAGAAAGTTTTCTTGTAAATTTAATTGAAAACGCATTAAAAAAGATTAGTAATTAATTATTTAAATTATGATTTATAAACAAAAACTAGAAAAGCATAAATATTTTAAGTTTAAAAAACTTAATTTTATTTTATTTACATTTTTTATTTTAATATTAGGTTATTCCTTTAGCTTTTTTAAAGAACCTAAAATTGAAAAAAAGGTTGTAGAAGTTGATAAAGTTGCTGTAAGTAATACAGTAGAAATTGAGGATAGTTTTTCATTAAAATCTTTAAAAGACTATATACATAGTTTGAATTTAAAACATCCTGATATTATTATAGCTCAGGCTATACAAGAAACAGGTCATTTTAAATCTAATATATTTAAAGAAAATAATAATTTATTTGGAATGAAAAAGGCTTATCAAAGACCTACAACTTGCATAGCTGTAAATAAAGGACATGCAGTTTATAGTGATTGGAAAAGTTCTGTTTTAGATTATGCTTTATGGCAAAGTAAATATGGAAATTACTCTAATAAAGAAGATTATTTTGAGTACCTTAAGAGATGCTATGCTCAAGATAATAACTATATAAATAAGTTAAAACTAATAATAAAAAAATGAATAAATCAAGAAAAGTTACAATTGAAAAATATACTGATTTTTTAGAAAAGTTAAGTAAAAGAAAAACTATTAATACTTCTGATTTTTATAAATTAGTAAAAGAAAATAAAATTAATAATAGTGTTATATCACAGTTAGTAGAACTGAAATATGTTTCTCGTATTGATAGTAGAAATTATAAGATAAACTTAAGTAAAGTGATGCCAATACATGCTGTATCATTATTAAATAATATTAATGCTTATAGGCTTGAAATGAAAAAAGCAAAGGTTTTAAACAAAAAAGATTTACCCGTTAAAAACAAAAAAAGAAAAAAACCTGCTAAGTTTAAAAAAGAACCAACTCGTCAAATTAATTTATTATGGGGTTTAATCAGTCTAAAGTTTTAAAATTTTTTATAAAAAATAAAAGATTTTTAGATAAAATTCTAGATAAACATTTATTTTATCAGGAAATTTATAACAAAGAAAACAAATCTAATTATAATTTTGGTTTTGAATCTTTTACAAACGTTATTAGTTCTTCTAGCTATAAAGCTTATTGCATTCTTATAAAGGAAGAAATTACTTTATTAAAAGAAGTTAAAATAATAACTAAAGATGAAGCTGACACTTTAAAAAATATGATTATAAAAAGTGATGATGAAGATAATAATTTAATAGGTATATTATTATTAAAAAAACATAGAAAACTTTTAGATAAAAAACTTAAAGATGATACATTTGAATCTGAGTTTATTATTAATATTGTTTTTGATTATTTTAATAAAATATATAAACCTGTTATGGACGACCACATAAGGTCACTAAAAGAAAACTATTATGACTGAAAATGATTTAAAAGAACTACATTTTACTAAGATTATAGTACCTGTAGAAGAAAGCGGTGATGAATTTGCATATCACTATTATATATATCCTCTTAATGATTCAATTAATTTAGTATCATCAACGAGTGATGAGTCTAATCAAAAAAACTGGAAAGTTTCAGTAGATTATTGGGGTGAAATTGATAATGTAGAATCAGTTTCTGAATTAATTTCTTTTTTTAAAAACATAAAAAAATGACATACTGGAGTGATTTTAAGCTTGTTTTTAAAAAAGGCAAGCTTGTTCCAGTCAATAAAAAAGATAAACTTAAACATAAGTTATTTATTGAAGGATTAAATGAAGGTGATGAAGTAGAAGTTTTTTTAAATAAAACTAATACTTCAAAATCTTTAGCACAATTAGCTAAAGTACATACATGTATTAGAACAATTGCTATGGAATCAGGTTATACTTTTTTAGAAGTAAAAGAGTTAGTAAAAGATTATAGTGGTTTATCTTTAATAGATAGCAAAAAATCTTTTGCAGACTGTAGTATTGAAGAATTAATGTTGGCTATACAAGCTTGTATAGAAATAGGTTATGAATATAACCTTAATCTTCAGTAATGTCTTTAGGATCTATTTCTTGAAAAAGATTTTTTTCAGTTGCTACTCTTTCTATTTCAGCAACAAGTAATGATAAAGTATAAATAGTTCTTTCTGCTGTAGATAATTCCTCATACTTTTTAGTTATGATATTTTCAATATCTTTAGCTTTTTCAGGTGATTCATTAACTAAATGTTCAACAGCATTAAAAAGTTCTAACTTAATCATAAAGTAATAACTTTTATTAACTTGCACATTAATTAATGCATCATCTTTTAATTCTTTTAGTTTAACTGACATATTATGAATATTACTATTGACAAAATTAAGAAAAAATTTATTACAAAACTAAAAAAAACTGGTTGGGATGTTCCTTTACGAGGTTTTATTTATAGTAAAGACTTTGATGACATTATAAAATTTCTTTATAATGAAAGTTTAAATGGTCGTAAAATTACACCAGTACTTAAAGATATATTTGGAGCTTTTGAAAAATGTCCTTACAATGAACTTAAAGTTGTTATAATAGGACAGGATCCTTACCCTAAATTAGGTTTAGCTAATGGTGTAGCCTTTTGCTGTGCTAAAACTAAAGAAAAACAGCCAAGCTTACAATATCTTTTAGATGAAATAAATCATACAGTATATGAAGATGCAAATGTTAGTACAGACCCAGATTTAAATAGGTGGTCTAAACAAGGTATTTTACTATTAAATACTGCTTTAACTACAACAGTAAATAAAATAGGTCAGCATTATTTAATATGGAGACCTTTTCTTGCTTATTTATTTGATATGCTTAATTGGAACAATTCAGGAACAGTTTATATTTATATGGGTAAAAAAGCTTTAGAGTGGAAAGATGCAGTTAGTGATAATAATTATAAATTCATAACTACACATCCAGCAATGGCTCATTATACAGATGGTGTATGGGATTCTAAAGATGTTTTTAATAAAGTTAGTAAAATAGTAAAAGAAAATTTTAATTATGAACTTAAATGGTAAAATAAAATGAATGAAATATTTAATGTTCTTATAAAAAACAAATTAACTCCTAATCAACTTTATTATTTACATACTATCAAACATAGAACAGTTCCTGCTAAATTTATCAATATAACACTGGAAAATGAACGTTTAAGCAATGATGGTTGGATTAAAGATAATAAGCTTACACCAAAATGTATAGCATTGTTAGATAGTTTAGAAGCTTTTTTTAGAAAAAGTAAAAAAGAAACTAACGCTGATATAATGGGTGAGGATTTTTTTATTAAAATTGCAAATTATAGAGAATTATTTCCAAACATAAAATTACCTAGTGGTAAACCGGCAAGAACAAATATAAAAACTATAGAATCATTATTTAGATGGTTTTTTACAACTTATGATTATGATTGGTCGGTAATTTTGGGTGCTACAAAAATGTATTTAGATGAGTATGAATCTAAAAACTGGGCATATATGAGAACTTCTCAGTATTTTATAAGAAAACAAAATCCTGATAGAACATTTGATAGTGATTTAGCTAATTATTGTGATATGTTTATTAATGGTATAGATAATGAAGATAAACATTTTAAGGAGAAAGTAGTATGATAAAAATCAGAGTTGAAATATTAGTTTTATCAATTATTTCAACTATTTTTAGTTATTTATTAATTAATTATTTAGTAATAAACATTACGATTATTCAATTTATAGGAATAGAAATAGTTATTGGAATACTTGGATATTTACAAGATAAACATAAAACTAAATTATTAAAAACCTAGTATATGTGGAAACCACAAAAACAATCTTTTATTGAAGCATTATCTTATTTAGATAAGCGGAGAAAAGGTGAGATAAAAAGTATTAAAACCCCTTGGGCTAAATTTAATGATGCGTCTATTGATGGTATTGAATGGAACACTATTACTGTGATAGGCGGTAGGCCGGCTTCAGGGAAGACTTTGATAGCTGACCAAATTATTAGAGAAGCTTTTGTTCTAAATTCTGAGCAAGATTTTAGAGTTTTACAGTTTCAATTTGAAATGCTTGGCAGAGTTCAAGCAATTAGAGAATACTCAAGTGTAATAAATAGATCTTACAAACACTTGTGTAGTGCTGATGGAGAATTATCTGAAGAAGATTTACAAAGATGTTATACCTACTCAAAAAAGAAAGTTAAAAACTCAAAAATTGACGTAGTAGATACACCACAAACTGTTGATGAATTTAAAAAAGAAGTTATAAATTATTTTGAAGCGTATCATACTTTAGATACAGAGCACCAAAAAGTTTATACAAACACTCTGATTACTATTGACCATTCTGTTTTGTTTAAAAAAGCTCCTTATGAGAAAGATAAACAAGATATGTTAAATAATTTAGGAGAAGCTCTTACAGAACTTAAAAAGAAGTATCCTGTAGCTTTCATTGTTTTAAGTCAATTAAATAGAAATATAGATCATCCTGATAGATCAGAAGATGGTAAATATGGTAATTATATATTAGAATCTGATATCTTCGGAGCTGATGCTTTATTACAACATGCTGATTTAGTTGTAGGTATTAATAAACCAGCTAAACAAAAAATTAGATTTTATGGACCTGATAGATATATTATTGATGATGATAATACATTAGTTCTTCATTTTTTAAAGTGTAGAAATGGTGATACAAGAATGAGCTTTTTTAAAGCTGAATTTGAAAAAATGAGAATAGTAGAAATGACTACACCAGCAACACAACAAAAACGTATAAAAATATAATTATGGGAATAAGTGTAAAATTAACTACTGCAGAGCGTAGAGAAAAAACTGAACAACTTATAAAAGAACATCAATGGAAATTTGAAATACTAAAGGAAGAAAATCCTTTATTTATACCAAAATCTGCATATATACCTAGAGGAAAAAGTGAACATTTTGTTAGCTTTTTTCCTAGTGAGCTTTCAAGACAAGAAGATATTTATCTTGAATTTGTTAGTTATGATTTAGTACCTGAAGATCCTAATCGTACACTATACAAGTTAAGATCAAATGTTTATTTTGATGAAGAATATGAAAAAACAGAAGGTACTAACTTTAGATATCTTATACCAATTAAAGAATTGGAAAAGATTGAAATAGTTAATCCTAGTGTTAACAGTGAATTTGAAGAATTAGAAGAAATTACTGGTAAACAATCTAAATTAAATTTTGATGATTTAGATGATAAGTCTACAGTTACTAAAAAATCTTCTAAAAAAATGTCTGATTTATTAGTTGATGATTTACCTGTATCTGATTTAACAATAAGAGACTTGATGGCTATTTTACATAAAAGGCCTGTAAGTAAAAAAGAATGGTTAAATAAATTAATAACAGACTAATGGAAATTGTATTGCCAAAAGCCAGGAGTAAACCTGAAGTTAAAAATCCAAGTAATCTAATTATATTTTCTAAACCCAAAACGGGTAAAACAAGTTTAGTTGCTGCACTTGATGATTGCTTACTACTAGACTTTGAACAGGGTTCAAGTTATGTTGAAGCTATGAAAATTAAGATAGAAAACATTAAACATTTAAAACTTGTTGGTAAAGCTATTAAAGAAAATGAGTATCCTTATAAGTACATTGCTGTTGATACAGTAACTGCTTTAGAAGAAATGTGCATACCTTATGCAGAGAAACTCTATTCTCAAAGCCCTATGGGTAAAAACTGGTTTAATGAAGGAGGTGGTAAATCTAAATATGGAAATATATTAGGTATGCCTGAAGGCTCAGGATACTATTGGCTAAGATTAGCATTTACTAAAGTGATAGATTATATTACTACATTGGCTCCGCACATGATTTTGTTAGGACATGTTAAAGACACAATGCTAGAAAAAGATGGTGTAAACTTTTCTACAAAAGAACTTGATTTAACTGGGAAATTGAAGCGTATAACTACTTCAAACTCAGATGCAATTGCTTACTTATATAGAAAAGGTAATCAAAATATTCTAAGTTTTAAAACAACAGATGATGTAGGCTGCGGTGCAAGACCTGATCACTTAAAGAATGTAGAAATAGTAATTTCTGAAATTAACGAAGAAGGTGAGATAATTACTCACTGGGATAAAGTATTCATTGACTAAAAAAAAATAAAAAATGGGATTAAGTATAGATAATTTACCAGAAGGTGGTGGAATAAACAAAGTTGTTGGACCGGGTAACATAACAGCAAAAATTAATAGTGTAGTATTAGAACCTTTTAAGTTCATACCAGATGCATATCATCTAGTGATGAATATAGAAACAGAACCTATTGACGGTTTTGAAGGTTTTATGATTGATAAAGAACAACCTCAATTAGGACACCATAAAGGCCAAGTTGGTAAAGTTAAAGCAAGTCAGTATGCATTTGCAGATGGAGAAACTAAAACAGGTATTAAAATAGAAAGAGATAGAAGTATTCTTATTTTTCTAAAAAATCTTTGTGCTTCATTAGGTCAAGAAGATTGGTTTAAATCTCAAAATAATAAGCATAATACTATAGAGGATTTTGTTATGGCTTTTAATAATGATCGTCCATTTAATGAAATATTTTTAGATTTTTGCTTAGCTGGTAAAGAATATGAAAATAAATCAGGTTATATTTCTCATAATTTATGGTTGCCTAAATCAGGAAAAGGCTCTTATGCTTTCACACCTAAAGGAACGGGTAAAGTAATGAAATATGATGAATCTAAACATTTAACTAAATTAGATAGAAAACCAATAGCTAAATTTGATGATGATGAAGTTGATGGAACAGATTTTAGTAAAGCTGGTGATGACTTTGATTTAGATTAATTTATTTTTTGAACATTAAAAAAAGAGGGTTATATTTAGCCCTCTTTTATATTTAAAGATTTATGATATCAGTAGAAAACTTACAATTTTATGGAGATATACCTGACGAATGGATCTTTGAGTATTATCTAAGTTTACAAGAAAACTTAATTGGTCAAGATCTAAAAATTCTTTCTGTCTTTAATAGTAGTGATAAAGTACCTTCTATGTGTATTTATGTAGATGAGTCTACAATGAGTTATAAATTTAAAGATTTTAGTTCAGGTTATCAAGGTAATGCTGTAAGCATGGTAATGAAACTATATAATTTAAACTATGGGGAAGCAATTGCTAAGATACAAGCAGATTATGTTGAAACACCTAAAGTAAAACGTAAACTAGTACACCATGAAAAATTTAGAGTTACTGATTATGAAATAAGACATTGGAATAAAGAAGATGCTAAATATTGGTTACAATTTAAAATAACTTCAGATATACTAGAAAAATATGAAGTAGCACCTTTAGAATATTATGTCATGTCTAGAAATACACCAGAAGGTGTTTTAGAGACCTTTAAAAGGTCTAAATTATTTTTATACGGATATTTTAACAAGAAAGGTCAGTTAATTAAAATATACCAGCCTAAAATTAAAGATAAAAAGTTTATTAAAGTTAGAAACTATTTACAAGGGTATGATCAATTAACTTTTAAAACTAAATATCTTTTAATAGTATCTAGTCTTAAAGATTTAATGACTTTTAAAAGATTAGGTATAAAAAATATTGAAGCTGTTGCACCTGATAGTGAAAATAGTATGATAAGTAAACCTATAATGCAAGAGTTAACTTCTTTTTATACTAAAATTATAGTATTATTTGATAATGATAGCCCAGGTAAAAGATCTGCAGAAAAATATAATAAAATTTACGGTTTAGATAATATTAATTTAGATTTATCCAAAGACTTATCAGATTCTGTTAAAGAACATGGTATAAAGAAAGTTAAAAATAAAATTTATAACTTATTAAAAGAAGTAATAAAAACTGCGAGATACTAACAAAATCTCGCAGAATTAATATAAACATTAAATATGAGCATAAAAGAAAGGCTTCTTAGAGCTGTAGGTTTAATAATTATACTTAGAGATGAGTTAGAAGAATTAGACCAACATCACAGTTGGTTAGATATTGCTAATAAATATCTTGATAGTTTAACCAGTTATGAAGATGAAAGTAATGAACAATATGAAATGGTTTACTTATATATACATAAATGTATTAGTACCGAAGGTGATCCATCAGATTTAATAAATGAACTAATTTTTATACTTGAAAAAGATATGAGGATAAGTAAATTAACAACTAAAATTGCTAAAGAATTATATTCTGAAACATTAGCTATTAAAAATAATGCTGATATTAAAAAAGTAAAGATTTTAGATTCAAAAATTAACATAGAATGTATAGTGTAAAAAGAAAAAGTAAATTTGAGAATAGATATCATCCAAACATGGGTAGATTAGTTACACGTGTTACAAAAATACAAAAAACTCTCTTTGGTATTCCTTACAAAACTCTGCATGAATATCGAGAAACATATAACGGAGAGATTAAAGAATGTGATAAATGTATTTTATCAAAAGTATATTAAAAAATTTAAAATTATGAGTGGAGGAAGATTTGAATACTGCCAGTACAGAATTAGAGACATAGCTAATGATATAGAAAGTGAAATTTATGATTCTGGCCGAAAAAAAACATTAAAAGAAATATCACAAGAAAAAAAAGACCATTATGATCCTACCCATATACCAGAGGCTACTCATTATGAGTACCCAAAAGAGGTAATAAATCAATTTGAAAAAGCATATACTATATTGCGGTTGGCTGAAATATATGCCCATCGTATTGATTGGTTACTATCAGGTGATGATGGAGAGGAAACCTTTATAGAAAGATTAAAACAAGATATTGATGTGTTTGAATCTGAATTAAAAATAAAGAAAAAAGATAAATATAAACCTGAATATTTTGATGAAGAAAACTAAAATAAAATTATTATGGAAAATAGAATAGAAATTAATGGTACATGGTATGTTAGAGAAGACTCAGTTAAAGATTCTTCAAATCTTATGGAAAAAGAACATGTAGATTTAACATTTTTAGAAGAATGTGTTTATGAAGTATCTTCTTATTGTTTTGTAGCATCTAGATTAAAAAAGAATGAAACCAATGACTTCTATAAAGACATAACAATAACATTAACTGATAAACGGAGTGGAAACAGAGATACATGGAAAGAAAAAGAATGGGATAACAATTCTTGGTTTAATGGAATATTAGAAGGTGACCCAGATTCTATTTTAGTATTAGAGGAAACTGATTATTTATGTGTTAAAGGTAAAATGCATTTTAAAGCATTCCTTAGTAAGTTACAAGAAGAAGGGTGGTTATCGTAAAAACTAAAAAATGAGTACAGTAAGATTTATAGGTTGTTTGCATTTTGGTCATAAATGGATGGCTAAACATAGAGGTTTTCAAGATGAATTTTATCATGATGAACATATGATTAATGAGTGGAATAAAGTTGTTAATAAAAAAGACTTAATCTATATTCTAGGAGACGTTACAATGCAAACTGAAAAACACTACTACCAATTAGATAGACTTAAAGGTAGAAAGATTGTTGTATTAGGTAACCATGATAGACACCAAGACATAAAGGAATTATTAAAATATGTTGATAGTGTTGCAGGGATGGTAAAGTATAAAGGTTACATTTTAACTCATGCACCTATACACCCAAATGAAATAAGTTTTTGTAGAGGTAATATACACGCTCACATACATCATGAAAATAAATTAGAAGAAGTTACCATAACAGATAAATATGGTGATAACGGAAACATAAAAATATTAACAAAAAGTAGGTATCACAATGTTGATGCCCATCTTATAAATTATAAACCTAAAACCATTAACGAATTATTAATTTAAATCAGAATAAGATGGAATACGAAGATTTCTTAGGTATATTAATGCCATATAAAAAACTAACAGAAGATTTTAGGGAGTTATACTCTATGGGCTTTGACTTTTTGGAAGGCAAATTTAAACTAGAAGAAAACACTAGTAAAATGTTAGATGCGGTATTAAATTCACATTTTAATGAAGAAGGTGTTAACTGGATTCATTGGTTTATATATGAAAATGAATGGGGTGAAAAAGATTGGAGTAAACTACCAGTATATGATCCTGAAACTGGAAAACTAATAGATGCAGATCCTATGAAGGCATATGGTGCAAAAGATAAAGATGGAAATCCTATATGTTATTCTTTTGAATCTACATGGGAATGTGTGAAAAAACATTTAAAAAAAGAGGATGCTGAAAATCTATAATAGAGTAGGCAAATTAAATTATTAAAAAAAATAAAATATGAAAAGTTTAAAATTAATGGTAGTTATGTTGTTTACTTCAATAACAACAATGAGTGTTGGACAAGAAAAGATTAACTCTTATGATCTATCTTACTTTAAAGAACCTACTAATAGTATAAGTGTTTCTGAATCAGAAGAAGGGATAGATTTTTATATTGAGGTTCCATCAAGAGATAGAAGTGAAGTTTCTTTAATAGTTAGAGAAAAAAGTCTTGATAAATTTAAGTCTGTGATAAATGACGCAAAGCTAACATATGCAAAGTGGAAAAAAACAGCAGAAGAAAATGATGTTTCTGATTTAGATAAAGAAATTGAGATAGATAAAATGAATATTGAATGTGCTTTTCACTATGGAAGTTGGAATTTTGATTTTTCAGTTAACCTAAAAGCAAGGTTTAAGATTTTAAACGGGGAATATATGTTGATATTTCAGAATAAGTATAAACTTGAATCAAGTTCTAATGAATATATTGATGCTGATGGTTTTCTTTTAGCCTTTAATTCAGAAGAAGAAATAGATAATTTTTTAAAATCTTTATCTTTAGATGATGCTAAAAATTATTTTAATAAAAAAACATCTAAAGAAGATTTGTTTAAAGATTAAAAAACAAATATAATGAAAGAAACTCCACATGGTTGGGTCATTGTTAAAATAACGGACTTAAGCTTAGATAAAACTACACCAGTATATAAAGTATTTGCTTCCTGGAAAGGAGGATACTTAGATGGAGATTCTTGGAAAATGAACTCAGGAATAAAGTCAGTTACAGAAACAGATACTCACTATATATTCCATGGCTATTCAGGTTCAGAATATCATTGTGATAAAAGATATTACGGTCATTCTACCGGATATGCAGGAATGGTATTACAAGATATAATAGACCGAGCATACAAAAAAGGTTATTTAATAGAAGAGTTACCACATGATTATAATTTTAAAGATATAGAAAATGAAAATAAATGAAATAAAAGAATTTGAAACAGGAGAACATTGCTTTGGTGAAACTCTTACAGTAAATGGTGTAGACTATGAAGATATATCTAAAGAGGATCAAAAAGAATTTATATTAGAAATGTTAGAAAAAGGCATAAATTCTTCACATCTTTTAAAAGAGATATTTAAAACATGCTTAGACTATTTACAAGCAGAAGTAGTAGAAGATGATTTTTATACCTGTGATCAATGTGGAAACCATAATAGCTATGCAAAATGGAAAGTATGAAAATATTTAAAGGTAAAAAATCAAAAACAAGTCCAGTTCGTACAATGGATATCACATTGGATCATATACGAGCAGTGTTCTTCCCAAAAACATTTAATGAAAAGTATAAATATTTAGGTTCAGTTCCGTGGGATGAAGATGAAGATATATTTAAAGCCATAGAACCATTAGTTATCTTTATGGACCATAAAGCCAAACCGAAATGGTGTCCTAGATGGTTTCTAAGATTTTTGCATTTGTTTGGTAATGATAATAGCATTGTTAGGATGCGTAATTATCGTTTAAGTAGATTAAAAACTAAACTTACCAAAGGTATAAAAATTTGGGATTATAAAACAAAATGGGAATGGTATGATTTAAGAATCTCTGTAAGTGCCGATCAACAGATAAGTGATTTAGTATTTGACATTGAACATAGATTTTATGAGAAAGGATATAAAAAAGATTTGTTAGAAGAAATAAGAAAAATAGAACCTGACTTTGATAAAGATTATAAATCTTGCACAATGTTAGCAGATTATTTAGAAAATTTAAAAGGATAACAATATGAAAACATTTACTAATAACTCAACAAAGAAACACAAATGAATAAAACATATATAGGTGTAGACATAGGTCTTAATGGTGGTATAGCCATTATGTATCCAGATGGTTTAATAGAAAAAGCTAAAATGCCTGTAATTGGTAAAATTATAGATATTCCTTCTTTATTGCAAATACTTAATAAACCTAATGCTGCAATAGTATTTGAAGACTTAGGTGTTATATTTGGAAGTAGTAAAGCTACAGCTTTTTCTATGGGTTATCAAGTAGGTCTACTTGAAGCTTTATGTGTAGCCCTTAAAACTCCTTATCATAAAGTAAAGGCTAAAGCATGGCAAAAAGAAATGTTTCAAGGTGTTCCTGAGCTTAAGAAGTCAGGTAAAAGAGATACTAAAGGTATGGCTCTTGTAGCATGTCAAAGAATTTATCCAGCAATAGACTTAACATTTACAGAAAGAGCAAAAAAACCACATGACGGATTAGTAGATGCAATACTTATAGCTGAATATGCTAAACGTAAAAATTTATAAAATTATGGAAAAAAAATTAACAAGTTTGATGTTTAAATTACACGAATATGGTATAACAGGTATTCAAATTTTATATGAAGGTGGTGGTGATGATGGATGTATAGAAAGAATAGCTTTTACTCAAGAAAATGTAAATGAACCTTATGAATTAAGTGAGGTAATTGATGATCCTTGGGACAATTCATATACTTTAAATTATATTATGCCAAGTGTCCATTCAGAGATAATATTACATTTACAATCAGATATAGATGAATTAGTTACTGAACTTTTATTAAATGATATTGAAGATTGGTGGAATAATGATGGAGGTTTTGGTACAGTTAACATGTTAGTACCTTCAGGTGAATATGAAATTGAAAATAATGTTAGAAGAATAGAAACAGATTGTTACACTCATGAAGATAAAATTTTTAATAAACTTAAAAATTAAATAAATATGGCGCACCCAATAGAACATGCTAAATCTGCCGCAAGAAGATGGGGAGGAAAATGGGAAGATTACATAGCAATTGAGGAGTGGTTCGATGAAACTAAAGCCTGGATAGCCCATAGCAAACACAGGATGTTTAGACATCACTCAGAAGGTATATTTGAATGCGAGAAAATATTTGGAAAACATTTTAAAAATTCTGATGGTAAAAGAGTATATACAAGATATGTTGGTGAACAACATGTAAAAGAAGATTGCAATGGTTACATACCTACTGCTAAAGAATGGGTTGATATGATTGCAAGTGGTAAGCCTCAGTTATGGGCAATTAAAACTTTAAAAATAGAAGATTAATGGAAGATTATATTAATTATTGGGGATTAGCAGATGAATATGCTACTTCAAAATATATAATGGAAAAGGGTGATCATATTTCTAAATTTGAGAGATATGAAGAAGTAAAAGAAGCTTATGAATCTGGATTTTTAAAAGCTGTAGAATTATTTAAAACTAACAAAGAATTAATGATTAAAACTTTTAAAATAAAGGAATGATGAAATTAAAAATTGAAGAGGTGAAAAACCTTATTAAAATGTTGTCTTCAGAAGATAACAGTAATCATGAAGTAGTTTTTGAAATATTAAATAAATTAGATTTTGAAAAGAACTTAGGTGAATTACTTATAATATATAAAGAATCTAAGTTAAAAAAACATAAGTTTAAAAAACTCTATAGTTTTTTTGAAGAAAAATTTGAGGAGTTTAATGAATATCCTCAGTATTTTATAGATTACGCTTCTCTTTTAATGTTTTTAAAAAAATATAAATGTTCTAAAAATAGTTTTAAGTTATATGAATATTTTTTGGAGAAATATCTTAAAGATCTTTTGATTACTACGGGTTACTCTTTTACTATAAAAGATTTTGATATACATTTTAAATTAAAAAATTATGAATAAAGACACAGTTTTAGCTAAAGCTTGTAAAGATCTTATGCTTAGAGAACCTTTTTGGGGATTCTTTTTAATTATGCTAAATAAAGTGTGGAGAAAAGATTTGCCTACAGCAGGTGTTAGTAAGCAGGGATTAAATTACCAATTAGCTATAAATGAAGAGTTTTTTATAAGTCTTAGTCCTGATCACAGGCAAGGTCTTATACAACATGAATGCATGCACATATCTTTCTTTCATTTAGGTCAATGGTTTAAGTTTCAGAATAGATTAATTGCTAACATTGCTATGGATATTGAAATTAATCAAATGATTAATAGTCAGTATTTACCTGACGGTGCACAATTACCTTCTACTTATCCGGAGTTAAACTTGCAACCAAATGCAGGAACTAAGTATTACTATGATGAACTTATGAAGGCTGAGCAAAAGAAACAGCAAACAGGTTCATCAGGATGTCCTGCATTTGATGATATTAGTGAACAAATGAAAGGTCAAGCACAAGGTGATTCTGGTAATCAATTGCCTGATCATAGCACATGGGAAGAGTTTGAGGATGTAGGAGAAGCTGAAGAAAGAGTAATGAAATCACAGTTAGATAGAATCATTAAACAATCTGCAGATTTAACTACAAAGAAAAGAGGTACTGTACCTGGTCATATTAAAGACTATTTAATAGAGCTTGCTAATATAGAACCTCCTAAATTTGATTGGAAAGGTTACATTAGAAGATTTATAGGTACTAGTAGCAAAGTGTATGTAAAGAAAACAAGAAGAAAAGAAAATATTAAGTTTGAAGATGCCGCAGGTATTAAAGTTAAACGTAAACAAAATCTTTTACTTGCTATAGATACATCAGGCTCCGTATCTGATAATGAATTGGGAGAGTTTATGAATGAAATACATCATATCTATAAAACAGGTGTAGATGTAACAATTATTCAATGTGATACTCAAATTAGAAGTATTGAAGAATACAAAGGTGATTTTAAAATAGCTGTTCATGGACGTGGCGGTACAATGTTTGATCCAGTATTAGAATACTTTAATGAACAAAGGCAAAGATTTAATAGTCTTATCTATTTCACAGATGGTGAATGTAGCTATTCTGTAAAACCTAGAAACCCTGTTTTATGGGTGTTATCTGAACGTTCAAGAATTAATAATGATTTACCTGGAAAGGTTATAAAACTAGATTTATAAAATGAAACAAATTGAATTAAATGCTGAAGAGCTTAAGGATGTATTAACACATCTTATAAAAAATAACATAGAGATACAACAAGAAGGTAAAAAACCTATAGCAGTAAATGTTGAAGGTGAGTCCGGAATTGGTAAAACTTCAGCTATAATGGAATTAGCTGCTGAATTAGATATGGATTTTGTTAAGTTAAACTTATCAGAGTTAGAAGAAGTTGGTGAGCTTGCAGGCTTTCCAGTAAAAGAATTTAGTGTAACTAAAGAAGGTAATGAAAAATATGTTTCTGAAAATATGTTACCCTTATACGCAAAAGCTAAATGGGCTCCTACTGGTAAGCATAGAATGGGTTATGCTCAACCTCAATGGATTGCTAATAAAAATAAACCAGTTGTATTATTGTTAGATGATTTCAGTAGAGCTAATCATATGTTTATGCAAGCTATAATGGAATTGTGTGATAGACAAGAGTTTGTTTCTTGGAAGCTTCCTAAAGGTTCTACCATTATTCTCAGTTCAAATCCTGACAATGGGCAATATAATGTTACTACATTAGATACAGCTCAGCAGTCTAGATTTATGAATTTATACATGAAATTTGATATTGATGTATGGGCCAGATGGGCTGAAAAAGATGAAGTAGATACTCGTTGTGTTAACTTCCTATTGATGAATCCAGAATTAGTAACTGAACGTTATAACTCTAGAGCTTATATTACATTTTTTAATTCTATCAAAACAGTTAAAGACTTTGAAAAAGAACTTGCATTGATACAAATGTTAGGTGAAGGCGCAATTGGGCCAGAAGGTTCTACTATGTTTACTTCATTTATTAACAACAAACTTGATAAGATTATTTCTCCAAAAGAAATACTTACTAATACTAGTGAATCTTATGTAATAGGAGAACTTAATAGCTGTGTTAATGTAGCAGGTACTTACAGAGCTGATATTAGTAGTGTAATAGCTACTCGTATAGTTAATTATGCTCTTAATCTTGCGGACAAAGGTTCTATAAGTAATGATATAATTACAAGAATTACTAAACTTGTTACAAATTGTGAAGCTTTTAATGATGATTTAAAGTATTACATTATTAAAGAATTAATAGCAGGAAACAAACTTAAATTTAGTAAGTTATTGAATAATGTTGATGTAGCTAAGATGGCTATGAGATAATTCTGTTCCCTGTAATAATACCATTAAATAAACAAAAAGGAGAGATAAAACTCTCCTTTTTGTAAATAATTAAAATTATTATGATAAAAAAAAATGTAATTCATTTAACTAGAGATGATATGAACATTTCTGTTGAATCTAATTCTTTTCTGGAATTTTCTAAATTAGAAAAAAATTTTAAAGATTTTAAACCCAAACAAAATGAAAAAATATTTATAACAAAAGGAATCAACTTACCTAGAATAAAATTAAGAGAGTATGTAAAAAATGAAAATATAGGTTTAACTACAAAAATAGAAAAATCTGACATTGTTATAAGCTCTCCTGAAAGTTTAATAAATAATTACACGGAAGATAAATATTTGTACTTTATAAATGTTGATGATCTTAAAACCATTAAAAATTTATTTGAAGATATCTCTTTTTTAGAAAACTATCCTTATAAATCAGTAAGCACTGATTGGTCAACTTTACAGTATATTAAAAATTATTATAAGGGTGATTTAGAATCTAATATGCATAAAGTTTTTATTATAAATAATACAGAAGAATTTGAGAATATTATTGATAAAACTTTATGTTATTTTGATAAATTAATAGAAAATGTACAAGAAGACGGAGTTATAATTGATTATGATTTTTATAAACAATTAGAAGGAATGATTAATAGTAGTGATGAAGATAATTTAGTTTTAGCTATGGAATTAATGGCTAATAGTGCCTATAATAAAAGTGCAGCTTATTTACTTATTTTATTTTATAAATATAGATATATATTTGAACAATCTCCTAAGAAAAATCATGTAAACTTTAAAGGTTTATTAAATTATTTTGATATGCTTCCAAGATATATAAATATGCCCTTTAATAAAATAATTAATGAATTGGCTAATAAAAAAGTACTTACAAAAGAAAACATGGACATATTAGCAGAAAATATTATTAAACCTGAAACAACAACTAGTATATATAGAAACGATAATCGTGATATTATTAGACCTAAAGTTTTAGTAATGGATAGTCCTGATTTTATAAAAGCTTATGGAGATGTATACATTATAAATATTGAAAGTAATGATTGAAGTAATAGACTCTAATTCTCAGGAAATGAGAGATTTTTATGATAAAAAATTTTATTTTAGTTATTCTGGATTAAATAAACTTTTGTTTTCACCTAAAGCTTTTTATAAGCATTATATCTTAGATGATAGAGAAGAGAAAACAGATGCACACTTAGTAGAAGGTAGTTTATTACACTGCCTTTTACTAGAACCTGAAAAATACGATGAAAAGTTTATAATGTCTCCTAGTAAATTACCTAAAGGTAATAACTTAGATATAGTACTTAAAACTTTTCAAGTTTATTCTGAACAAGATGATGAAACTTTAAACTTATCTGATTTTAGTCAAGAAATTCTTAGTATCTTAGTTTCTATAAATCTTCATCAGTCTTTAAAAACTGATGAACAAAGATTAAAGAAAGTACTTACTCAAGAAAATAAAGACTATTTTGATTTTTTAAAAGCTAAAGGTAGTCGGGCTATCATAGATTCAGCTACTAAAATTAAAGCAGAAGAGTCTATTGAATACCTTAAAGCTGATGAACAGGTTATGAATTTGATGTGTCTGAATAGTCCAAATACTTATAATGAGCTAAAACTTAAAATGGATATGCAGGGTGTCTCTTTTGGTTTAAAAGGTATAGTGGATAACATTGTGATAGATAAAGAATCTAAAACTATCTTTGTAAATGATTTAAAGACAACAAGTAAACCATTATTAAAGTTTAAGGATACTTTAGAGTTTTATAGATATGATTTGCAAGCTGCAATCTATTATACTTTAGCTAGGCATTATGTCAAAGAACAGTTTCCTGAACTAAACAATTTTAAAGTTGTGTTTACTTTTATAGTAATTGATTCGTTTAATTTAATTTATCCTTATCAAGTTAGCCAAAGTACTATGAAAGATTGGTTACGCAACCTTTCAAATGCACTTACAGCAGCACGATTTCATTATGATAATAAACAATATGGTTTACCTTATGAGCTTGCAAGTTATAGTTTAACCTTGTAAATTTTTATTATGATAGATGCGCTTTATACAGATTATTTTCAAAAATCCAGGATGTTTTTGTATCCGCTCCTGGAGATAAGAAGAGGTGCTCTTGCTGTTCCTATTGACACTTATGTGCAATGGGAAGGTAAGTATACTTCTGAGGATACAAAATTTATATGTTTTTATAAAAAAAAAGAAGAAAAAGAATTTATTCTTTTTGAAAAAAATATGTTAGTGAAACATAACAGACTGATTGAAAAAATAGAAATGACTGATGAACTAATATATATATTTGACTTTTCTGATTATAAACATGATTTTATCCATTTTATGAACGGTACTTATAGTAAAATGGATAGTGAGACAAAGCGCAAAATTTTAAACTTTTTTGATAAGTATAGTAGTAATTACGTGTACATGGAAAGTTACCTGTATCCTGGGAAATATTTTAGCCTCTATGCTAAGTTATTAGGTGTAGATAAAGAACTATTAATGGATGTAGGTGAACTCTGTAATAAACCTGACATTGAAAAAGAAACAATACAGTTAAATGTTTTGCAAAAGAAAAAAATAATACATTAACTTTGTTACAAATATTAAAAATCAAAACATTATGAAAACATCAGAAAATTCTATGATGCTTATTCACACCACTTGGAGTGATCACAAAACTTTTAGGTTAATACCTATAACAAAAGAGGCACCTTTTATTGAGTGTATCTTTGATAGGAGCTCTAAAGTTCTAGTAGTAATTTCTAAGGACACTAAGACAGCGTTGCATATGCTACCTACATTAGATGAAGCAGGAGCTCCTGTACAAATATCTAAAGGAGCTAATGCTGGTAAAATGAAGCAAGAGCGTAGACAATTAGAAGTATTTATGGAATATTATGTGGAGAATATAGAAGACGTAGAGCTTTTAATTAGTTCTTTATGTATTAATCCATCTTTTGATTGGAAAGAATACTTAGAAGATTTACCAAAAGAAGAGAGTAAGTAATGAGAAGAGATTGGGTACATGATTATGAAACATTAAAAAATTGTTTTGTAGCTGTATTTATAGATGCCCGATCTGATCATAAAGAGATATTTGTTATTCACAAATTACGCAATAATGTGCAAGAATTGATAGCCTTTTTGCAACAAAACGTGTTAATGCGTGAATGGCATGTATCTTATAATGGTTTAGGTTTTGATTCTCAAATTACTGAATTTATACTTAGAAATGCTACTGAATTAACTTTTATGAGTGGTGAAGAAGCTGCTAATCAAATTTATAAAGTAGCTCAAGATGTAATAAGTAGACAGGATAGTGGTGAATGGTTACAATACAGTCCTAGGGATCTTCAGATAAAACAAGTGGATGTATTTAAACTAAACCATTGGGATAATCCTGCTAAGAGAAGTTCGTTAAAATGGATTCAATATTCTATGGATTGGCATAATATATTAGATATGCCTATTCCCCACAGTAAAGACATCAATACTATTGAAGAAATAGATATGATTATTACATATTGTGTAAATGATGTTGAATCTACTAAAGCTATAATGAAGCTTAGTAAGAAACAAATATCTTTAAGAAATACATTAAGTAAAGAGTATAATATTGATTTATACAGTGCATCTGAGCCCAAAATTTCTAAAGAGTTATTCTTACATTTTCTAAGTAAAGAGTTGGGAACATCTAAGTATGAGCTCAAACAATTAAGAACATTTAGACAAGAAATTGTTGTAAAAAACATTCTTTTAGAATATCTAAATTTTGAAACAGCAACGTTTCAAAAACTTAAAAGAAAGTTTTCTGAGGTCATCATTGACCCTGAAAGAACAAAAGATGGATTTAAGTATTCATTGAGATACAAAGGTGCAAAAACTGATTTTGGTTTAGGTGGTATTCATGGAGCTAATGAAAGAGGTATCTACAAATCTGATGATAAGATGATAATAATGTCTAGTGATGTAACTAGTTTTTATCCTAATCTTGCTATTAGAAACAGATGGTCTCCTGCTCATTTACCTAATAAAGAATTTTGCACACTATATGAATGGTTTTTTGATGAAAGAAAAAAGATCAGCAAAAAAGATATAAGAAACTACGTATACAAGATTATATTAAACAGTACTTATGGTTTGAGTAATGATAAGAACTGTTTTTTATATGATCCAGAGTTCACAATGAGGATTAAATAAAAGTGGTTCTCAATAAACACGGTTAATTGCTGGAATATCCTAAAGACAAACATGCTACAAAGTAAGTATGAAATATGACTAAGCTTGAATGCTTAAAAAATGTTTGTATGAGTGTAATGTTTATTGTAAATTTATAATAAATAACACAAAATGGACAATCAGCAGCTGAATCCCGAACAGGGAAGAGTTCAGAGATCATCTCGCAAGAGAGTACTTGACTTAAATAAATATATAGTCTGGGAAACACCGTGCTTGATAAATAAAATATACGTATACACACTTTCTTCAACGGAAGATAAACAAGTGCGTTATGTAGGTATTACTTCAGATCCTTTAAGAAGATTATCTCACCACACGTCAAAATCTTATTTTAACAATACCCATAAAAGTAATTGGATAAATAAAGAATTGAAAGCAGGTAATCAAATAATAATGACTATTGTAGATTCTTATAATGATTTAGAAAATGCATTATCAAAAGAAGAGATGTTAATTGCTAAATATAATGATTTAACAAATCATATACTATTACCAACAACAGCTCATGTTAAAAGATGTTATTTGTATAATATATTTACTTCAGAAATTATTGAGTTTACTTCAATTAGTTCAGCAGCAGTATATTTACAAGTAACTCCTTCAGCTTTATATGGATCACTTATTTTAAGTAAGTGGCTCATGTCTTTTGATAAGAATTTTGAAAAATTAATTAAGAGTAAACATAGACTAAAAGGAAAGAATTTGAATACAAATGAAATACGTTATTTTCTTACTCAGGAACACGCTGCAAAAAGCATTGGTTGTTCTAAACAATTAATAAACAGTTGTGTAATGGGTATTAGAAAATCAGCGAAAAAATGGATATTATGTAAAAAGGATGGTGAATTTCCAATTTATATCAATAATCATATTTCTCCTGTAGTGTGTGTAAATGATAAGCAATTGTATAATTAAATAAAAGAAGCCGCAGCTTATTATAAGCTAGATGAATCAGCTATTGCAAAAGTATGTAAAGGTTTGCGTAAACACACAGGTAATAAAAATTTTAAATATCAAGAAGATATGATCCGCCCCCTTTAGAAATTTTGGGGATTAAATGCACAATTAACGGTCAGCTATCACTAGCACTGTTATATGAAATGATTATGGAAAGAATTCCTGGTGCTATACCTATAATGCAGAACACAGATGGTTTAGAAACAAAAATACCAAGGGAATATGAAGAATCATATTATGAAATATGTAAAGAATGGGAACAATTAACCAATTTACAATTAGAACATGATACTTATTCTAAAATTATCCTGCGTGATGTTAATAACTATATTGCAGTTCATAATTATAAAGAAGTAGATAAAGAAGTATATGATGAGATAAAAACTGAAAATCCGCATTACCTATATAAAGAGGAAAGTGGTAAGTACTATTATGGTGCAACAAAATGTAAAGGTAGTTTTGATTATTATGATTTACCTCTTCATAAAAACAAGAGTTTTAAAGTAATACCTGAAGCTATTTATAATTACTTTGTACATGGCATAGAGCCAGCCACATATTTAAAAACTAATGTCAATATATTTGATTATTGTGCGGGAAAAAAGATTAACGGAAATTGGTCATATCGTGCTGAATATATCAAAGGTTCTGAATTAGTTCAAGATCCTTTGCAAAAAACTATCAGGTATTATGTTAGTAAAAAAGGAGTAAAATTAATTAAACATAATTACTCAGATGATAGAAAATCACAAGTAGAAGCAGGATCTTGGTTACAATCAATACATATTAAACATGTAGAAAAACCATTTGATCAATATGACGTTAATTTTCAGTTTTATATAAATAAGATAAATAAAGAGATAGATAAATTATCTCCAAGAATAAAACAACAATCATTAAATTTTTAAAAATATGCCAGCAAAAATTGGTTTAGTAGCTAAAAGCTATTTAGAAGGTGTTGCTTTACCTCAACACGGAAGTACTTATACAGTTATCAGTCACAAATTTGTGATTGATACTGTAAAAGAAGAATTAAATAATCATGGGTTTTTTATTGAAGAAGAATCTTATAGATCAACACATGATGGTGCAATTGCAACAGGTATATACAAATTAACACATAAAGAAGACCCTGAATTATCAATGGCTTTTGGTTGGACCAACAGTTATAATAAAATGGTTAAATTTAAAGCTGTAATAGGTGCTATCTCCAACGTTAATGAATCATTTATGATATTAGGTGATCAAGGTTCGTGGAGTAGAAAGCATACAGGTACTGCAGATATTGAAGCTAAAGAACAGATAATTAATCAAATTAAGAATGCTTCTATTTATTATACTCAGCTTTTAGATGATAAAAATAAAATGAAAGAAATAGAGTTGTCTAAAAGAAAACAAGCTGAACTTTTAGGTATACTTTATGCTGATTATAGTATTTTAGAATCAACTACGGCTAATATAGTAAAAGGTCAAATGATTAAACCAGGTTTCTTTTATAATGGAGGAGCTGATACTTTATGGGCATTTTATAATCATTTAATTTTTTCTATTCAAAATAATCATCCTAAAACATGGTTAGAAGAACAAAGAATGTGTCATTATATAATTACTAATGAATTTAATTTACTTGCTCCAATTACTGTATCCAAACCTTTAGTTATAGACACTAAAGAGGAAGAAGATCAAGCAGAAACTGAAAAAGATCCCATGCAAATAGATCTTGAAGATAGTATTGCTGAAATAGAAAACTCTAAAGAAGAATTTATTAATCAGAATATTGATGATGAAGATTTAGAATTAATGGCTCAACAAGCTGCTGAAGATGAAGAATATATAAAAAAAGTTGAAGAAAAAACAGAATTAGAAAATCATTTATTAGATGAAACTACTGAAGATGAAGTTTCTCAAGAATTATCTGATGTTAATAGCAAAGATGTAGAGACTAATTTTTCTTTGGATATAGATGAAGAAGAAGAAGAGAAACATGATGAAAATCCTGAAGAGGAGGAGGAAGTTTCAACAACTGAAAAAGTCATAGAAAATGATTTATCACTAGCTTCAGTTGAAGAAGATGATGAAGATGATGATGAAGAACTAGATTTTTTATAATATAGTGGGGATTTATTTCCCCACTTTTCTTAAATTTACAATATGAAAGAACAATTAAATAAATTAGAAGAATTTCATGATGCTTTTTCACATCCTGTATCTAAAAAACCTACATTATCTGTTAATCATAAGCTTAGATATGAGCTAATGGCTGAAGAAAATACAGAATATTTTGATGCTGTAGAACAAGGTGATTTAGTAGAAACAGCAGATGCATTAGCAGATCAATTATATATATTATGTGGAACAATTGTTGCTCATGGTATGCAAGATATAATTGAAAAAGTATTTACAGAAGTACATGAAAGTAATATGAGTAAATTAGGATCTGATGGTAAACCTATCTATAGAGAAGATGGTAAAATTATGAAAGGTCCTGATTACAGAAAACCTGACATAGGTCAGTTTTTATAAAGAGCTTAAATTGTCATAGGTTTAAGGTTTAGTTGATTATCAGAAAAGGGGAGGCATTAATTTGCTTCCCCTTTTTTTTTCTTATGAATTATTCTTTGAAAAAGTCTTATAATTCTTCTTCTTCTTCTTTTTTACCACTTCTACTGAGTCTTCTCATGCTCATTTTATTTCTAGCAGAAGTTACAGGATCAATCATTTTACCTTTAAGACCTATTAGTTTATACAATTTCATCCAAATTTTGTATTCATTTTTTTTCTGTACATTTAATGCACCTACATCTTTTTGGTAAACGTCCAGTCCTTGAAAAGTAGCTAAATCTTTTATATCTTTAATAATACTAAGTCCATTTACTACTGCAGAACTTTCTGTTACAGGTCCCCAATTAGATAGTGTAGCATACATTGGAGAATCCATAGGATTGAAAAAAGTTATCTCTTCATGTGTATTTAATAAAAGTAAAGTTAAATTGTTTAAAATCCAACCTCCTGCTTTGAATTCTTCAGAATCTTCTTCTGATGTAAAGGGTGTAGGTAAAGCCCCTGAACGTTCTTTCATTTTGTTATATTTATCTTTATCATCAAAATCAAATCCTAAAAATAAACCTAACAATATTAACTCATAAAGAACATACCCTTTAAATAAGTCTACAAGAGTTTGTATTAAAGCTTTTTTTTCATCAGCTTCTAAATAAGCTAAATCTCTTAATCCTGATTGCGCTAAACGTTTAATTGTTTTAGCAGTTTTTATATAAAATCCTGATTCTACTCTTCCTGTAGCAAGGTTGGTTCTTTCTTCTAAGGCAAATCTATTAATAGCCATTTTTACAAAGAACTTTTTCATTCTAACACTCATTGCACCCATTACGGTTCTCTCTAACCTGGTTTTATCAAACTTAGCATAAACCCCTTGAGCAAAATTGTTATGTTCTTGTGCTGCAAGTTTTACTTTATTAAACTCTTCACCATTAACATCATATTTAGGATCTATACCTTTTTTTAATTTTAATGTTTTAGTTGTTTCATCTAGTTCAAATGCATTTACGTATTTAATAGTTTTTACTTCTCCATTATCTAAAGTCTGCTCCACTTTTACATGATGTAACATAGAAGCAAGAGTTTCAACATTTGTGGTTATCTCTAAGTATTGTCTAGTGTTACTAGTCCAATTCATGTTTACTAAATCTCTAGTCAGCTTTCTACCAGGGTTAGTAGCAAACTTTTGTTCAAACCTCCCTTGAAAAGCATCAAATGCCATTAGCATTTGTACTTTTAAACTGTTAGCTTCTGTTTCATAAATTTCCATTCCTAAATTGGCCATAGCTGAATGAGCCCAAGGTAATGCTTGAACGTGAGATCTATAACTAAAGTATCTAGAATTAATGGATTCTAATCCTACCATAGCATGTGCTCCTAAGTAGTTTTTAGCAGCTGATTGTAAGTCAAAAGCAAAGAAACTAAAAGAACCTATAGATGTTAAAGGTTTTGTAAACTTAACTATTTGTTGCCATATTGGAGAATCAGTATTCATTTGTCTACCCTCAAAGTTAGTTTCTATCATTGCATCAATAGTATCACTTCTAAAGTTTTCAGAACCTGATAAAATAACTTTACTACTTTTCAGTTTATTAGCTGCATTTTGTGCTAGTTGACCAGTTATTGATGATTTTTTTAAAGTTTTAGTTATAGTAGCTGGAGTATTAGCTTTTGCAATATCTTGTAAAAATCTACCCATGTGATTAGATTTTTTTAGTTTTTTATTTTCAGCGGCAGATAATGCATAAGCTCCTAAAGATGCAAATATGTCTCTACTTACTTGTCCTTTATCTAAAAGATATTTACCTTGAATAGGTATTTTTTCACTATCTGTTCTATACACAATTTTATCAGCTGCATATACAGACTCTACAAAGTTAAAACCCTCTTCGTAGTCTTCTACACGTGGTCTAAACTGAGAACGAGTATTTTCCCAGATCTGAGCCATTCTATCAGTAAAGTTTGCTTTATCATCTGCTGTTAAGTTTTGGTACAAATCTGCTCTAAATCTAGGTAAATACATTCCTATCATTTGATTAGGATCTAAACCTTCTTGAGAACCTTCATGATATTCTATAAGAGTTTTAAGAATTTCAGCTTTAGGACCTGCTTCTTCCATTACTTTATAGTAATCTAGATTAAGATAATGATCCCAAGCTTGTTCAGATTGTTGAAAATACTCTCCATATTTAGAGCGCATTTTTTCCATCTGAGTTTTATCTTTAGGTTTATAATTACCACTTTGGTCTTTAAATTCTGAATTATCAACTTTTCCAGTTTTTGGATCATAACCTAATTTATACTCATTTTTTAACTCTCTATTATAGAAATCTATAGAAGGTAATCCTTGTATAGTTTGTGTACTACCATCTGGATTAGTTAGTTCAAAACTTTCATAGTATGACGGATCATTAGGAACAATCTTATTCCAAGGTTCTATACGTTGATATCTTTGTTCATAACCGGTTTCTTCATCTATGTATACTTCTGCTATAAAATGATTTTTTTCAAACCATTCTTTAAACTTAGGATCTGATTCCATAAGAGCTTCAGCAACAGGTATAGAAAGTATTGTTTCAGCTACAGTTAAGTCAAAGTCTTGACCATCTAACAAATCATGTAAGTTAAGCAAGTCATAAAATGTGTCATTTACAGTATCTAAATAATAACTAGTAGCTTCTTTAGACTGCAATTCAGCTAACATTTTAGTGTAAATGCTAAGCTTATTTTTTAGAGTTGTTGGTATTTTAAAGTCATTCTTTTTAGCTAAGAGACTTTTGAATCTATTATTTTCTTTTGTAGTAAGTTTTTGAGCTAATTTTCTTTTTTCAAAAAAATCTTGTAGCTCTCTTGATTCACTCTGGCTAAGACCTGAGTTATTAACTAAAAGATTTTTATTTGCTTCAATCTCTTCTTGCATCTTTTTAATAAGAGCTATGTGCTCTTCAGATAATTCAGTGACTCTGTACTCTCCATTTTCATCTTTTTTACCCATTAAAGATTGGAATATATATTCACGTTGAGTATCAAAAGCTTTTTTTGTAGGTATCTTCATGTTTAGTACTGATAATAATGTATCAGCTTCTGCTTCTATTTCTATATCTTGTTCATTTTCTTTAGATAGTGTGTACACACCTTCTGAATAAGTAACTTGATATAGCTTACCATTATATAATACTGTAGATGATGCTACATCTGATAAGGTTTTATCTTTCTGTAAGAACTCTTCTATTTCTTCATTAACTGCATTAAGCTCAGTAAGGATATTTGATTTAGTATCATAAAAATCTTGATTAATTACTACTCTGGTGTTTTCTTTTATCCATTGTTCTCTAGCATCAGCAAGCTCGTCAGTAATTTCATCTTGAGTATAACCTTCAGCTTGTAGCTTAGCTATAGTAATTTGCTCAAATCCAAATAAGGCTTTTTCAAAATCATTTTTTTTAAGTTTGAGCTCATAGTATTTATTTTTAGATTCTCTCCATTCTCTTAAAGCTTTAGCATCTTTTAAACCTTGCTCATCTTTTTTTACACCATTATTGTAATCAGAATAGAATTCTCTAATTTCATATCTTTTCTGCTTGATTTCATCATAAAGTTTTTTAACCTCAAGTTCATCTTCTGCAAAATTTCTTTGAGAATGTAAATGTCTAATTTCTTTTTGTTTTTCTGATATAAGCTCTAATAAGGCAGCTCCATTCACACCTTCTGCATTTAACAAAAGCATGTCTGTAAAATAATACTCATCTACCATTTCATTATTCCAGAAAAGAGCTTTATGTAATTTTAGTTTAGCTTCTAGCTCTTCTAATTCTTTTAAAGCACCGGGTGTTTGGTTTTCAGCAGCATCTCTTATGTCTTGAATACGTGAATACATTGCTCTCATAGTATTTTCCGTATTCTTAAAAGGATTAAGAATAGCATATACTTCAAAGTCTACAAGTTCATCTTGATCATTTTTTACTTTAACAGTATCTTCAGTTAAAAATTCATTAGCATATGCATTTATATCAGATGGATTTAAACCTAATTGTTTTTCTAATTTATCTAGTTTGTTACGTAAGGTATTAAATCTAGCATACTCAGCATTTTGAGCTTCTGACAATTCCATTTTTACATATGCAGCAAAACTAGATATTGTAGGATCTTGTTGAGCTATATAACTTTCCATCCATGATGAAATAGGATTTATATCACCTCGTTTACCATAAGCATATTCTTTAAAAGCATCTAAACCAATATCAGTTTTTTCCAATCTAGCATTAACATTTTTTAAGCTTCTTTCTACTCCTGCTTTATAAGCACCATCTGTTTTAAGAAGTTTTTCAAGCTTTTTCTTTTGCTCTTTAAGTTCAGCTATGGTACCTCCCATAAACATATCCCAAGTATCTTTTAAAACAGGAAGTACAATGTCTTCATGTATGTTATTAATATCCTTTAATCTATTTTTAGTTTTTAGGAAAAGAGTACCCATTTCTATTCGGATCTCATCATTTTCTTCTATGCCTATTTCATCAGCAATTTTAACAAAATTATCTACAAATTCTTGTACATGTTTTACATGATTTCTATAAGTATTAAGTTCCGTGATTAATTTTTTATCATCAGTTATTTTTTGATTTTTTAGATAATTTAATCTTACTTTGATGTTATCTAAAGCAATTTCTTGACCGGCTAGTATAGTTACTATATTTTGACCAACTCTTGTAACTTCAGTTATTGCATTTTCTTCCTCAGCTAGTTTAGTTAATACAGTTAATTTATCTACATTAATTTCTCTAGCTGCTTTTTGTAAATCTGTGATACGTGTTTGTCCATCATAATTTTCCTCTAATACCATTTTTAACCCTTCAATATCATCATTTTCTTTTAGAGTATTTAATAAACTTTTATACATTTGAGCAGTATCTCCTATAGCTGTAAGTAATGCAATCTTACCTTTATCTTTAGTGTTGATTATTGTATCTCTTAATTGCTCATTAATCTTATTTACATTGTTTATATAATCTACTACATCTGTTTGTGAAACTATATCCATGTTTACTTGAAACTTTTCAGACACTAATAAATTAGCAAGTTCTTCTATACTGGTTGTAGGTTTAAGCTTTTCTATTTTTAAAGTTCTACCAAACACCTGTCTAAACATTTTTTTAAGAGCAAACATTATTTTCTGAATGATCTTTTGAATAAGTGTTTGTTCTTTTACTGAACCTGTTGTTTGCAAACCTTCTTCTGAAACAATTTGTTCCAGAGCTTCTGTTAAGAATCTTACTATAACTTCTTCTCTAACATCATCATTAATTTCTTCTTTTCTATCAGCTGCTGTATTTAAGTTTGCATTATAGTCAGCTAAAGCTTGAGCAATAACTTGTTTACCTAACTCAGATGTTGCTACAGTGTCATAAAGCTCGTTAAACAATGTTTCATTTTGATAACGTATACTTTTTACAAAAGGGTGAGAAACCTCGTGCAATGCTGTTTTAAAATCAATCTGACCATCTACAAAGTATACAACACCATTGTAGAAGAACGCAGGTTGTCCATTATAAGAGTTTTTAGCATTTCTGGTAATAGACATTGCCTCATTTGCTGATATGAACTGTACGCTGCTTTCAGGCATTCCTAAGTTATCCATTAACATTTTTACAGCATCCATTAGAAAAGCTGTAGATCTTCTAGTTTCTTGTTTTTTAGGATTAAGTTTTTCTTCTAATGTCTCTTGTTTATTTTCGGTTTCTTTAGGATCTGCAATTATAGTATCTTCTTCTTCTATTTGATTAACTTGATCTACAGAAGATTCTTTAGACTTAACACCATGTTCATTTTCTAGACGGGCTTTAAGGTAATCTTTGAAGTTGCTGTTTATAGCATCTAATCCTTGGCCCATATTCTTGCTTACAAATTTTACATCAGTATCATCAGTAACTATTTGCTCTAAAAGGTCTAAGGAGTTTTCTAAATCTTCTTTTAAACTGTCTTGTTCTGCAGCCGTTAAACTTTCTGTACTATTAAAATTCTTAGCTGTTATAATAGTTACCACATTAGGATAAGCTTCTAGTTTAGTAACCCCTGTTTCTTCAGTATATACATTACCTGCTTGATCAGCTTCTACTACAAATATAGTTTCAGGATTATCTATTATTTCTTCTGTTAAAGACGGTGTAGTTTCAGTACCAACAAACTCTTTAAATCCTTGTATATCTTGTTTAGAACCTAAAATATAAGTATTCTTAGGGTCAAAAACAACTATTTGTAATTCTGAACCCTGTAAAGGATTTACAGTATTTTCTGAGTATATTCCATCATGTCCAGGATAATTTTTTTCTGTTTCTTTATAAGGTCTCTTGTTTAACATTTTAGGATCCTTAAGATTGATTATAGCTGGGATAACGTTAGCTTTAAATTTCCAATCTTTTGTTAAACTAGGATCTTGAGAAGCAGCATACTCTAATCTATTTTTAGCATCCCAAGAAGCATATTCCGAAGCTGTTTCTAAAATACTAAAATAAGTTCTTCTGTTAAAGTTTTCAATAGTTTCTGAAGAACCTGTACCATGATAAACAATATCCTTTACTTTACTATCAGGAAATATAGTATCAAGATATTGAGAGTATAGTTGTTGAGCTTTTTGTTTTTGTTGTGGGGTTATTTGAGTTTCTAGTTGCTTTAAAGCATTTATTGTAGCTCTAGCTTCTATATTAATTTTATCAGAAGTTAATAAATCTTTACCTGATTTCCAATATACATCTTTATCATTATTAACAATGTGGTCTTGTTCGTGCAAAACTAAAAAAGTATTTATTTTTAGTTTTGTGTCAAGTATCTTTTTTATTTTATCTAAAGAATATCCTTTTGTTTTTAAAACATCTAATACTTTATTTTTTTGTTGAGAAGATATTCCACCTTCTTTTCCTGTAAAATAATCAAAAAATTCTTGTATAGATGTAACAGGATTAAGTGTAATGTTTAGTCCGTTAGTTTGCGCTAGTCTTTTAGTTCCATCTTTATTGCTTAATTTTTTATTAATATTATATTTTGGAATAGTAACACTATCAAACCCTAAAGCTGAATATACTTCATTAGCTAATTCAGGATTAGATTCAAATAGTTCTGACACTCCTTGTTTTATACCACTTACAGGTTGATTAGACACAACAGGATTAATGGTTTCTAGGATACTATTTACTAAACTTACAGCTTGGTCATAAGCATTATCTGTTTTTTCAATGTTTATGACCCTGAGTATAAAGTTTATAATTTCTTCAAATAAGCTTATTTTTTTATCTACACCTTCTAACTTAGACAATGCTGCACCAAATTCTTTATCCATTAATACGGCTACTAGAAACTCATCTTTGTTCTGTAGAGCATAATCAAATCTATTTGTTCCTATCTTTTCTCTTACTTGAGTTAATAGCTCATCAAACTTTAGAGTTGCTTTAGTATCCAATATTAATTGCTCAGAAGTTATTCTATGAATAAGTTCATGAAGTATTACAGCTTCAGGGCTTTGAGCAAACAAAGCATTTTTAGCAATAGATATCTCTTGAGTTACTTTATTATATTTAGCATTAGCTGTACCAAAAGGAGTAGTGTAACCTGTTGAATCCTCTAGTATTATTTCTGTTCCAGCAGGAATTAAACCTTCTAGTTTATTTATAAGATGTCTTAGTTCTGGATTATTTTTTTTTATTTTGTCTACAATATCAACTGCGGCAACTTTTGGTTTGTTTTCAAATAAATTTTGTAGTCTTTGACTAGTTTTTGTTTGAGCTCCTTTTGTTGTAGGATCTACGTTATAATCAAACAATTTAGTTTGCCCATCTGGTCCAATTGATTGCTGTGAGACACCACTTACATCTGGTTTTATAGGATTAATCTTTACAATATGTGTAAAGCTATTTTTAGCACCATCTATAATTTCAAAATGCTGAGGGAATTCTTCAGCAAGTTTTCTCATTAATCTTATGTTAGCACCATAAGTATATTTTTCATTATAAGCTTTGTTGACAAGACCTCCTCCAAAAAGGTTACCTCTAGTAACCATATAACTATTTTCAAATTTAGTTATAACTCCTGAAAGTAAATTAAATATAGCCTTTTCAGTCATGCCTGGTTCAGCTATAAGCAAATCTTTAACTCTAGCTATTTGTTCAGTTTTGTTTTTTGATATCCAATTAGTTAATGTTTTTACTTTTGGATAAAACATTTCTGTACTTGCAATATTTTTATTAAACTCAATTACTAAAGTTGAAGCTACATTATCACCAAAAATCTTTACTATATTTTGGTACTGAGGATTACTTTTTAAAATACAACGTTCACTCATAATTAACACTTATTAATTTCTTGTTCTATATAATCTTGTGGAGTCATCTCAAATGGTAAAGCTTTATAGTTCTTAACTATTTTAGTAACCCCTCCTAATTTCTTTTTAGTAGCGGCATCTAAATTACTAAATATTTCTTTAAGCTCTGTTATAGGATCTTTAATAGTTTCACCTGGAGTATCTAATTCTTCTTCCTCAATAACACCCTCATAATTTAATGGAATTCCTTTTTTAACACTAGTAGATGATTGAGTAGGTGTTCGTGTAGTATTAAATAAATTCAAAAACATATCTTTTTCAGATATGCCATCTTTAGCTAACTCTCCTGAAATGTAATTGTAAAATAAATTAGGCAGGACTTCTTTAGCATTAGTATCTTTTGTAAAAGGATTTTTACCTTTTTTAATTTCACTAATTAATTTTTTAGCTTCTTTTCCAGAACTAATTCTATCTTTCATTGAGGATTCCTCTTGAGATAATAGCTGAAGCGCTTTAAATTCAGAAACTAAAGAAAGTTCATTATTTTTATTATTTATCCAACCAGGGTAAATTTTATTTATTGCAGCTTTTAAAGTTTCTGTTAAGCTTTTTGTCTTTGTAGATTTTTCTGTTGCTACATCTAAAGGTATGTATGCTTTCATTCTTCTTCTAGAATTTCTAGCATCTTTAGAGTTTTGCTGAATAAAATCATTTAAAAAGTTATTCAGATTTAAAGTATTAAAATGCTTATTTAAACCTTGTTGAACTAATTTTATAATGGCTTCTTCAGGAACAGCTTTTATTAAAGATAGTGGATTACTAGTATCATATCCTGATTGTAATACAGCTATTGTAGCAATGTCTTTAAAGAAGTCAGCTATTTCTTGTTTTTGTTCAGCTGTTGTTAACTCACCTTTTATAGTAGGAATTGTTTCAGGGTTCATTAAGTCTAAGATGTTAGCAGCATATACTGAGAACATAGTTTTTTCTACACGGTTATCTTTAAGTTTAATGTTATAATAATTCTGAGGATTTCTAGTAGCTCTTGATGGCTTACTTACATCAGGTATTAGATCACCAAACAAATTAAATGATTTTGCTAAACTAGGGTATTTTTGCTGAAGATTATAAAGTCTTGTAGACACAGCTGTACTTTTACTTCCAAACATAGCATATAAGTTATGTATATTGTTAAGAGCCGTGTCTCTTAAATATTCTCTATATGTAATTACTTGTAAACGTGTGTTATAAGCTGCATTTGATTCTCCTGTTCTTTTAGCTCTTTTGCTTCTTATTTTAGCATTTCTAATTTTGTAATTTTCAGTTTTTGCATACTCTTTAACAGGTGTATTTAATTTAATTAACTCACGTTCTATGTTAAACTTTACAAACTCTTCAAAGCTTGATCCAAATTTTGCTGAAAAAGTATTAGCATGTAATGTAGCCAATTTTTGTTTTTGAAAAGTTAAACCTGCTAACTCACTAGTATTACTTTTTTGATAGGTGTAAAGTTTTTTATTAAATATAGTTTTTAGATTTTCTTCATTAATGTTTATACTAACATTTCCGTTTTCATCTTTACTTACAGCTACTAAATCAACAGTATCTGTATTTGATATAGGTATCCCTTTATACTCTTTCTTCTGTAAAAAGTCAAGTTGCTTTAATTCACCTATAAACATAGCTGTAAGAAAGTCTTTCTTAAAAGCAGGTGCAAATCTTTCAATATCACCAAACATGCTTATAGCAGTTTGTCTTTGTTCATAGTCTGCTAAAAAATCACTTATTATATCATTAATATCAGTATCTGCTGAAAAATTAAATAAATCTGACCATAACTGATTCTGGAAATTATTAACCTGAAAAAAACTACCTATAGGGGATTGAAGTAGCTTGGCATATTCTGTTTCAGAAAAGAATGGATTTTCAGATAGTACAGCTCTTTGTTCTGTTTCTTTTTGCTGCAGACCATACAATTCAGTTTGTCTAGTAGTATCATTATTAAAGTTAGTTACTATACTTGTTACATGCTTACTATGATCTTGTAATTCTAAAAAGTGTAGAAAGATGTTAAAATTTTGTCTATCATATACTTCAGTAGATGTTAATTTTTTTAAATAGGTTTCTTTAAACTCTGTGATACCTCTTTCTTTAAGTTCATTTCTTTTCTTTTTAGCTAAGCCGAAAATTGCAGCATTTGCTGTTTTCTTTACTCCAAATTCCTTGAGTATTTCTGTTTTAGCTCTTTCGTTAGCAGTAGTATCATCTTCTGATTTAATTTGAGTAAATGGAGAACTGTATTTTTTTACTAATCGGGCGTATTCTTTTACAGCAGGGTTAGATAAGAAATAAACAGCTTGCTCAACAGGTACCCCTGATTGAACAAGAAATAATAAAACAGGTGCTAATTGTTTATTTCCTTGAACATCAAAAATCCAAGCATCTTTAGCAACGTCAACATATCCATTTATAATTTGATTTATAATGTCTGCTATTTTAACTCCTTTTTGATTATATAAACTTGCTAAAGATATACGTTCTTCACCTTCTATAGTTACTTCATTTGCTTTTAAAAATATTTCTACTTCTCTAGTGTAAGACCCTTTTGGTGTAAACACTTCATATGACTTAGGTATAGTAAAGCCCATTCTAGCAAATAAAGTGTTAAAAGTGTTTGCTACAGCTGCAGTACCTAATACATCCTTACCTACAGAATTTTGCTCATGAATAGACATGTTGTAGGCAGGCTCTAAAATATTAGTAGCAGGGGTAGTTTTTTGTAAATCATTATACGGGTCTTTTTCATGAACGGTTTTTTCTGATTTATAATCTCTAAACTTTTTTAGTTCTTCCACTAGACTACCAGGACCTGTAAACATATCAGTACTGTTAGGTGTAATTAAAGACAAAAATGTTTGAGGTAATGCTAGTATGTCTGTTATACTAAATAACATTTCATTTTCAAAAGCTTTAGTATTAAGAGTAGCTAAATCATATTTATATGAGTTGATTGTTTCTAATACTTTATTTACTTCTTTAGCTTCATTAGAGTTAGTTTCAAACTCTACTACTCTGGCTTCATTGATACTTCTACCAAAAGCTTTTATTGCTTCAGATTGGGCCGTATTTAATTCTAGAATCTTTTCTTCTATTAATTCTATAGTTTCTTCTGTAGCATCTTTTAATAAATCTGTTTGCTCTTTTATTAAATCTCTATACTCGTTTTTAATTAAGTTTAATTCTTGAAATTGTTCAGCCGTTAACTTAGCTTTGAATGCTTTTTTTGCAGCTATATCAAAGGCACTTCTTTTTTCCTGTAAAGATTTCTTAGCTGTTACTAATTTCGTCTTAATTGCAGCTCTTTTAGCTATAATATCAGATGCTTTTGTTATAGATAGGTCAGCTCTAAGAGCTTTTACAGAGTTACCTTGCCTAGTAATATGAGGCATAAGTATAGACAACTTATCAATATCAAAATCCGATCCTGATTGAGCAACAATTTCAAAAGGTGGTATAATAATAGAACCGGCAGAGGTTGGTAAAAATTCTTTTACAATAAAATTAACCATTGAGTTATGACCTTGTACAGGAATACGTACACCAGCTAAAGATATTAATTCTATATTACCTTCTTGTTTTCTCCAAGTCTCATCTTGTATTAAATCATTAAGTCTTTCTAAAGATTTTTTCTCATTGTATATTACTCTTTCCTTACCTGTTTCAAGATCCTTTTCTACTTTTTCTACAACTCCTACTTTTTGACCATCTCTATAGTCAATTAAGTTAAACAACTGCTTGAAGTTTCCTTGACCTATAGATATCTTAGATTCAGCTCCTAAAGTTCTACCATCTTCAAAATAATTAGGTTGATAAAATTTTAAATCACTATCACCATAAGTTTCCAACTCATCTGCTGTAGCTTTTCTTTTACTCATCATTGCATTTGACATCTGTACTAGAGGCTCCCCTAATACTTTTTGTCTAACTAATCTATTGTTTACAATAGCTAGTAAAGAATGCTCTATCTGTAAAGAATTCAAACCTATAGAAAAGTCATAAGTAAAGTTACCTTGACTGTCCAGCTTAATGTAATCTAGATTGTGCTCAGCAATATCTTGAGCATCAAGTTCATCAATAATTAATTTTAAAAGCTTTTCATTATCAGGTTTAGAATTAGGATTTTCCGGATCCATTCCTAATTCTAGTTGAAGATCTAGTAAACGCATGCCCATAAACAACTCTAAAGATTTTTCATAGTTGTCTACTTTTTCACGGCTTAGTTCATTTATAGGTTCACCTATATTATACATACCGTCTATGATAAGCTTACGCATCTGAGTAGAAAATATAACCTTGCCTTTTTTAACAGTGTTGATATCTAACTGATTTTTTAGATATTTTAGATAAACACCATTAGGTGTAAAATTAAAACTAGCTGGTCTATCATCCACAGGTGTACTTAAATAACCATGCCAATCATCTAACTCATTTGTTTCACCTACAACATCACTAATCTTAGAACCTGTCTTATGTGTAGTATAAGTAAGTCCTTGTTCAATCATTGTATTATGTAAAACTTCTAGATCAGTTCCTTCTATCACTGTAGGAATTAAAGGGACTAATGAATACTTATGGAAAGCATGAGCATTGTAAGATTTAGTAGCTAATGGCCCATCATACTGGTATTTTAATGGAGGAAACGCTTGTAACATTTCTTCCTCAGTAACAGTTTCTGGAGCATTTATTGTTTTATAATAGATAGCATCTAATGAAGGAGACCATCTATCACTAAGCATTCTTAATTTTCTATAATGATCAAAGCTTATATAACCTTGAGCATCAGCAACCTCCATACCTTTATAATAGTTTATAAGCTTATCTGCTGCTTCTATAGCTTGCGTTTGGTTAAGGCCTCTTTCTTTATATTTAGCTATTAACTGTTTTTTCATTTCAGGACTACCCATAGAAACAGAATCTTTTAAAAGATCTTTAATAACAGCTGTTCTTAACACTTCCCCTATTCTATAATCAGCTACTCCTTGTTTTTGAGCGTATGATAATTTATCAGAGGTTGATTTGTATTCAGCATTTACCCAAGTAAGTGCTTCACTGTCTGTTCTAAACATACGTATTCCAGTAGCTGCTACTGCTGCATTACGTTTATTAAAATCATGTTTAGCCATATTGTATTCAGTAAGATCACCATAAAGTAAGGATACTGTAGCAGCTTGATGAAAGAAATAATTTGTAACATATCCGTATAACACAGCATGTTCTGCAGCTTCTCTTTTTTGTTTAGGGTTAACTCCTTCAAGACCTTCACCCATAGAATTAAGAAGATCTATCATATTAGCATCAACAAATAAAGTTCCATCTAACATATCCTTTATTTCATCAACTTTAGTGTCTACATACATAGAATATTCTTCTATCATTGTCTGAGCTAATTCATCAGGTACCTCACTCATATCATTGTATTGAGAAAGATCTTCTAGTGTAGAATTAGTAAATATACCAGAGATAAATTTAAACTTATCTCCAGTCATTTTACCTTTACTATTAGGAATAGTAACTCCAGGAATTCTATCTAATTCTATTTCACCATTAGTGAAAGCTTTTACTTTATTTATTCTTTCAAGCTCTCCATTAATATAAGGTTCTAACAAAGCAAAAGCTTCTTCAATACCTGCTGTATTATCATTTATTCTAAATCCTGTTGGATTAACATACAAGTGTTTAGCTTTAGGTGAAGAACCTTCTATGCTATTTAGATAATAGGTTAAGGCTGTACTCTTATCGGAGTGAGTAGTAGTACTAAACTTACCTTGCATTAACCCACTATATATGTCAGATTGTATTCTAGTAAATCTATCCATTTTAGCAGTTACCACACTTCTAGAAAAGTCTGCATATAATTCATTTACTACTGTTTGTACTCCTGTAAGGTCATCAACTGTAAATACTATTCCTTTTCTTCTTTTACCAAAAGTACCAGCAATCTCATCATATTCAAATAAAGATTTTAGAATAGGATTAGCACTTGCCATAAAGAACTTGTCCATTTTTAAATGGCTCATATGAGGAAGGTTAACTAACTCAGCATATGACTCAACATTATTTAATTCCTTAACCATTACATCTAATGAAGACATAAGTGTTGTGTTATACTTTTGCTTTCCATCAGCTGTTGTAAGAGCAACGTTAGCATAATTACCTGAATACTTTACATGCATTTCAGCTAAAGCATTGATGGTACTACTTTGACTAGTTACGGTAACTTTAGGCATTGTTTTAGTAGAACCTTGTATCTTATATATTTCTTTTTTACCTAAAGTTAATAAGGTAAGAGGATCCATAATAAAATTAGCATTAGCTTCTCCACCTATTACATAATTTTTATTATACTCATCTAAACTACTCCATAAAAAGCCTACTTCAATATTCTTAATAGCTTCTCTGACCGCAGGTACATCAACCATTACTAAACCTAAATGTCTTAAAAAGGCTAACTTTTCTTCAGGTGTGTTAGGAGCTTTAGTCCATCTATCTAATACTGCTGTTACATTTAAAGCGTTACCTTCTGTTGTAGATAATATAAATTCACTAGGTCCTGCTGAAGCAAACATACTTCTAAATTCAGTAATAGCATATTTACTTACACCACTTACTACACCAGTTCTTATTGTGTGACTTTTATTTACAGTTTTACCACCTTCTTCATCAATTACTATAGTCTTTTCTTCATTTATGTTTACCTGGTGTAGGTCTCTTTCAGCTAAATTAAAGCTATGGAAAAAACTATTTCTTAAGTAAAGTAATTGCTGTAAGTTAGAAGAATTATTAATATTTTCAACCGGTTGTAATGTGTTTATAATATCTATAACCCAAGGAAAACTAAATCTTAATTCTTTTAAAGCATCTATCATTTCTTCAGGAGAGTTTTTACCAATAACTTTGTCTTTAACAACAGACCAGACTCTAGCAAAAGGAACTAATTCAACAGCTCCTAACTCATTTCTAAATACATCTCCTTCATTATCTCTGTTAGGGATTAAAGACAACATTAACTTGACTCCTTTAGATGCTACATCTACAGAAGATAAGTCATTACCTGCAGCATCAAAGCGCATAGTTTCTTGATCTTCTTCAGTAATTCTAAAAGCATCTTCATCAAAATCAACTTTAGTAATATCTAAATATTTGATAGATTCTAAATGATTAGCTACCATACCTATTTTAGAATTACCCCAGTTATCAAGTATAGCTGAAATAAGCTTTATAGCATTTTCTTCATTGGAAGTAAGTTCTTCTTCTGCTTGTAATTCTAAAAGTTTAGCTTCTAATTTTTGTTGTACATTTTTATAAATTTTAGGTAAGTTTGTACTAGGGTCAAGAACCAATAAGCTAAATATAGAAGCTCCCTTTTCTATAGTTTTGTCTGAAATAACTTCTGAAAGATATCCACCAATTGTCTCATTAGCATGTATTAAATCTTGTGGTGTAAATTCATGAGTATTACCAGGAACAGGCTTAAACTTATTTAATGTCTTTCCGAATATTCTATTAGACTGACTTGGTAAATAAGTATTAAGCTCTCCTTTTCTTAAGTTATTATACATCTCAGTAAGCATCTGATTTCCATCTTTACCTACAAATAAATTCTTTAGGAAATTTAAGATTCTTCTAAATATTGTATTTCTTTCAGGAGCACCTTTGATTATTTTACTACCTCCAGACATCATATAAATTCTGAAGTCTTCAGCAATAAGTTCTTCTACAGCAAAGTATTTTTGAATATCAGTTAAAGAGTCTACATCAATTTGTTTTTCTTTAGCATATTCAGCTAATGCTTTTTTACCTGAATCTGTTTTAGCTACATAATTATATAGTTTTATTTTATCACCAACTGTTACAAAGTGTTGTGAAAAAGCATGCCATGCTTCGTGATAAGCTACTGTATAATCAGAACCTTTCCATAATGAAATTACACCATCTCTGAATGTACCAAAAGCGTTTGAATTAACCACATCAAAAGCTCTGTTAAAAGATATTCCAGTATTATTGAATAAAGCTTTTCCAGGGCCTTCTAACCATGCCTTAGCTTGTGCATCAGACACAGGATCTGAATCTAATAACTCTGGGCTATTCTTAGCTTTATTTAACAGGTCATCTATGGTTGGTAAATCATCATCTAATGTTCTTTGTTCACCTACATTTCCTCTATCAGTTAAATCAACAGGCTTAGTTTCTGAAAACTTAGGAGGTGTTACTTTAATATCTTTCTTAACAGGTGTAGTTTTTCTTCTAGCTACAGGTTTTTTAGGAGTAACTTTTTCTATTACTTCTTCTTCAGCCTCAGTAGGCATACCTTCTTTCTCAGCAACTGCTGTTTCACTAAGACTAAATCTAACATAACCATTAACATATTTAATTTCATTATTTAAAGGCACTACTCTGATTATAGAATTGTCTTTTATGAAATCTAAAACATTAACATTAACTCTTTTAAGAATCCCGTTTTCAATACTATAGGTTTCTATATTACCACCCGTTTTTAAAACTGTATTTGATATTTTATATTTAATTCTAGTGTATCCTGAGTCTTTACCTGCTTTAGTAGTTACTGTTTCAGTAAGTAAACTTTTTACTAATTCTTTACCTCTTTTTACAGATGCAGGATCATCAAGTTTTATAGTAACTCCATCTACAATAACCTTTCCTGTTTTTGGATAATATTGTATTCCGGAAATATGACTTTGTGCACCTTCTTCATTTCTATCACCTAATGTTAAAATTGTAGCTAAAGCTTTAAATCTATCTTCATTACTTAGTTCTTTAACTCTACTCTTAACACTAGCTTGTGTTTTTAAATCCTTATCAAAAAGTAAAGAGTTAATAGTATTTATATCTTCATTAGATATAGAATCCATTTGTAATGGAATATTTGTATTTCCGGCTGGGATATATATTTCACCAGGATTAATACCTGTAGATCTAACCTTTGCTCCTCCTAATGCTGGATTAAATGGAACATCTGATGACTCCCATTTAATTGATGAAGTTCTAGTTTCTGCTGTTCTTTCTACAGCTATGTAACCTTTACTTATTCCAGCAAATTCTATAGAAGAAGTATTAGCTGTATTAAATTCTGTAGCTTGTAAAACACCTATTGTTTTTGTAGTATACTTTATTTTACCATTAACTGTTTTTTTAAACTTTAATTGTATTTCATAAACATCATTAAACTCAGAACCATCTTTAGTTTTGAGTTTAGGTTTTTTTTTCATCTGAGTAATGTAAACACCTTTACGTTCCATTACTTTAAATCCTGCTAGCTTCTGTTCATCTATGATTTCTTGTAAATTATCATTTATGAAAACTTTCATGTTTTTAACGTCATCTGCTTTTAATTCCGGTGCAGCTTTAGCATCAGTAACATTAAAATTTCTAGATTTACCTGTACCTCTTTTAGTAAGAGTACCTTGTAAAAAGTATGTACCTCCTTTAAAATGGTTATTTAATAAGTTTCTAACTTTACTGAGTTTTGTAGATTTTAGTTTTTCTTTTGCTAAATGTAACATAAGAAATTCCTGTTGTTGTTGCATATCTATTCTTTCTAGATCTGCATTGTAACCATCAGGGTCTTCCTCTTTATATTTTTCTAAAGCTCTTTTACCACCTTTACTTGTTTGTAATATATCTAAAGGTGTTTGTATTTTAGTTTTAGAAACCCATCTACCCTTTTTCTTTTCTATAGCTCTAACAGCAAAATATACAGGTAATGCATCATTTTCTTCACGAGCTTCCTCTTCAGTATAAACTGTATACATACCGTTGTCTTCTTTCTTAAAATAAATAGGTTCACCTTTTTTGTTTGTGAATATAACCACAGGCATTACCCTACTTGTTTCAGGATTTGTATCAATCCCGTTTTGTTTTCTTTTATTAATGTTAGTAACTACTTGTGATAAGAAAGCCATTCTAACAGTAATACCTTTAACTGTTTTACCTTCAGTATCAGTAAAACTCATTTTAGCCAATGTTTCTGCACTAGTATCACCGGCAAGCATATCAGATAAATCAGCTAGAAAAGTATTATAAAAAACATATTCAGGTTTTATGTTTCCATCTTCATCAATTACTTGTTGAGTAGATGCTAAAACAGAATCAGGTACAGCATTAAGAGTTATTTCTGCAGCCATTTCTTTTTCTGACTCAGGATCTGATGGAGGATTTTCGTTAACTTCCTCATCAGCATTAGCTTGATCTACTCTTTTGTTATCTCTGTTAGTTTTTAAATCTTTTTTAAGTTGGTCTTTAGAAGGCTTCTCAAAAAAAATTTCATTTAACTCTTCTATACCTTGAGCATCTGAAATAAGATCTAATAATTCTGCGGACTCTGTAGCTCTTAAACCTGGTCTTAAAGGTTTAAATTGTGTCAATGGAATAAGCTGACCAACTATAGATGGTATAATGCTTACATAATTAAGTATTACTTCACGATCTTTGCCTTTAGATTCTAAGGCATTGACTAAATAATTAACATAAGTTTCTAAACTAAAGTCTTCTAATTTAGCAGGATCTTTTGCTATATTTAATAAACCACTAGAAAAAATCTTAGTAAATCCTAACTGTGCTTCTACATTTAAACTACATTTCATATCTTAACATATTTCTTCTAGACCATCCATTAAATCTTCAAGGTTTTCTTCTCCAGTTACTGAATCAACCGCCTCCTTTATTTGGTCAGCTGTTAAAGTATCTGTTGTATTCTTAGTACCTTCAAATTTTTCATTTGCTTCTTCTGACATAGGTGTTTCTACAACATCATCAGCTGTTGTACCCTCTTCATCAATTTTAACTTCTCTCATTTGATATAAATTTTCTTCGGCTAAAGTCATAAATTTACCATCTCCTATAGATTCAAAGGTAACTTTTTTATCTTTTTTATTAATAGATTTTACGGTATAAGTTTTAGAAATACCAGTTTTTTGATAAACTTTATCTTTAGAGACTTTAAAGTTATCTATAGTTATTGTTTTCTTTAATTGTTCTAACTTTAGATCTAACGCTTCTAAAGCATCTGTTTCTTTAACTTTTTCTTTATTTTTTGAGTTCAAGTTATAATCAATTATAAGTTTTTGAGTTGCCTTTACAGTATCATAATAATTATCTATAGTAAGATTATTTAGTAAAGTAATTAATTCGTTTTCTAATTCATCTAAAGCTTTAGTATCAGTAGCTTCTGTTTTATTAAACTCAGTTAAGTTAGTAACATCTAATGAATAAAGAGCTGTTTTACTATCTTTTGACCAGAAATCAGCAATCTCTTCTGATTCTACATAATAAGTTTTATCATCTACTATTATAGGATATTGATAAATACCTGACTTTTCAGTAGGGTACATATAAAACTTAAAGTCATCTATTACACTTCCCTGAGTTGTTGTAGTAATTGTAGAATCTAAAATAGTATTAACATTATCAAATGTAATAGCAAAAGAAGTATTCTGACTTTCTGCTTTTAATATATTAGGTATAAACTTAGCAAGTTGTTCCTGTGTAAGTAAAATTTTTGTTCTACTTGCTGAAGATCCATCTACTTGCACTGTAGCTAAATGAAATAATTGATTACCAATAATTTTCATTAAATCATTTGTAGATTTAATTTTAAACAATGCATAACCTCCGTCAAGTAATCTTTTTAAATACTCATGAGCCTGTTCATAACCTTCTCCAGTAAAATCAGCAATGCTTACTTGAGATGGTTTAGTAGCTGTTGATTCAGAAGCTTTTGGTTTTGCAGCAGACTCTTCTTTTTTCTCTTCTGTGGATTGAGCTGTTTTTTCTGATGCTTTATTGTTGTATTCATCTATTGCATCTCTTAACATTTGTTCATTATCTTTAGACAATGTATCTATTGTAAGTTTTTGAGCTGCTAAAAGTTTTTTCAGTTCAGGTTCTGTAATTTGATCAATACTTTTTGTAAGTTCTTCATTAAACTCTGTAATTCTTTTAAGAATAAGATCTTTTAATTCTTTTGGTATATTATTTAAGTTATTAGGTACATCATCTGTAATCATTTTTACAGTAATCTCTTCAGTAGATGCTGGTGCTTCCTCTTCTTCTTCTGCTACTACTTCTTCTTCTGTTTTAGCTTTAGCGGCCTTCTCAGCTTCTTCTTTAGCTTTTCTTTCTTTTTTAAATTCATCAGTTGACTCTACATGTTCTTTAATATCAGCTAATGCTTTTATATATCTTTCTGTTCCAGGGTTTACTTGTTCTAATGTCTTAATATCAAACAATCTTAAATCTGCTGGAATCTGTCCTGTAAGTAATTCTACAACATCATCAGCTGTAAGGAATATATTATGGTCATTAACCAATTGAGCTAAAAATTGATTAGTAATAGCAGCTTCAGTAAATGTTTCTAAATCATATTTTAATATAGCATCAAAGTATTTATTCAGATCTTTAGCTCTAGCTAACTGTTTAGCTATATATTCACTGTATACCTCTGGTAAAAGTAATTGTTCAATTACATTAGCTATATCAATCTCTTCAATTTTTAAAAGTCTAGCATCTAAAAACTTTCTAATGAATGATTCAAATTTAGACTCATCTACAGTTGTGTTAGCTTCTTTAGCTATTTCTTTAAGATAAGATTTTATTTTAGCTTGTGCTGATTTAGAAATAGTCATACTTTCTGTACCAGCATCAATCTGTAATTCTAAAATATTGTCTTTTACAAATTCTATTTCTTTAGTTACTTTAGTTTTATCTTTACCTTCTCCTTCTGTGTATTCTATAGTTAGTAAAGCTGGCTTACCTTCTACTTTTTTTACACCGGTAACTTTTGCAGAAACTGATTTAGACTTATTAACTAAATAATTAAGGTATGTGCCTTTAAGTAAATTAACTCTTCCTGATTGTTCTATATTCTGTACTCCTGTAATTTGTGAATACTTTTTTGATTGAGTTTCAAATTTTTGCATTACTTCATAAATCTCACTCAATTTCTTATAAAGTCTTTCTTTTTTCTTTAATTCTTTAGTAGCTTCATTTACTTGTTTCTGAGTACCAACCATTTGTTGAGCAGACTCCCTACCTTGTTTAATAGTGTTTATTTCTGTTTCAAGTAGTTTTAATTCTTTAGCTAAAGTAGTATTAGATACAAGATTACTTAAAGAACTTAAAGATACAGCACCTACATCCCTAAAAGGATTATCAACACCTATTAATGATTGTTGTAATTTTTGATATCTATCTAAATTTCTATTAAGTTGTCTTTGATTAAGTATAAGTGTTGATATGTATTTATTACGCATATCATTAAGAGTATCTATACTTACCCCATCAAAAAGTTCAGGATTTTCATTTGTAAAATCATATATTTCAGGAAAAATGTTATTAAGTGTTTCGTATCCTTCTTTTATATTTGTTACTGAACCTAAAATATCAGTTGCTCTTTTTTTAAGGTTCAAGCTTTGTTCTGGATCTAATCCTAGTTGATCAGCAAAAGCTTCTGTAAATTCTTGTTCTGACAAATTAAGCATGTCTTTTAAACCTGATTCAAAATTATCAAGCATTCCTAATTGTAAAGCACTTAAAAGGTATTCACTTAAAGCTTCATCTTGAACATCATAAAATTTCTTATCATCATTTTGGTCAACAGCATCCTTCATTTCTTCATCATACTGAGCTTGATTACCCATTAACTCAACATACTTATATAAGTTCTTTTTTTCATCTAGTGATAATTTATTAAAATTTTCAACTTTTTTATCTAAGATATCATATTCTTTTTGCATATGAGCTTTGCGGGCATCTCTTGTTTTTTTATTTCTGTATTGCCAAAGTTCTGATCTAGCTTGACCTACTTTACCAACAAATTTAGAATAAGGACCTGCTATGAACCCCATCATAGCACCTGTTCCAAATATTTCTAACCCTTCACCACTCCAAAAATGTGATGCAGCTTTTCCATAATTTTCAGCAAAAGACATGTCTTCCATAGCTTGATTTAAAGCAACACCTCTTACTCCGCTTTTATATTTAGCATAAAGATCTTTAGCTGATGTTTGCTCAGCATGTTGTATTACCTCTTGAAAATATTCTTGAATACCCTCTCCTACATTTGCTCTTGTGTAAGTCCATGCATTCTTACCAATAAAACCAGGAATGGCTTTTAATGTAGATTTATAATTCTTAACCCCTTTCCACGCTTCAGCCGCAGAACCTTTAATGTTTAAAATACCTTTATTATATACAGCTCTAGCAGATCTACCATCAAAACCTTTTACGATCTTACCACCAGAATTTTGAAAACCTTTAGCAGTTTTTCTTGCTAAAGAAGGTGCTAACTTATTAAACATATTTCCAAATGAAATCTTGTTAGTTCCATATATGATAGCCATATTTTTAGTAAATCCTTTCATAGATCTATCATATGCAATATCATGAAAAGCATTTAAATCTTCTTTAGAAGGTAAATTACCATTATTGTCTTGTTTATATTGCATAGTTAGCTCATCCATAATTGAATTATAAATCATTCCTGATTCTAATTGTGCCTCATCATATGCTAACAAAACTTCTCTTCCTTCTCTGTAAAAGGTACCAAATGTATGAGCAGCTTTTGCACCAAAAGAAGCAAAAGATGCTTGACCTGCACTTTTACCTAGTTTTCCTAAATGTTTCCAATTATAAATTAACTCAGCTGTTTTTGCACCTGGAATAAAGTTAGTAGAAGCTTTTACTGTGGCTGTTCCTAAGTTTTTAGTACCCTGCCATAAACTTCTTGCTTTATCTACATTAGATAAATTTTTTAATTCTTTTACAGCATTTACAGTTCTTTTTAAAGCATTTGCTTTTTTAACACCTGTTCCTACTTTAGCTGCAGTTACACCTAGTTTACCTATATTACCTATACCACCTGTTAAAAGACCTATAGCTACTTCTTCAACTATAATACTTGATAACAACCCTACTGTGTATCCCGCATTTAATACTACATTATTGAATATCCTACTAGCACCTTCTCTTTGGGAGGTTCCTATGTTTGCATATTTTTCATAAGCATCTGCTTTCTCATATTCAGTTTGCCCACTATAATAACTAAAAAATCCTTGCTTAGCTAAGTTCCAACTTTGTTGATAAGCTGCTCTAAAATCATCCCATGCTGTAGTATTAGCTTGATAATAAGATTCATTATCTATAAATGGGTTAAATCCTAATTTTTGAAACTCATCTCTGTTATAATATCTTTGTAAATTTAAACCTCCTCTGTTAGCACTTCCATAGTTAACACCATGCTTAGCCATTGCTGCATACTGATTAACGTTTTTATTTGCTTCATTAGCTACATTAGATAATATATTTTTATCAATTTCAATACTTTCACGATTTGCTGCAGCTCTTAAAAAAGCTTCTTGCTGAGTGTATTTCGGAGATATTACGGGTTCTGAACTTATTGTTGATTCATCAGTTGTTGATTGATCAGTTGTTAATTCGTCAACTGTTAATTCATCAGCTGTTAATTCATCATTAATGAGTTCAGGATTAGTTATCTGTTCTGGATTAATATTTTGATTTTCTTCCATTATTTTTTAAATAATAATATCATTATTGATCATCACTATTAACTTCTTTTAAACTTTGTTTACTTAAAGCCTGACCTGTTAAAATTAATTTAGTTATTATACTCATATAATCTTCTTCAGCATTAGCAGGATATTCGCTACCTTCTATTTCTACAACTTTTAATTTTATTTCATCTGTATTAGAATCTCTATAGTATTTATTATATAAAGTAGAGTAAGTAATTTTTTCAGAATTTATGTTTTCTATTTTTATTTCAGCATCAAAAGTATCTAAATCTCCTATTTTATCATTAGCTTTAAATGTATTAAAAGCAATACTTTTATTTGCTTTGATAAAAGGTTGATATTCATTTTGAGGTATGTGTATACGTATTTTTGGTAAAATTTTTATTCCATCGTCTTTTATTTTTTTCTTTTTATCTTTAGATAAACTTTTATACAAGTCTTCAGAAATTACTTTATACTTTTTATAAGAGTCTCCTTTATCATCTAACTCAATTTCTAAAAATCCATATCCATATGCACCTGATTCTGTTATTAATGTTTGTTTAATTTTAGGAGCATTTGTATCTAATTTATCCATAGTTTCAGAAAACTCTAATGAAGTTAAGTCTTCATAAAGATCTAAATAAGTCTCCTGTTCTTCTTTTGTGCCATTTCTATAAACATCTTCATCTTTGACTTGTACTACAGCTCTTGTATTTCCTATTTTTTTATCATCATTTAAATCTGGAATAATAGGAATTCCATTTGACTTTTGATTAAAAAGTTTTTTTCCTAAATTTAAAGCATCACGTAAATTATCTATTTCATCTATATTATAATTAGATAAATTAGTAGTAGCTGTCATACCAAAAGAATGAAATCCAAAATCACTATCGGCATCTGTTCCTGAATACATACCTTTAGATGTAAAACCTTTTACTTCTTGAAGATCTTCAACTATATTAATTTGTCTTTTTTTGTTTTGTTCTAAAGAAGGTATTATATTTTTTAAAGATGCCGATATAAATATATTAGACAAATCTAATTTTTTTGTTTCATTATCAAATTTAATTCCTCCAGCTATAGCTTCAGGTGTAAGTTCATAGTCATCAGTTTCTTTATTTTTTTTAAATATAGGTCTTGGTTCTTTTTCTCGAGGTGCTCCAGCTGGACCAATCCAAGATGGTATTCCTGCTGACAATAAACCAGCTTTATCTAAACGTATAATTTCTGCAAAACTAAAATTAAAGTCTTCATTAAAAGATTCTTTATATGTTTCTTTAAAATCACTTATCTTTTCAAAATATTGAATATTTACACTTGTAGACGAAACTCCAGATAAAACATCGGGATTATCTTCATGATATTTTTTTAAATTTTCATAATTGTTTTTACTTTCATCTCTAAGAAATCTACTAAATTGACTTTTGAAAGTACTAGGTACAGTTTGTTTTACTAGTTTTTCACCAGCTTTTATATACTGAGTCATCGTAGGATAATTATCCATTAAATAAGTATTTGGACTTTCATCTAAAGCATCATAAGTATTTTTTGCTTCATTAGTATTTTTATTGTGCCTTGATAAGGCTCCGTATTCAAGAGCATCATTTATTTTATTATCGTAATTTTCATAAAGAGTTGAAACTTTTTGTTTTAAATCTTCTTGAATTTTTAATCTAGTAACTGTCTCATTAGATATTCCTAATTTTTTACCTACTGTTAATAAAGTAAATGGGTTATGATTTTTTGGTAAAGTTACCCCTTTGTAAGTATTAGTTTTTATTACCTCCGTTGAGGTTTTATTTATATATTTATTTATTATATCCGTTGGAGTTTCATCTCTATATTTATTAAACATTTCTTCAGCCCTGTCTGAAATAACAACATTTCCTAAAAAATAATCATTAAACTTTTCAGGATTATTATTAATAACATCAACAATAGCATCTTCTAAATCATCAGCATTATTTGTATAAGCATTTGGGTCAACACCTACACCTCTTAATACTTGATTAGCAGCAGCTACAACAGAAGGATCTTCGGATTTTAAAGAGTCATATACAGTTTTTCCTATAACAGAACCTATATAATTTGTATTTTCATTTAGATTTTTATTAAATTTTAATATGATTCCTGCATTTTGTATACTTTGATTATCAATAGCATTTTTCATATCAGAAAAAGTTAACTCAATATTTTGCAAAGTACCCTCTTCATCTGTATAACTTATTTCGTCTTCATCAGAAGACATAGCTTCTAAAGCACTTATATTTGTAATATTTTTAGGTATATCTTTTTTTTCATAAGTGTTTATTGCATCTTTTTTGTCTATAGTTGTAGGAGCTAATAGTATTAAGTTACCTTCCTCATCTTCACCTATATCCTCAAAAGTCTCTTGCATAACTTCATTCAATTTATTAGCTTGTTCTTTTGTAAGATCACCTGATTCAAAAGCTTCTATAATTTCTTTTTCTTTATCTTTAAATTCTTGAGCTTTTTCTAATTTACTTTTATTTTTTTTGTCAGCTCTTGCTTGTTCTACAGCATTATCCTCTGCTATTTTTAAGTCTTCATCTGCAACATTTCCTTGTTCTTCTTTTAGTTTATCACTAGCTTCTTTTCTTATTTTAGCTTCTTCTTGTTTAGTTAACTCTACTGGATCTGTAGTTTTTTTACCTTCTTTTTTGCTTTTACCTTTACCTCCTATTAAATCATTTACAAGTTCATTATTTGCTTCAAATCTAGCATAATCTTTTTTTAATTCATTTTTGTAATTAGCTAAACCTACTTGAAGTTGATTCTTATATCTAGCCATAGCATATGGATCAGGACCTTTAACTGTTTGCTCATAGGTGTTATTAGCAATTACTTTAGCTGAATTACTAATGTCATCTATCATCATTCCTTGAGCAACTACTCCAACAATAACATCTTCAGCAACAGGGTTACCTTCTTCATCAAAATAATTTATATTCCTAACATTGTCACTAAGACCTTTTATATTTTCGTAAGTTCTTTGTTTAACATTTTCCTCTTGTAATGTTTCATCATATGCTTGTTTAGCAGGAGATGCTTTAAAAGCCTCACCCATTTCAGTAGCATAATCTTGAAAAGTTTTTCTTCTATCTTTTACTTCATGTAATTCTGAACGAGTATTATTTTCAGCAGTGGTGATTACTCTTTTATTTTTTTCAAAAGTTTGTCTTTTACTTTTTTCCTCAATCATATTCTTGTAATCCTCTGCGTCCTTAGCACGGCTTCTCATTTTTTGAAGCTCATACTGATTAATAGTTTCTTCAGGATTTTCATAAAAATTAAGCTGTGCTTTAGCACCATAGTAATCTATGGCTCTAGCGTCATCTCCAAACATTTGGTATAGAAAATCAGATAATGGAGCTATAGCATTAGGACCATTTTTTTCCTTAACCATATAACCATTCTTAGGACCTTCAAAAACTATTTCAAAATTATTTTCTTTAGCTGCTTTAGCTGCTTCCTTCATCATATTAAATTTATTAACATAAGTAGGATTACGCATTTGCATAGCTCTATCAGCAGAAGCATTTTTAAAGTTTTTCATTTGATGATTAAGTAGTCTAAGACCACCATCCCAATAAACATCTGGACAATCTTTACCTACACAGTCTTTAGCTGAAAGACCTTTTTGTACAGCATTTTGATAAGTTTTAGTATAAGATATATCTTTCATTAAGTTTTGATCTTCATAGAAAGGTTTAAAAACTTGTTTAGCTTGTCTAACGTTTTCATCTAAAGATAAGTCCAAGCCTGATACTTTTCTTAAATTATAATCTATAGACTTTAAAATCTCTTCTTTCTTTTCTTGGTTGTCTGCTCTACTTACATCAGAATAAAAAATGGAGCCATAAAGCTTATTCATAGCTTGATGACCCGAATCATATTCAGTTTGTTTTTTTTGCATTACATTTGCAAAAAAATTAAAGTCCCTTTGAAAAGGCTGTATCTGAGGTAAATATTGAGTTAGACCTTGTATGTACGTTGCCATGTTTATTTTTTATTTTATACTGTAAATGTATGCAAATATTTTAAGTTTACTAAACTATTAAAGTTTATTAATACCAGAAAGGAAATAAGTCTGAAGCATGTACTCCATGTTCTCCTCCTTTTTTAGATTGTTTACTTGCCAAATATTCCATATAATCTGCATCATCTGGATCTTGAGCACGGTTTTTATCAAAGTGTCCTTTACCTCTTTCAAGTTCTGCTAATTTTACAGCTAAATCTTCTTTACCTGTAAGATTAAAGTATTTTTTATAACTACTTGCTATATCACTTCCTGGAGTAGCATCTGGTGTAATAGCTTTTGGGTTATGATAATACAATAAACCATCTGGAGTTATAGCTTGTTGAGGATTATTATACATTAAAGCTGCTCTATAAGCTTTATCTTGATCACTAGCATTGAGTACGTTAATAGCATCTGTTTGTGACTTTTGTTTAGCTAACCACTGTTCTTGTCTTCTTTGATTCATGTCTCCTAAGTTCTTATCCCATAAAGTACCTCTTTGGATATTCATCTTATTATATACATCTTCAATCATTGGACTGAATTGATTTTGTACAGCAACATTATAATCTAAAGTATCACTTCTAAATTTACCTGCTGTATCTGCTAACTTACCCATTCCAGCAACCATGTTAGCTCTAGCTACTGCAGGGTTAGCAGTATTAGCAGCCATTGATTCAAAACCTTGTTTATAATCACTAGCTGCGTCAAACTGCATACCTCTCCAGTCTTTTAATACATAATCAGGAGCTCGCATGTTTACATCAGGTTGACCTAACACTAATGGTGGTAAATTTCTTCTACTTAACGCATCCGCATATTGTCTTTTATGTGCACTACTCATACCTAAATCTACCCATGGTCTAGGAGCTTGATAAGGAATGTAATCATCATCTTCTTCTATTTCTTCTACTTCTTCTATTTCTTCTTCTAGTTCTTCATCAATAAAGGCATCACCTAGTAAAGTAGTAGTACCTAAATGACCTATAGTTGTATTACCTAAATAACCATCAATAGGTGAAATTGATTTATGCTCATATTTTGTTCCTGTTTCATCTTCTGCACCCATAGAAGGATCTGGCTTAATAGTAGCTTTTGCTATCTCTACTAGTTCAGGATCTTCTATATATTTCTCAGGCTCCGCTGCTATTTTTTGATAAGCCCATTGACCAGCTTGTGATTTAGCTATATCTATACCTTTAGGTGATAAACCTTTTGCTTCATATATATCTTGAAGAGTAGGGTTGTCTTTATCACCTGCCATCTTTTTATAAAGCTCTTTCTTTTCTTTAGGTACGTTTGCTGCTAACTTACCATTTTGAGTAAAATCAGTAGCATCTAAACCTGTTAAATAAAGATTAGCATTTGTTTCTATATGTTTAGTATAGATATCTATAAGCTCATCAGGGGTAACTTTTTCTAATTCTTTATCTCCAAAAAACTTAGAGGTAGTTCCCTTTTTAGATGTAAACAGTTCTTTGTCTTTAATGATATCTATGTAAGCCTTATGAAAAGCTCTTTTTAACTCAGGATTTTTACTTAACTCTTTAAAATAAGCTAGCTGAAATAAGGCTGATTCAATGTCATCTCTAACACCACCTTCTAAAGTTTTATCATATGTAAAATCATCAGATATATCAACATTTATTTTTTGAAATTTACCATCACCTAAATTAATATAATCTCCTTTTTTTAAACCTGCATATGTAAAGTCAGGATCTGTTATATTATATCTTTTATCAGTTCTGTATTTTTTAGGAACTTGTCCAGCTTTTTTATATTTTTTAAGACTTCCTCCTTTTTGCATAACTGCTTGAGGTTGTTGACCCATCATCATTTGAGCAACTTGTTGAACGCTTTGTTGAGCACGTTGTGGATCTAAACCTTGTTTTACCAGAGCCTCTATTATTTTTTGTGGTTCAGCACCTTGTTGTAAAGCTTCTGCAATCATTTCCTCTAATGTAGGTTCTTGTTGCATACCCCCCATTTGCATCATTGATGGATCCATAGCAGGCATCATATCAGGACTCACCCCTTGACCTTGCATCATAGCAGGGTCCATAACAGGTTCTTGACTTTGTTGCATCTCAGGATGAGACATAGCTATTTCAAAAGCTTGTTGAATTTCTTGTTCTGGTACACCTAATTGCATTAAAACTTCTGCAACTATTTGTTCAGGTACTTGCATATTAATTAATTCAAATATAACAGCAGGTAGTTCAACACCTTGTTGTAACATCTGTTCAATCATTGTTATTACCTCAGCCATAGGATCTTGTCCTTGTGCTTGTCCTTGTGGCGGACCTTGTTGCTGCATCATTTCTGGAGACATTCCTCCTTGTTGTGCTCTTTTTAATTTTCTTAATTTTGGCTGTACTCTACCCCCATGTAACATCATTTCTGGTGACATAGGTTCTTGAGACATCATATTAGGATCCATCATTTGTTGTGGCATTTCTTGTTGCATTTGTTGTTGAGGCATTTGCTCTTGATTCATAGAAGTTTCATTCATTAATTCAGATATAATACCTTCTACTAATTGAATAGCTTCTTCTTCACTCATTTCTGTACCTACTAATGCATCTATAATAACTTCTGGTGGTATCTCTTCAGTAATAAGCTTAGCTATAATTTCTTCTATAGGCAAACCTTCTTGTAACATTTGCTCTATGATTACAGTAAGTTCTTTAGATTCTTTTGACTGTACACCTAAATCTTTTTCAGTAATTCTCATATGATCCATATAAGGCATGCTTACTTCGGGTATACCATCTTCAAATCCTTTTTGAGATTCTTGTACTAAACCTAAAGCACCCAACTTAAGATTATAATTTTTAATCATTATCTCAGCAGTTTTTTTATCTATATCATCTGAGTTAGGGTCATTAAGTATCTCTATGTATTTATTTATATCATATTGCTTGGCAATATCTGCAGGAGTGTAACCTTTTCCTTTTCCTCTTTTTTTTGCCGTTTTACCAAAATAATTCAACACATCTGGATCTTTTAATCTCATCTGAACAAAGTCAGAAAATATAAAACTATCTTCAGGAAGATTCATAGCAACACCACCTTGAGCATGTCTTGGTCCTGTGATATTAAAATGTGTAGGAACGCCACCATATAATCCAGGCACCATTACAGTTTCTCCACCTTCTGCTTCTAGATTAGGTTCTTCTCCTTCAGCTACACGACCCATACTTTTATTAACAGATGTTGTAGTACCTCTTCTTTGATTACTTAAACCCCCCATAGTAGCAAGTCTATTATAAAGACCATAACCTACTTGTTGACCTGTTTGTGCTTTAGGTAAATCTACTATTTGAACTTTTCTCTTAGCCATTAGTCTAAAAATTTAATGATACCGCCAGCGGCTTTAATTTTATTTATAACATCTTGTTCTAACATGTAAGTACCACCTGCTTTATATTTACCCATAGCTCCTCCACGTTTAGCCAAAATACCTTGATTATCTATTAATCTGTTATCTAATAACTGTCCTGTAGGACCATAAGGGTTTTGACTTCTTGTAAAATCTATAGGTTGATTAGTACTTTGACCTAGAGATAGTATATCGTTTTGTGTTTTCTGATTATATCTATCCATATTAGTAAATGCCTGCACACCAAAATTATATATAGCTGAAGGATCTATATAAGATTGACCTTCTTCAGTTTTTTCATCTATGTACGGATTTTTAGTATCAGTACCTTTATCAGTACCTTTATCAGTACCTTTATCAGTACCTTTATCAGACATTATTTTAACAGTACCATAACCAGGTAATAATTCAGCTTGTCTGTCTATACTTTTTTCTGGAGAAAAATAATCTTTTTGAGTTAGCAAAGTATAAGCCTTAGAATAATCAGGAATCTCTACTTGACCATAATTGTTTCTTTTTCCAGCATTTAATATAGCTTGATTTTCTTCTTCTAAAGGGTTAGATGTATATAAAGGTGTTGGACCACCTGGATAATATTTAGGTACACCACCATAAGCCATTTCACGGGGACCACGAGTATCTATAGGAAAACCTTCAGGTAAGTCAGTGCTACTTTCTTTTTTATTATTACTTGTTTTAGGTAATTGTAATTGACTTCCTATTAAACCTTCCATAAATTGTTGTTTACCTTCCCAAGTTCCTTTACCTTCATCAGGTGTCAGTTCTTGTCTGGAATCATATTGAGAACCACTTGAAGAAGATTCATTAGGTTTTAAATCAGGCTTTATAGATTTATTAGGTGAAGTATAATTTAACATAGGGTCATTATTACCTTGTCTTTCAGCTCTTCTTAGTATTCTATCAACTCTATTAAAAGGGTTAAATCTTTTTTTGTCTGAGCTTTCATTATCTCGGTTAAACAAATTACTAATAAAACCACTTCTTTCATCTTGTGTATTATCTTGTAGATTATTTGTAGTTGCATCTTCATTTCCGTAACTAGAATGACTAATTATTTTTCCTGTTGTAGGATCTATATAATGATCTTCCCAAAACTTTTCATCTTTAGTTGCATCCGCTTTACCTTTTCCTCTATTGATTGTGTATCTAACATGTTTTTCAAAAGGTTTCCGTAAAAATCTTTTATCATAATCAAGAACTTCTCTATCATATCCTTGAAAATCATCACCTAAAACATTTTTCAATTCTTCTGCAGATAAGTTACTACTATAAGTTACTTTATCTGGATCTTTTGAAAACATGTTCATAAGATTACCTAGTTGAGGATATCTTACACCTGCATATCCCATACCAGGACCTGCATTATAAAACAAAGGATAACCTTTACCTCCTACATCATGAAATCCGCTGCTAGGTGAAGGCATGCCTGGACCATAAGGATATCCATACCCACCAGGAACACCATAGCCGTAACCATACCCTCTAGGATAACCTTGAAATTGTTTTTGAAATTGTTCTTGATATGCTTTTTGACTATTCTCTATTTGATCTTTAACATAAGCTTCCATTTGAGCTTTAGTATAAGTTTCTTCAGCTGCTTCATTTGCATCTTTATCAGAATGCACATTAAGCCCTGGTTGAGCTTTACGTATGCCACCTCTATACATAGCAGGCATGCTTTGCTCAGGAAATATTGACTCGGCTAATTTTTCTGCTTTAGTTTTAAGTAGACTTTCTTTATTAGTTCTACCAACAAAATCTAAAAGACTAAAAGCTGAATCTCTAGCAACTTCTGAAGCTTTAGCATTTTGAGCAATACCTCCTTTAACATATTCTTTAACAAACTTTTTACGAAGTTGCTTAGGATTACCTCCTTTTTTTAATTTTCCAAACGGCTTATTAGATTCTTTATTTATTTCATTTAACAACTCTTGGTGATTTTGAAACTTACTAGATTTTTTATTTTCTTCATTTATGATATCTTCCTCTTCTCGTCCAAAACCAATTGAACCTGACCAAGGTCTAATTCCTACATTTTTTCTAGTTACTGCATCTAACAACTCTCGGTTTTCAATAACAGGCATATTATCAGCTGTGGGTGTTATTCCTTGATTTTGAATTTTAAGAGCTTCTCGTTCTAACATTCTGTGCTGTGTAGGACTCATAGCTTCATATTGATGAGTAAACGGATTCCACTCTCGATGATACCTATATCCAGGTTTAGATTTTTTATCTTCTGGATAATCTTCTGGCACAGGCATTTTTTCAAAATCATACATGTCATATGCAGAATAGCGATAACTACAATCATCACAAAACGTACCATCAGAAACCATTTTCTCTATATCTGCATCTTTTGGATTATTAACAGGTTTTATAGGTCTATCTAAAGATTTAAGAAGAGGCCTTACTTCTTTATCATATCTTTGTTGAACTTTATCAGAATCTCTTTCTTTACTATTAGCCCATATAGAAAAATCTTCTAAAAACTTTAAATCATCTTTTGTAGGAGGGCGCAATTTAGTATAATTACCAGAACTTAAATCTTTTCTATAAACTTTGTTATTTTTTTTCCAAAATTCCCAATTTTCAGGATCTTCTTGATAAGAAACTCCTTTTCTTAAATTATATCCTGGAGGGCTGTAAGGAAAGTATCCTTCAGAATTAACTTCTCCTAAAATTCCGGGAGGTGGATCAGTAATTGATCCGCTTTCATTATATTTTTCTGCTACATAACCTCCTTTTCTTAACAATTCTTTTTCATCAAGTTCTTGGTCTTCAATAGGAGGTTGTTCACCTAATCCTTGTTGTTGTTCCATCATCTGTACCTCCTGAACAACTTGCATAAGTAATTGATTATCTATTCCAGGTACAGTATCTATAAGCATGTTTATAATTTCTTTAAATTCTGCACCCTGTTCCCTTTGATCCATAACAACTTGCATTAACTGTTGAGAATCAATGTCTTGTGGTTGTTGTATATTAGGATCCATCATTCCAGGTTGCTGCATAGATTGAATTTCTTGCATCTGAGTATCCATCATTTCTTGAGGTGCTCCACCCATCTGCATCATCCATTTAGCTGTTGGATTTATATAAGCTCCTTGCTGACCTCCAGCTTTATATATTCTAACTCTTTTCTTTTGTGACATGCTTATAGTCTTTAATTAAATATACTAAATTTATTTATAACAATTAAACTTTAAAAGTTTATTCATTGATTTCCTGTAAGTAAATAAAGTTACCGGCTCCTGATCTTTCTGTATTATAATTGTCTAGTTGTCTATTTTTAATTCCTTTATGTATTCCATCTTTTGGATTAGTTATTAAAGAATATGCTTTATGATCAGTTTCATAAATGTTTGCAGATTCAATACCTTCAGTTTCTAAATACTTATTAAACATTTCTTTTAATTGATCAGATCTACCATGAAGTACAACCATAACTTTAGTTTTTGGGTTTTCTACTAATAAATGTCCACCACTCCAATTTTTGAAACTTCCACTTTGACTATCTGAAGTACCTACAGGTATATATTTAACAGTATCTTTTGATGTTCTTAAACCTAATCCTTTTTGTTTAATTCCGTCAAAATATTTATTATCAGGTTCAATTACAAGCTCAGTTACATTTTTGGTAACATAAGTAGGTGATAACGGAGTATCTGTATCTTTAAAATCTTTTAGCTTACCTCCTTTAATCCCATCAGCTGTAAGAGCTATTACATAAGAGTTATCGTTAGCACTTAAACTTCCATATTTTTTATTTAATGTTTCTTTATAAGGTTTAAAAGGTGCATAAGTATAAGCTAGTTTTTTACCCATTATATCTGATTCATCACCTCTGTTTCTATACATAACTGATGTATTAGGTTCGTTAATTAAAGGTATAGTATACGTTTGAATAATTTCTCCATTTCTTTCACCTACAAATTTAAAAGGATCTAAATCTTGTATGTTGTACACAGGTTCTGTCTCCTTTACAGGTTCTTCTTCTTTTAATACTTTCACCTCTCCTAATGATTCAGGATCACTACTTCCCTGTTGAATTTGTTCTATCACGTTACCCAAACCTTCTGTACTGATACCTGCTAAAACCTCTTCTGCTTTTTCAAAAATCTTAGATAATTCATTTGTAGCATGGCCTAGTTCAGTTTCATCCCAAGATTTTAATCTTATAGTTTGAGGCTCCCATGATTTTAAACCTTTTTCTTCAGGAGTCTTCATAAACTCTTGTAGCTTTAACATTTGTTCTTCAGTAGGTCCATACTTAGGTTTTCTTCCAAAAGGATCTAAAGTAACATTATCTGTATTATAGATGCTTTGTTGACTTACATTATTTTGTAAACTGTTTAACCAAGGTTCAGGTTCAGTTACCTCTTCTACTATATGACCTTGAGCTTGTAGTTCTGCTATCTCCTCATCTGTAAGTTCAGCTTCTGTATATTCTGGTTTAGTTAAACCTTGATTAATCCTAGCAGCATAATCTTGCCATGAAGGCATATAAGGCATTTTTGTAGGTCTTTTTAAAATAGCATTTTCCTTTTCTACATTAACAATAGCATCTGCTTTAGCTCTAGCTTTTATTTCATCAATATTAGTATTAAACATTTTAGGTCTATTATAATCTGCTAGACCTAAGTTTAGCATTGAAGGTCTTGTATCAAGAATAGGTTTTTCTTTTACTACATTAACGTCTTTTTTTGGAGTTACTGGTGATTTTTCTACAGGTGTTGTGCTACCATCGGCAAGTTGTGGAAACAATTCAAGTAATCCTTGTTTAGTACCTACTCTTTGTTTAACTAAATCTTCTAATGTATAACCATTACTTATAAGCTGTTGCACATTATTTATATAATCACTTTTTTTATCTGACTCTGTATAATCTACATCATTAAATATTTTTTGTTGTATAGCTTTAAGAGCTTCTCCTTTAGGAGAAATCCATTTATCAGATCCTGTTTTTCTAGTAAAATACTCATCATTTTCTTTTTTATAATCCCATCCATGTTCTGAAATTATTTTTCCACCATCTTGATATTCTTCAACTACATAACCTTCTTTTTTATATTGTTCTATTTCTTCTGGAGTTAGCTCTAATTCTATAACACCTCCTTCTTGAAAATCATTTAAGCTTAAGTTAGAGTTAATAGATTTTTTCGGCATACCTATAACACCTATCATTTTAGACAAGTTTTTATTAAACTCTGGATATTCTTGAGGTCTTGATTGTTTATAATTTATAATTTGTTCAGGTAAAGCTTGTCTTCCTGATATTCTATCTTCAAAACCTCTTTCAAAAACTTCAGGTTTCTCTTCTCCTTTATAATGAGCTCTTTGTCTTTGGAGATGTTGAGATCTATTCATTACTTCTTGTTTACCTGACCAAGGATCTGTATAAGTTTTTAAATCCATGGTTGCTCTTTCAGAAGGTATTATTTCTTTTGATATTTCAGGTGTTTCTATACTTTTAGCAGGTAGCCTGTCTACTTTGTTTGAAATTACAGGTTTTGGTATTTCATATCTATCTTTAAATACTGGAAAAGTAAAGTCTGTATTAAGAGGATCATAATATATTTCAGAAGGTTGATAATTTTCCATAACCTCTCTTTCATACCCATCCCTATTAGAAAGGTTCCATAAAGATTTATATAAAGGATCTTTAGGAGTTACTTTTTTTCTTAATCTTCTACTTCTTGTACTAGGGTTATTAAATTGATTATAAAGACTGTCAGCAAATTCTTGTTTTAATTTATTAATTTTTTGTGAATCACCACCTTTTTGAAAATCATGACCAGGAACAAATACTGATTTTTTTCTTTTACTAACAAGAGGGTTACCTAAAAATAACTCATTAGTAGCAGATAAGCTACCTGATTTAGCCATCATTCTTTTTCCCTTCTTGTTCATCAGAAGGTTACCCTTTGTATTAGTTAATCCTGTTACAAGACCACCGTATTTAGCTATAGGATATTCATCTACATAATCAGCACCGGGGAAATTATATTCAGCTCCTGGGTACATCATTTGTTGATTACCTAAATTATCTATACCTAATAGTGGAGTATCTACTCCTTGCATAGTTATATTAGAACTTGGTACTCTAGTTACTTCACCAGGATGATCCCACTGACCTCTTTCAGAATAAATAATATCCGGTTCCTGTTTTGGTGCTTTAGCTTTATTAAGCTTAGCTAATGCATCTGATATAGCTTTCTTATTATACATTATCTTGGAGAATAAGTTTTTTTAGTATTTACTATTTTTAATAACATGTTTGTATCACCTGAAACTTCTCTAGACAAATGTAAGAAATTTATGTAATGTCTAAAACGTTTTCTTTCTAATACAGGTTTGTTATAATCTAAGTTTAAAGGATTTAATTCTTTAATATATCCGTTAGCCTGTGTAAACCATATGTTTTCTTCAGCAGCTGTAAACTCTCCTCTGTCTTCAGTTATATCCCAGAATTGATTAAATCTATATTTGTTTTCTTCTTTAGAAAAAAGTATTTGATATCTGTCTGGACCAGTAGCCAGAAGAGGATAAGTTTGTGCAGCAAAAGGATTATTCTTAGGGTAAGGTATTAACTCTAATATACCTGAAGTTTGTTCTGTGTTGTATACTATAGCTTTATCAAAGTTAAAGTCTAGTACATGAAATTCATCTATACAATTTAATTCAGATCTTCTGTAACATTCTAATATGTATTCCATAGACCTGATAGTATTTACTTGTTGTCCTGTAGCTATAGGTAACTCTACTTCAAATGGATAATCTACACCATAGAAGTTACAGTAACTGTCACATCCTTGAGAATGTTTCCATATACTATCTTCTTTAGACGTAAAGAAAAAGTTTCTAGAGGGTAAAAATAAATTAGGATGCCAATCATGGAAACTTATCCAGAATTGATTTTTTGGATCATAAGATATAGTCCAGGAAGCATCTTCAAAATAAGAAGGATCACCTAAAATAATATTTGTAAGAGTTGTTTGACCTCTTCTTAAAGTAAAGGTTTCTGTATCAGAATTATAAGTTAACTCTCCTTTATATTCATCTCTAAGTTTAAAATCTCTTTTAGAAAAATACAAAACCGTATTATAACTATTGTAAGATGTATGTATACCTATACCAGCAACAGGATTATCAGTATGAGGATAATCAGGAAAATCTTCTAATAATTTATAAGGTAAAAATCTAGCAAACCACCATTTCATTCCTTTACTGGATATTTCTTGTATACCTTTCCCATAAGTAAACAACTTACCTTGATTTTGAGAAGCATAAAACATTCCAGCTGGTGTAGATATAATAGACAATCTATTCTGACAAGAACCATACTCATAAGGTCTATCAGCATTAGTTACATTTTGAGGTTGTCTTGCAAATAAACCACCATCACCTATAGTTATTTTTATACCACCCTCTGTCTGTAACTCATCTACACCTTGAAGGATTAAAGGAGATGCATTTTTAAATGCTACAAATATACCAGTTTTGGCAAAGTTTTTAACTCCTGATATTTCATCTTGAAAACTTTTATAGTTATTTGCAAGATAAGTAAACCATGAATCTTTGACTGATTCTTGAACTTGAGGTAGGGAATATACTATTCTGTCTGGAAGATAAGTGTAACACTGGCTGGCAATACTAGGGTCATAGAATCTGTTTTGACTTACACCTTGTGAAAAATATTCAGTAAACAACTTACTAATACTTAAAGAGTAATCATAGAAATAACTATTACCTCTAGTAATCCAATCAGGATTAATATTTAGTAATTCAGCTAGATTATTATAACCATAAGGATTGTAATGTTTTTCATAAGGTAGCTCTTTAGCTATTCTATGATCTACCATTACTTCACTCTCTACAAAGAAATCTCTAATAGAAGATACTCCTAAATAAAAGAATGATTCTTTAGTAGCAAATAAACCTGGATAACCACCTGGATTAAATGCACCAAATGCACCATTACTATAATCATATTTTTTAGTATCTAATTTATAAAAACTTCTAGGTAATGCTCCCTGACCTGTTAAATTATTGGCCGTAGTAGGATTAAAAAAGTTAATAATGTTAGAAAGAGGAAGAGGAGAAAGATTTTCTGTAAAGGCCCCTACGTCATATTGATTAGTGTTTGCCCAAAATCTAACTTGAGGGACTAGTTGTGATAAGAAATAATTATATTCAGTACCATCAGGTAAATCATACATCCAGTTATTAAAAAATAACATGTTGTTTTTTTCAGTATATCTGTTAATGTAAACATCTCCTCCAAAATATATATTACTAGATGTAATTATTTTTTGAATCTTATCTACACCATCACAATCTACAATTACTTCATCTAACAAAGTAGTGTCAATAATTTCTTCACATTCTGTTACAGGAACCTGATCTACTCCTTCTACTTGTCCATATTGATTTCTATTTCTAAGCTTTACTGCAGCATAATGACTTGATATAGTATTGTTTAATTCAAAAGGTTGACCTGAACTTAATGTTTTCCATATGTCTACATCAGCACCACTAGTACCTACTGTAATTAAAGACTTATCTGCATCAGCTGGATTTAAGTCATGTATAAAATCAGGACCATCCGCATCACTAGTTGTGCTTCTTGTATTTATAACAACTGTTCTTTGACGTAGTAAATTATTCACTACATATGTTACATCATCAGCATCTTTTTTAAGTTGTTGTTTAGAATTCTTTTTTAAATATAAAGCTGAGTCAATTGTAAATCTTGTTCTTTTAGAACAATCTATAGGTTTAAATTCATCATAAAAACCATGAGCTTGCATCTGTAATGCATATTGTCTATAAGGTGTAAGAGTTCTAAGTATTTGAATAGCATCACCAGCACCTTGAGTCCAGCTTAAAGTATAGGTGTTTATAACAGCAGCTGTTTGAATAGCTATATTAGATAATCCAGGGAATATATTTTTCAAACCTCCTTCTGTAGTTATCTCATCATTATTTGTAGTAGCTGTGGTAACACCAGAAAGAGATGCTGTATTTATTACACCCAATAAATTATTTAAAGCTGCAACGGCTGACGGGTCTCCAGGAGCTAGTTTATTTAAAAAGTTTTCTTGTGCTTGATTATAAGCAGTTTTAGCTGCTGTATATGCAGGTGTAAAAATACTAGAAGCTGCTACCGTTGCAGCATTTCCTGTGTCACCACCTAATCCTGTTCCAGCTACTGCTTTAGGTCTTTTAATAGTTACTTTACCACTAGTATCTACTATCATTTTAACAAGAGCCCCTACAAGCATTGCATAAAATACTTTGTTGTTTAAAAGCTTATGTTTAGGATGTTTATCAGGCTCAACAAAATTCTGAGAGCATTGACCAAGTAAATAACCATAAGTTTTTAATTCTCCTGTAGCTATTCTAGGTGTTATAAAGTTTGTATCAGGAGAATGAAAACTGACAATGTTTTTAGGAATGTCTGTTAATTCAACATTTCTTTCTTTTAATTTAAGAGGGTTAAAAACACCACCTGAGTTTTCTAGTTCTACATTAATAATATAAGGATCATTAGCTTGCCCTGAAGGATTAAGTGTTCCTTCAGCTGTACCATTAGTAGGATTTTTAGGAATTATTGTATTAAAAGGATAATTAGGATATAAACTTTTTTGTTCTACTCCTGTATTAGAAGACTGTATATTATTGTAAGGTCTCATATTATTAAGCATACCTTTAGCAATAATAGATTTGTTACCAGCTCTAGAACCTCTTAATATTTCATAACCCACAATACCCGGAATATCATTACCATCATTATCTTTAGGTAAGATGATATTATCAAATTGTACTCCTAACAATCTTATTTTCATATCATTATTATCATTAAAATAATGATGTACTTGCGGTCCTGTACCTTGCTCAGGAAACTTATGATGTCTTATGTATTTACCACAAAGATTATATTTAGGATCTGTTGTTCCTGTCCAACAATAAGAAGCTGAATTCCATATTTCTTTTTTATCAGAAGGATATATTTCACTAGATTCCCAATAGCCCATTTTACCTTTAGCAATTACTTTACCACCATCTTCTAATGTACTAACTGTAGGATCTGTTATAGTAGCTGTATTAAATACCTCAAATACTTTTTCTCCAGTTACTATAACATTATGATTAGGTTCTATAGTTTCACATTCTAATTGTGTAGTTTCTGTACAAGGAATTGTAATTGTTTCAGGAGATCTACCGGGAATGTGATAAGATGATGATTTGTCACCAGTATCATATACCCATCTTATAAAGAAAGAATACACTTCATCTCTCATGTAAGAAGGTTTATATCCTTGCTTAACATAATAGTCAGCATCATATTCTACAGATACCCAATTAGCTTCTATAAGATTAGCTAAAGGCTGATAGTTAAAATCAAACTTAGAGGTAGGTCCTACTCTTAATAAATAGTTATTTACTTCAAGAATTTGATCTGATTTTTCATAAACCGGATTTTGTAAAGGTAACTCTCTAAGTGGTATTGCTTTTAACCTAGGATCTAATATGTCTATTATAATAGTTGATGTATTAGTATTATAATATCCTATTTCATATGCTGTAGTTTGTTGATTAATTACAGAAACTAAAGTTAAAACAAACTCATCAAAAGCATCTTGTTCAGCATCTACTTCTATTTTCAGTGCTCCATTAGGTTGTTCTTCATAAGCTAATGGTTGAATATTACTTGGACTAAACCAGTCTGTAACTTTTTGTTGTTTGATACTATAAGCAGCTACAACAAAATAAGTACCATTAGCTAACTGTCCACCTTCTTCAGCAACAGAAAGTTTTAGGCAAGGTGTTTTAAATACTCTAGCTAATCTAATTTTATCACAATCTAATGTATTTTGTTGTGTACATTCTTTACATCCTTGATTAGGGTCAGGACATTCTAAGTCATCTTGGTTAATAACACAATCTTCTTCCCATTCTATACCTGGCCATAATATATTATCTGCTCCGTAATAGTTATTTCCATTATAAGAATCTGTCGGCCAATCTTTAGGATCACCTATGTTAATGTATCTATCCGGATTATTACCATCTGAAAAGTAAACACCCCATGAACAATCTTCTTGTAATCTAGAAGCACCTGTTATTAAATGATACATGCTAAAACCTAAACATCTATCTTGTTCAACAATTACTCTATATGTACATTCATCTTCTTCAAATAACCCTATTTCAGAATATAAAGAAAATGAAGTATTAACTTGATCATTTACTGAACTAAAAATAACCCATTTATCTGCAAACAAATGTATAACACCAATAATTTTTTTTATAGCAGAAGGAGATACTGGTGCATTTTGTAATACACTAACACATAATGTATTTGAAGCTTCATTAGATATAGTTCCTAAATCTCCTTCAATAGTATTGTTAACTGCATTACGTGCATGAACCCACATACCTTCTTGTACAAAAGTTGTATTAGAATCTTTATTAAGACCTTTAATAAAGGTGTTTGTGTTAGCACTTGTTATATTTTGATTATTTTTTTTAGCCATTGTTAATGTATTGAATGATGACTTTTAAACATGTTGTAATATCTATCATACATAGCCTTACGGTTTATTTTCCAAACTGCTTCAAGCTCTGCAAAGTTAGGAGTATTAACTAAAGACATTGCTTTGTTTCTAGCTTCTCTATATCTTTGTTCTATAAGCTGTAATTTATTACCTACATTTTCATCTTCCATAAACATGGTTTCTAATATCTTTCTTTTTAAACCATATTCATAATATTCGTTAAGTAGCTCATGATCAGGTACTAACAAATTTCCTTCTTCATCTTCCATTTGACTTTGGTAATTAAGATATACATTACCTGTAGTAAAATTAGTATACAAAAAGCCATGTTTAATCCAAGCTTCGTCAGTGCTATTATAATAAAGATTAGGACAGTTACAATCAATATCTGGATTAGGTCTCATTTTTAAAGGAGTAAGATGTTTATATACTATTGTTTCAGATGGACTTAAAACTTGTATAAGCTCATAATTTTGACCTTTACAATTTACAAATACTCTTGGAGGATTACAAGTTTCACCATAAGGCAATTCAGCATTATATTCTGTAGGAATAGTATTATCACAACCCGTATTGCAAGTGTCAAGTACAGGAGGTACTTCTACATAGGGTACTTCTTGTATATGTGTACCACCCACATCATAACCTGTATTAACAGTTCTTTCATGACACAATAATGCATGATTAAATACATGGAAGTTACTGGGTAACTTTGCTTTACCATGACTTACTTCAAGGACTACTTCATTAGTTTTTTGAATTCTCAAACCTAACTCATAGTTCATTTTCCTAACTACAGCAATAAGTGTAGCAGGTTCAATCATATCTTCTAATGTATAGTTTTTATAATCAACCATGACATCATCAAGAAGATTATCAAAAGTTCTGTATTTAAGAGTATAGTTGTAATCCATTATCTATTCGGGTTTTGACTATCATCAGCACCTGATGTAGGTAACTGTAAAGTCGTGGTAAATTCTTTTAATACATATTGTTCTATCTCAGAAAAAAGATATTCTGGAAAAGGTAATAATTGATCTTGTCTAGGATCACAAGATTTTTCATCAGGACAGAGAAAATCTGCAACAGAACCTTCAAATAATCCCTCTACTTTAATTGCATCCCAATCTACATTTGCAACATAAATATATTCATTAAGATACCAAAAATATAGTTTTTTATTATACTTAAAATTAGTAGATTTAGAAAGTCTAACAAAAATACTAGGTTCTGTTTGATAAAGATTTTGTGAACCATCAATAGATGTTACTGTTCTAATTAAGGGTCCATAAGTGCCTTGAAAAAAAGCTGGTAGCTTTTCCTTTGATCTTTTAAAAAAACATCCCGAATAAACCCCAAAACAAGCAGCATCAATCTTATCTGTATCAATTAATTCTACATAAGGTAAAGTAGTCATAAGACTACTCATTCTCATAAGTTTGTTTTGATTGTCTTCTCTCTTAAGTAAAGAACTACCATACTTTATAATATTGTAATAGATTTGTCTGTCTGTAACAAAAGCATCTTCTTTTACAGCTTTAATTATATTACGTACTCTAGTTATACTTTCTCCTATTGTAGTCATAGTTCTAAATCATTATAATTTTCTAATTTTTTCTTAGATGCTCTTTCAAATTTATCTTTATTAATTGCTTTTAAAAATTGATCAGAAAGCTTTTTCTTTGGATCTACTTTATGAAACATAGTCCAATTTTTAGGATATTCTTTAGCAACAGTTCTTTTAAACACTCGTACTGGATGAAACATCCAGTGCTCTCTGAATCTATATTTATATTTTTCACTATATGAAGTAAAAAATATTTTAGCTATATTACCATCAGTTTCCCAATTTTTATTAGAAGCTACTATATTTTTTTTATGCAATAAATTATAATCTGGATTGTATTGAACTTTAGGTGGAGGACATGTTCCTATAAATAAAGAACCCACACTTTCTGGTAACTTTATACCATCTCTATGTTCTAAAGTCTCTTTCCAAGAATTTGTATTAAAAACTTTAACTATTTTTTTTATTTCACTTTTGGTTATACCCTTATACTTTGGATATTTTTTTACAAAATTTTCTATAAATTCTTTTGTAATAATGTTATGTGAACGTTGATAAAAACGAGGAGCATTAAGATCTGGTATTTTAAATTTTGGACGCATATGTATATATTTAATATAGTAAATATAAATGATATTAGCAAGTTATGCAAATTTAAAAACAAAACCCCCACTTTAGTGAGGGTCTTGGGTTTCTGATCGTTGTAAAAACCAAAAAACCACGATCTATTTTTTACAATTCTTCTACTAAAATTTGGGCTTTTAATAATCTACCTATAGAACCTGATTTACTTTTAAATTTTAAAGAAACAAATTCACCTGGTTGTAACGTAACTACTTTAAAAAAAGAAGTATTTATAGGTTTTTTTTGATTAGTAAATCTAACATCAACAGCATGATCACCAGGCTCAGTTCTTACTGTATCTACTGTAGATCCTGATATTACAGAATTATTTACAGTATCCCATAAATATACTTCCATATTAGTTAGACTTAAAGTTTCATACTGAATAGTATCTACTCCTCCGAGAGTTGTTACAATTGCACCATCTACCCAGTTATTTAAAGCATTATCTGGTATACCTATAATATCTGGAAGGTCTGTATTATAAGAAACATTTATTTTAAAAACAGTAGGGTCAAGGTAAGTGTTTTGAAAAGTTAATATTTCATAACCTATTGGAAAAAAGTAATTATCTGGACCCGGAGCTGGAGCATTATCAACTATATCAATATCGCTTATAAATTCTTCATAAAAAAATATTTTACTTGGTTGAGATACTGTATAAGTTGTTGTTGAACCAACAGTATTAGAACTTACATCAATATTATTTCCGCCAACAACAACTGTTTGAGGAATGTTACCAGCAGCTTCACAAATTCTTGAAACTAATTCAATAATTATATCATTTAAATTTGCATTATTTTCTACTACTATTTGCTGGTCACATATTAGATCATCGCCTGTGTAAATCACACATTGTGCATCTGTATAAGATGAACAAGGTTGAGGATTAGGACAAGGTAAAGGTGGACATGCTGGTGGAGTAGTCATAGGTCCATCAACGCAACCACAATTAGGTTCTGTATGTGTACATTTATTTTCCATTTCTTTATATTATAGTTCTTGTATGCATTCAACATTGAATAAATTCCATCCTGAACTTATAAAGTTGCCTGTTACTATTTGTATTAAAACATCTTCTTCTGTTACAGATGAAACTCTTGTGTAAGTTAATTCATAACATTTGTTTTGTGCTGCGGGATCTATAGATGTACATAAACTAGGTTCTGGTAATCCTGTAGGTACAGGTGTACCTGGAGCTAAACCAGTTTCACCAGGATTATACATTGTAAGACCGTTTGTATTACTCATAGGTGTACTTCCTGCAGGATCCCCTACACCTTCTCCATAAAATGTAATAGTTTCATTAACTCCTTGAGATATGAAATTAACACCATCATATAAGAATACAGGTTTACTTAATATAGGAAAACCTCCTGTTTCAGTATTCCAACCCGAAGAACCAGCAGTGCCTACTAAACCTGTACTAGATAATTTAGTTGTTTTATCTGTAGTAATTACAGAAAAACCATCAGGATTACCAAAAGCTGATACTGTTAAAGTTATACTGATAATACCAACAGGTATAGTAAAAGGAATATAATAGACACCATTACCTGCTATTGATTCTACACTATCTCCACACTTTAAAGCAGCACATTCAACTAAACACCAATTAGAACCATCATAGTATCTTATAGGACAATTTCTAGGATTAAGTTCTCTCCATACCAAATTAGAATCTAATACTTTTGTATTGCAATCACAAATATCTACCCATGAGGTACCGTTATATATTTGGTATTTAGCCATAATTATTCTTCACAATTTTCAATCCATAAATCACCAGCTTTAAAGGTATTAGATCCAGGAATACCGTTGACTCCAAATCCAGGTACTGCTGCATATTGTGCATCAAAGTCTTCTTGTTCAGGTGTAGTATTCTGTACAAATACTGCAACACCTCTACCTGCTAAACCATTTGTTCCATTATTTCCTTGAGGTCCGATTGGACCTTGTAAGCCTTGAGCACCTGTAGCACCTGCAGGTCCAGGAACTCCTTGAGGTCCTGTTGCACCTTGAATACCTTGAGGACCAGGATTACCTTGAGGACCTTGTATACCTTGTGAACCTTGTGGACCTTCTTTTCCTTCTATCCCTTGTTCTCCTTGTTCTCCTTGAATACCACCTTCACATATAGCTTGAATTAACGCATTAATAAGTTCTTCAAATGAATTAGGAGGGCATGGTAATTCTAAACAAGAAATATCATAATTAGACAGATTAAACATGTCAATAAGGCTGCATAATTCTTCTGCAAGTTTATATATAACTTGAGTAACTGTATCCCCTTTACATAAACCAATGCATTCAATATCAGAACCATTCCAAATTACACAATTTGAAGATACTGGTGAACAAGGACTTTTATCTAAATTTAAAGGCTTCATATTATAATATACTAAATTAAAATTACATTACCTTATATATGTATTAATATATACATATAAATTATTTATTATTCTATTTCTGGAGAACACTCATGTACTATATTCATACTTATATATCCGCATTTTGTTGGACAAGCTTTTGGGTCTTTTACGCAAACATATTCAGGATCTTCTAACATTTGTAAATGAATAAGTTCATGTTTTATATCATTAGCTAAACTTTCATCATCACAACAATCTTCTATACCATATCTTTTAGAAAGAACTTCTTTATACTTTATCTCTGCATATCTACAGACAATTCTTTCATATTGTGTTGGTGTACATATAGGAGTATTATAACCTGGAGTAACAACTCTTTTTGGTAAAGGTATTTCTGGACAAGAGTTATCTACACAATCACCAAAATTTATTACTTCTATATCTTGAGATGTCCAGTACTGAACACAATATTTTTTACTTAATTTGTTAGCTCCTATAACTTCATCTGTTTCTTTTTGATCTCCATTACAATCAATATAGCTTAGTTTTCTAGGTTCTCCTGCTAAATTTTTAGCTCTAGTACATGTACATTCTGGTAAACATTTTTCACATTCTGTAAAACAATCTAAAACAATATTCTCAAATAGTGACTCTAATGATTCTTCTGTACATGTTGTAATTTCTACAGTGAAGCATCTTATTATACCATCTATGTTAACTTGAATAACTTTGTTAATATATTGTTCTAATAAATCTCCAGAATATATTAGTTCTTCTTCTGTATTACAATCAATTAACTTAAAACAAGGAGGTATTTCTACAGCTGCACAACTTTCACAAGATTCATAACTTGTTGTAATTTCTATTGTTGGTGTTAAATCATTACAATTTTCACTTGATTCAATAAACCAACAATTATTATAGTCAGCAGGTAAATTATCTACGTTTGATAAATCAAAAGAATAACTATAACCTAATTGTATACTTCCTGGATTGCTTATAATTGCAATAAAATTTAAAGTAGGATCAAAACAATTTTCTATATAATAACAATTAGCTTCTGGTTCATCACAATCAGGACATAAAGGATCATCACAATCACTGCCTTCAAGAAAATAAGCTACATTTTCTAAATAATCATTAGTACCAAATGCAGATCCTCCAGGAGTAGGTTGAGGACCTAGAATAGGTATAGGAAATTGATACTCATTAGTTATATAAGCTGTGAAACACTTACCATTATAATAATAAGTAGATTCATCAATATAAAATAAATCTGGTTGCTCATAATTAAACTGAAGAGTTAAATCATTGCAACAACTAACAAGAGTAAGTATCTGATGAACAGCCATGATTATTTTTTAATACTATTTTCATACTTATTAAGACAAGCTGTACAACATGATTTACCATCTGATGCTTTTCTTCTTTTACATCCGCAATTTAATGCTTTTCCACAGTTTGTGCACTTATTCATAATTTTGGTTTTTATTAGATTTTAACAATTAATGCAATCTAACTTATTTAAAAGTTTAATAGCATAGTTGTATAAGGTCATACCTTTTTGAGGCTCATGACAATATTCTACTTTTGCTTTAGCTGCATCTAAATAAGTTCTTATTTTATGAAGTTGATCCAGCTTTTTAGATACTTTATTACTAGGTTCACATGCTGCTAAATCTAATTCACATAGTATTTTAGAAATTCTTTTTAAAGCTATTGTAGTTCTTAAATGATTATATTCTACAAATACTTGTTCATTTGGAGATACACTGTATTTAATTATATAAACTCCATCAGGAATAGAATCAAATACTGCTCCACAATCAACCGTTTGTAAATCAATATCACAAGCTGTAATAACAGCATTTCCACCAGGTGTAAAATCTAACTCAATAGAGTAATTAAAACCTGGAGGTGTAATATGTAATGTAGGACATGTTACAGGTAACAAGTCATTGTATACACTAGTATCAAATAATTTTAATATGCAAGTATTTAATACTGTTGGAACTTCTAAACTTAGCTTGTGAGTCATAAAATAAAAAATAAAAAAGGAGAGGAGAAATAACCTCTCGCTCTCCTTTTATTAAGTTGTTAATAGTTTATTATGGTGTAACAGATCCAGCTGCAGCTGCAGAAATTCTACCAGAAAGATCTTTTCCTCTTAAGTTCTCTACAAAAGGAGGTATATCAACAATAACATCACATGGAACTGAGCATTCAAATGCCTCAATTTCACAAACACCACAGCCTTCTAACCATGTACCTAATGTAGTTTGTAAAGGTGTTAATGAACCAGATCCAGCTAATGCTACAAACTCTAATAAGTATTGATCATTATCAAATGTAGATGATGGATTGTTAAAACGTGGAACACTGTGTAACAAATACAAACGGTCATATTGTGCACTACGATCTATATCAGATAACATTTGGTTACCTTGAGTAATTTCACGTATACGTAAATCACTATGGAAGAAATTTTGACGGTAAGACTCAGACATGATTAAATCACGCATTACTTGCTCACCAAAACCTTCTGCTTGTTTAGCATTACATTCTTTAATTACACACAATCCTTCAAATTCACAAGGATCACCATTGTAATCTATTAAAGAAGCATATAACAATACCGGTTCTTTTTCAAAGAAATCAGTTGATTGGAAAGTACAATCACCAAATTTAGTATCAACATAAGCTCCTTCAAGAATTATACCTCCACACGCATCTTCAATATATCCTGGAGATACATAATCATCCCAAGTCATTCCAGAAGCTGTTTGTGCTAAATCAGATGCACTTGTTGCTGGATCATATAATATTGTACCATCCTGAGCTATTACTACTAATTTAACAAATGGAGAAATTAATGGTGAACTAACAATTTGTTTAGCCCACTCTATAAACACTAAAGTAGAATCTACTGGAGTTGGATCAATATCATCATCATCACAACATCCTGTGTAAGCATCAACTGTAAGGTATGTATTACGATTTAAAAAACGTAATGCAGGTGAACCTTTGATATCTAAACGTAATGAATAAGTTTCATCACATAAGAAAGTAGCACAACAAGAATCATCTCCTGCAGCTTGATTAACTGTAAGAATTTCTATTTCTGCATTATTATCACCTCCTACAACAGTTAAAATATCTCCAGCAGTATAACTATTACCAGTAGCAGCTATAGAATTAACAGAAACTACATCACCACCTGGACCAACTGCTATTTCAAAAACTACACCTACTCCTGTTCCTCCAGTTGTTGTAACATTATAAGTACCAGGTGTATAACCTGAACCTGTATTTGATACACTTGCAGTTAATACAGCACCTCCCGCATTATAAGGAGTTGATCCTATATTTACAACATCAGAACTTGCTGGACAAGCCTCTTGTGAATACAAACGTGATACATACTTTGGATTGATTGTCTTAGACTTGTTAGTCTCAGTATATCCTCCGTGGAATGGACCAATTTTGTCATTAGCTTGTATTGCAGAACCTGCAATGTAAATAGGACAACAATCAGTAAGATCATTATCTGTATAACTTTCATGAGTTTTAGGATCAAAAATACCAACATATCCAGAAGTCAAAGGAGAACCGCCAGATTTCTGAATTTGAGATAATTGATTTAAAACATTTGTGTTAAGACCACTTGTGTCTAACAAAGATCCAGCAGTGTTTGCTGTAATTGTGTTTCCCGCTAAATCAACAACAGGTGCACCTAATTGTTGTGTTCCTGTAGCTAAAAACATCTTGCGAAAAGCATGATTAAAATAAGCCATTTTTTTATTTATTTAGTTTAACATATATATATACATAATATAAGTAAAAGATTTTAAAGAAACAACTATTTTAAAAATAATAGTTTATATTTAGTTGAATTTAAAGAATCTTTTACTAAATCAAGATTATTTACTATTTCAGAATAAGGCATCATACCTTGTAATTTATTTACCATTGCATAAAGTTCTCTAATGTAATCTAATGCATCAGCTACATCATCTACAGTTCTTTCAGATATGTTTTTATAAGATAGTAATTTTTCAGTTACTCCTTGATAACCTTCTGTAAGTACATCTACATAATCTGGAATTTTATCATAAAGTTTATTAAGTGCTTTATGAGCAGCATAAGAACCAGTACCCATTATTTTTAAATGAAGCTTATGAAATACGTTTCTAGCATTCATTAATTCTGTGATACAATTACTCATAGATGTATCTAAATTACTAGTTACATTTGATGTATCAGCTGGTTTACTTATTACAGGTTTTTCCTGAGCTTGTGCTGATGGCCTACTTAATTTTTTAATAGGTTCATTTGCACTTGGACGTTTTAACATTCTTGTACTCATTGTATTAATTGTTTCTTTCTGCAGTTTGCATTCCTCTACCCATTTGGTTAGGTGATTCAATATCGCCACCTAAAATGCTTACAGTTTCATCTATTATTAATTCTATAATGTCATCTTTAAATTCTGCTAGTATATCTGCAGGGGAGACTATTCCAGTATAAGGGTTTACAATACCTGTTATCTCAATCCTTTCGGGTTGTCTGTAATAAGTAAAAGAAGCATTATCAATAGTAAATTCTCCATTTGTATAAATTAAAATATTATCATCTTTTAAAGTAGCAAAAGTTTCTCTCCAATCAAAGTTAGGTTGTTTAGATTTATCTCTAAGTAGTTCACTTACGTTACCTTCTTCAGCTAAATAAACTACCATATTATCAGAAGTACAACAATCAGAAACAGCAGTTATATCTACTCTTTTCCATTGTAAATAGTCTTCTGGTATAGGACCTTCATAAAACAATTTACGTTCTGTAACAGCCATAGGTTCAGTAATGAGCAGTACTTGAAGGTCATCTTTTCTTCTAGTACTTTGCTCATCACCTTCTCTTAATGTATTCATCCCATGAAGCTGTCTTCTAGCCCATTCTACTTGAGCTTTATTAAAAGCTTCAAGAATCATCCAAGTTTCTATGTTATCATAGTCTTGGCTATCTAATTTATTGAGCCTTTGTTTTACTTTTAATATGATAGTTTGATTTAACATTTTATATTACCATTTAACTTTATGAGACCAATATCTAGCAGATAACTTATCAGGTTTAGAATCTTGGGCATTGTGTCTTGCATAGTAAGATTTTTTACGTGCTTTATCTTTATCAGATTTAGGGTTTTTACCAGCACCTTTAACACCTTGTTGACCAAACCTGATAGTTTTAATTTTATCACCTTTTTTAGCTACAACTACATGAGATTTAGTAGGATGACTAGGAGTACGTTTAGGTTTATTATAACCACTTACTCCTACTTTAGCTAAACGTGAATCTTTTTTAGTAGCCATTGTTATCTTTTTTTACCTTTATGTAAACCATGTGGTGCATGTTGTTTACCTTGTTTAGTAGCTTTTCTTTTTACACTATTAGCATTAGCTAATTTTTTTTTACCAGCTTTTGAACTTTTAAGTTTAGAAATAGTTTTAGCAGGTGCATACACCTCACCAGTAGCTTTACTCCCTTGAGTAGAAGGTTTTCCACTTGCAGTTCTCCACTTTTGTTTAGTCCATTTATCTAAACTTTTTTGAGGTGCTTTTTTTGCCATTGCTATTACTTTTTCTTTTTAACAGAAATTCTTTTTTTAGAAGAAGGAGTTGCAGCTTTTTTCTTTACTCCTCCACCTTTCTTATATCCAGCTTTTGTTAATGCTTCTTTTAACTTAGTACCTCCGCTTTTCATTGAAGAGCCGCCTTTTTTGTACTTCATTCCTGCTTTTTTCATATTGTTTGGCATAATTTTTTTGTTTTTTATATTAATAATTAATTTTTATAACCACCACCGTTAGCTTTATATTGCTTTGCAAGCATCTGAGCTTTTCTAGCTGACCACTGTCCTGGACTACCACCTTTATTTCCAGCTTTTATTTTTTCAAAAAGCTTTTTACGCATTCCAGGTTTGGTATAATTACCAGCTTTATTTACTTTACTCTTACTCATAATAATTATTAAAAGGCTCCTCAAGTGTGCATTGTTAAGAGGCATGAGGAGCACATTAATTTAACAAGGCATTGCTTTATTTGGTGCCTTAGATGTACCACCTACTCTACCTTTAGGTTTCATTTGAGCAGTAGCTGGTGAAACACTTGTTCCACCTACACGTCCTTTTGGAGATTTTTGAACTTCAAAAGTAGCCATGTTGTTTGGGTTCTTCATTGATCCTGTCATGATTATTTATTTTTTAGTTGTTTTTCTTTTAGCAGCACCACCTTTTTTCATCATAGCAGGTTTTACTGTTTTTCCGTATCTTGCTTTAGGTTTAGAACCTCCTTTTTTCATAGTCTTATATCTACCACTTTTAAGTAGGTCATCTAATTTCTTACGACTTTCAGGAGTAGTAGGTCTAGGTTTTTGAGGTCTAGGTTTTTGAGGTCTAGGTTTTTGAGGTCTAGGTTTTTGAGGCCCAGGTCTTCTTGTGTCTCCTCTTCTATTATCAGAGCTTTTATTACCAGAACCTGTACTTTGTTTTTGTTGTTGTTGTTGACTAGCTGATGAACTACTTTTTAAATTAGTACTTTTATTTTTTACACTATTATCAGTTTTAGTTACTTTTGTATTATTACCAATAAGTCTACGGTCTCCTTTAACATTAACATCTCTTTTACTAGATCTAGCTGCTCCAATAGTTTTTTGTGCTGTTTTAGCTCTTGTTTTTCTTTTATCTGCTGTATTTTTATAACCTTCTATTTTAGAACGAGTATTTTTATTTACAGCTTTAATAGTTTTTCTTTCTTCTTTGGCTTTTGTTTTAGCAGCCTTTTTTTTACCTTTTGCAATAGCTAGTTCTTTTTTTGCTTCATTTTTAGCAATTCTTTTAGCAATTCTCTTTTTAGCCCCACCAGCTTGTGCTTTTTTTAAAGGTGTTCTTTTTTTAACACTTTTCATTTTATATTATTTAAATTGTTACTTGTCTTTAGCTGCTTCCTTTTCAGCTTTTTTCTTAGCTCTGTACTTTTTATCAGCTTTAGCCTTTTTAGCTTTTTTCTCAGCAATCTGTTCTGGGGTTAATTCAGATTTAGCAGCAGGTTTAGTTCCTGCCGCTTTTTTTGTACTGGTAGTTTTTTGAGCTTTTTTATTTTTAAGAATTTCTTCTTTGCTTTTTTTAAAACTTAATTTTCTAATAGGCATTATTATATAATTTTAAATATTCCACAATTTTTCAATTTCTGTATTTAGAATTTTAAAAATGTCATCATTCATAGGATTCTTTAAAAATTCTACTACATCAGAAACGTTTCTACCTAACACAGTACCTGATTTCATATGATAAAAATACCCATCAGATTTGGTAGAAATTAATTTATAATAAGCTGAATCTTTTACTACAGCTCTAAGTTTAAGGGTTTCCATATTAGAATTTACAGCATCTAAGAAAGACTTAGCTGCACGTTCCATATTAGATTCACCTCCTTCTCCATGAATATGTTTATCCATATTATCATAAAGAATATCTTTAGGAGTATCTTTCTTATACTGTACACTATTAATATCTACAACTTTAGCAATATAAAATAACTTAGTAGTATTTTTAGCAAAAAGTTTTTCAAGTTCAGAAAGAGCTTTATTACGTAATTTTTTGTACTCAGTTCTTGTAGATACTGTTTCTTCTTCTTTGTCTAAATAAAACTTAGGAGGTTTGCTTTTTGTTTTTGCATCCTCATAACTTTTAGCAACTATATCAAATCCTCCAGCCTCAATAGCATAAAGCTTAATTCGGTCATATGGATTGGTCATGTCTAAATAAGTGGGTTCATTACTGCATTGGATTGATATCTTATTCCAAAATTCAGTATTATTAGGTCTTAATAATTGAACCTTGTTCCAAAATTCAGTATCTTCTGTATCTATTACATTAGATGCTAATTCTTTTTCTAAATCTGCTATAGCTTCACGAATATGCTTAACTCTAGCTTCACGCATTTCTTTAGGTAATTGTTTAATCTCAGGAGCAAATTCATTTAATCCTGTAAGATATCTAATTACACCGTTATTCTCTAAACATGCTAATTGTTCATAGTGTACTACACCATCATACAACGCTTGTCCGTAGGTCTCTAGACCCATGTTCTCAACTTGCTTATCAACAAAAGGTCTGATAGCAATTTTTGTTTTTTTGTCTGTTGGTACTTCTACCATTGTGAAATTTTCACTCATCTTTTTTTTGGTTTTTATATTTATTAAAAAAAGGGGAGGAGTTACCCTCCCCTATTATGTTATTCTGAGATTATTAGAAACTTCCTCCAGTAATTGGGTTTCTCATTACTATTTTAAGAACCTTAGTTGGATCCTTAACCCAAATAGCAGGCATTGTTTGTGACATCATTACACGATATCCATTAAATTGTCCAGAAGACTGGAATCCTTGGCTACGTCCCATGTAATCCATAGTACCATTCTGATACCACCATTTCAACTGATTATCCCAAGATAACTTCAATAAGAATATGTTATCATTAGTGTTATCAGTAATATCAAAGATGATGAAAGAATAAGATGATAATGGGTAACCATCAATGATTGGGTTCTCAATATCATTTGTATGAACATTATCAAATGCTGGATTAACTACAAACTTAACGTTAGCTAAGAAAGGAATAACATAAGAAGTGTAAGAGAATCCAAAATTCAAGTCCATACCTTTACCAGTGATTGCACCGATATCTGCAGCTTGAATAACAAGACCAGAGTTAACAGCTTCATTAGCAATAGCTTCATTAACCATACGCATACCGGCCATACCAGTTTGTACAATTAACTCACGTTTTGGATCTGGACCTTCAAACTCAACTTTACCATTAAAGAAATTATAAATTTCTCCACGGAATAAATCTAATGTAAAGTTGTTCTTGTTATATACTCTTTTGAAAGAGTTATCCAATTGCTTCCAAAGACCTACTGATAATCTAACATCATCTGGACCATCTTGACGAACACGTCCACCATGACCCCACATAAGGTATGTCTCAATATCTTTAGCAATTTTAGTTAAATGAGCTGATTCCATTTGAGTAAGGAAAGTACGTGATAAATCTCCATTATCAAAAGCTTTCTTTACTTTGTCTTTACCCATAACTTTAACCATGTCCTCAAGAGAGTTAATGGATGGATCTACAGTTTTATCAAAGTTTCTCCAGATTTCAGTTACTGGAACTGTACCGTCTGCATTCATACCACCCTTAATCATAAGGTCAGCACGAGAAGAAATTGAATAATGCACGTGTGCTTCTGCACCTCCTACATAGTTATAGAACTCACGGAATCCTGCACCTGTAGTAATATCAGAGAATCTTTCTCCATATTCACCACGAGCAGAACCTTTACGGAAATACTTAGTACCTGAAGCAAGGAATCTGTTATCAAAGAAACGTGCATTACCATTATTAACAAGACTAACAGTATAAACAAAACCATCACCTGTAGGAAGAATGTCTTCATCAGTGATGTAAAGTTCAATACCATTATACTTATCATAAGTAATAATGTCTCCATGACCAAATTCACGCTTGTTGGTCTTAATACGGAAAGTTGTTCCGTCTACTCCTTTGTACTCATTAGCAGGTTCTAAGTCTTCAATAATGTAAGGTAAGTCTTGACTAACTGGTGTTTGCCATTTATACTCTCCTCTTGCATTGTCAACCATAACAACATTCTTACCTCCAAAGTTAGCCATTTGATAAAGAGGCATTTCTACTTTTTGTGCCATAGCCCAAAGGTCTACTGGCCCCATATCCATAGGTTCTGCGTCTTTCAACATGTTAACCAGGTGGTAAGAATCTACATGTGAACTAGCATTGTAAGCTGTATCTCGTAGAAAGATACCATTGTTTAAAACTGGTGTACTCATTATATTTATTTATTTATTGTTTACTTATTTGTTTATCTACTAAAAATATTTTTATTAGGTTTTTGTATCGTTCTTCTTGCTTGAGGTTTTCTAGGAGCTTTTTCTTTCTGTGTTCTAGTACCTCCGGAAACAGTTGCTCTTTGACCTTCAGCTGTTTTTAATTTTCTTACTGTGTTAGCAGTTGCTTCAGTAGAACCTATAGTTTTAATTTTATTTTTATATCCATCTGGATCCTGAAGTAACCATAAAGCTTCAGCAATAAGATCATGCCTAGGTTCTACAAATTGATACTTTTCTAAAAGATGTCCTAGTAAATTAGTTTGCTTACCAGAAATAGAAGGATAATTAGGTTGTACTAATCCAGAGTATAGCATACTTTGTGTTTTACGATCTAATTTAACACCACTAATTTCACCTTTAACAAGAGTGTTATAAACATTCTCAGTATAAGCTTGTGCAGCTTGTTCTTGTTTTTGTTTTTGTACTTCTTGTTCAGCTAATTTTCTTGCAACAATTTCTTCTTGCATTTTATCTAACTTAGGTTTAAACTGTTCAGCTTTTTTACCTAATCTATCTAAATCTTTTAAATCTTCAATTTCTGCTTCTATTTCTTCTGGAGTTCCAAACTGAGTAGCATAAAAGAATTGTCTAGCAATTTCTTCTTGATGTGTTTCATTACTAGGGTCTAAATCAAGCATTTCCTCAACTTGACCTAAAGTTCTAAATAAACCTTTTAAATCTTGACCTCCATCAGCAACATACTTAGCTGCTGCTTGTAACTCTCTAGGTAAAGATGCAAAAAATTCTTGAGGTACTTTTTCTTTTACTTTATTTTCTCTTTCTTGAAAGTTAACTTCAAAAAGTTCTCTAAAATCAGTTGCTGTATAATCTTCTAAAGGTTTATCATCATCAAATGGCATTAATGAACCTTCATCAATCATTTTAGTAGCTATTTCTAATAAACCACTTTTATCAAGTTTAGGTCTACCACCTTTTGATTCAATTTCTTCTTCTTCATTAATAAGTTTATCTAACTCATCAATTTCTTGATCAATATTCTCATCTAAGTTTTTTTCGGTTGTTAAAGTTTCAGTATTAGACTCAGAGTTTGAATCTTCTTCTGAAGAACTGTTTACAACTTCTTCTTTAGGTTCATTATCAGTATTATCTATAAATGAAGTATCTACAGTTTCTTTTGTGAATACTGACTTTTTTTCTTCATTAGGTAACAATACATTGTCTGCACCTACACCGAATATATCATCTAGGTTTACATCTGTTTCTTCTACTGTTGTAGAATCATTAATTATTTCATTTGCTTGTGACATAACTTTTTTTGGTTTTTATGTTATACTTTAATATAAGTATTTCTAAACAAATAAACTTATAAAATTTAAAAAAACTAATATTTAGATATATTTTTTTTATGATTATATAGCTATAAATAACTTCTTATTATTCATCTTTCTTTTTATTTTTATTTTTAGGACTTGCAAAGTCCCATTTATTTTTATTTTCTTTAGCTATTTGTAGTTGTTTATCTGCTATTTCTCTTTGTGCTTGAAGTTTTTCTCTTTCTATTTGCAGCTTTTCTGTTTTCTGCATAGCATCAGTATTCATTTTTTCTTTTTGCAAATTAGTTTGTTCAGTATACTGTTGTGTTTCTTTAAGATCTTTCATGTAATCTATGTAGTCAGATTGCATATTTTCATTTTTATCTTGCATAGCTCCAAATCCAGCAGATCTAATCTCAGCAACAAGAATATCTTTTCTTCTATCTTTTTCTTTTTCTGTAGATTCAAAATCAAGTTTAGCTTTCTCTTCAGCAGCACGAGCTTGAATTTCTTGTTCTTGTAACTGTTGTTGATGTTGTTGTTCTTCTTGTTGTTGTTGTTGTGCTTTTTGTTCTGCAGATTTCATAACATTATTAAGTTCAGCTATAGATTCAGACTGAACAACTTTTCCTAAATCATAAATAGAAGCTCCTGTAGTATTATTAGTAATTGCTAATTGTTTTAATTGTTCTAAAATGTGTCTATGATTAGCTGTTGTAGAACAAAATATATTAAGATCTCTCATTAGTAAATCAGTACCATTAATTTCAAAATTAACTTTTTCTTCATTACTTGTCATATATGTAAGTCTAGATGAAGGTTTAGTTGAATGATAATACTGAGCCAAGTTAGTTCTCATTTCATGTACTCTAGGCATTAAATAATCTGAATGTTGTATAAAATAAACTTCAGTTTGTGCATGAGAAGCATTAACAGATTGTTGTATACCCGTAGCAGTATCTTGTTGACTTATCTGTTGACCTAATCTTTGTGGAGTTATACCAATAGTTTCATAAGCCTGTTGTTTAAAATGATTAGCTAACTGTATTCTAGACATAAGTCTATTAGTCTGCTCCATGTCTAACTTTTGAAAATGCTGGAAATTTAAAGGATTTTCTGTATTAGTTATAGTTGTATCTAAGGGAAGAATCTGAAAATTTTTCATAGCTGCATAAGCTTTAGCATAATTTCCTTTACCCCAATCTTCTCCTAATGAATGTTTAGGTAATCCATTTTGATCAAGTAGTATAACAGTACCTAATTCATCTACTAATATATCAGCAATTTGATTATTAACTAGGTTATATCCCACCTGATGAGCTTTCATTAAATCTACTAAAGAAACTGATTTAACATTTCTATCATTAAATACAGCTCCTTCTACAGGATTTTTACATCCATATAAACTATCATTACCTTTAAACTGAAACCTTAAAGGTCCTATCTTATTTTTATCTATACCTAAATAAATAGGAGCAAATCCATCAGGATTATTCATACCCCAAAAGCTAGGTAAGTTTGGTCCTAGTTTTACACCACCCCAAGTTTCATTAATCCATATCCAATCTATATGTTCTCCAAATACTAAGTTGTCTTTAGATTTATTTTTAAAAAGTCTTGTATCATAAATAGGTTTATCTACAATTTTATAATCTTCAGTTATAATTTCCTGAACAACTTCACCATTATCAGAAATCTTAGTAAGGTGACCTACTTTTCTTTGAGACTTCCAGTATACTATAGTTTCTCTTACTAAGAAAGCTGTACCTTCATTATCATAATCTTCACTTTCTTGTAAAACTTCATTTATAGGATCAGCTCCATTAGTAACACTTTTCATACCTACAGCAGAAGTATATTGTCTCATTGCTAATGAAGGCATATTAGTGTTCCATTCATGAGATCTACTAGTGTCATAAAAACTACCATCATTTTGCTGACCACCTATGATATAACCTGCAGATCTAATAGGATATACAGCTTCTAATGCAGCTGTTTGATCTTCATCCATTATATAACCGTATTTATCAATAGCATCTGCTACAGTAATCATTTCTGTTTTACCTATCCAATTAGCATCTGACATATATTTGGTGCCTGGTGACTTATGGTAGAAAGTAAGTATAGGATTCCATAATTCTATATGATAATCTTCTTCCATCATTCTAAAATGATAGAATTCACTATCTGTAACAAGCATATCTCTAAAACCTGTTTCTTCAAGTTCTTCCATTCTGAATCTTTCATGATCTACTTTATGCTGATGATCAGCCCATTGTTCAATCATAGATCTATAATCTTTTTTATAAAAGTTTTCAATTTCAGGAAGAGTTTTTAAATTATCTGGGTTAAGTTGTTGTTGAGCTTCTTCTGATTGTGGATCTAGTCCTTGTTCTAATAAAGCAGCAAGAATTTTACTTTCAGCTTCTGCTAATAGAACTTCTTCTACTTCAACTCTTTTTTGTTCCATAAGCTCATTGTATGAATAATCATCTACAGCTCTATAGGTTACTTTAGTGTTTCTTTTTGCAAATTCTGAAGTAAGTACATTTATAACATTGGGTATAATAGGATAAAATTTTAATTCTAATGCTGCATCATCTTCTTGAGTAAGATATTCTAAGATATCTCTGTGTTCAGGATTTTCTTCTACAATATAATCAGATTTATCTATTACACCCTGAGCTAATTTATAATTTTTAAGAAGTCTTCTTGATTTCTTTTTTATTTGTTTAAGCCCATTCCATTCTAACCAATCAATATTCCATGCAGCCCATTCTTGGTCTTTTTCTTTTTTTGGCAAAAATTGTAATGGTTGCGTTATCGCACCCATTCTATTTTCTTTAGTCTTAGCTCCTTTTTTGAGCTGCATTGCTGAAACTACTTGCATTTTATTTATTTAAGATTTTTAAACGCACTTCTTTTAATTTTCTTTCCGTAAACAGTATTAGAATTACCTACATGACGGAAGGGACTCTTATTCAATTTAAACAAATTTTCTGACTTTTCCAATTTTTTTGCTGCATCATCTTTTTCTATTCTTTTCTTCAAACCCATATTAGATTCAAGTATTTTCATATAAGCAACAAGTGCAGAAAAAGAAACTAATCTATCAACATTGAGACCTTCTTCATAAGCTTGCATTTCTACTATAAGCATAGGATCAGGAATTCTTTCAACACCATAAGTTTTTTTAACTACAGTACCGTCATCTTTAGTTTTTTCATCTATAGTTTCTTTAACATACTCTATAACATAACTCAGTAAATGATCTTTAAATAATCTACCAGTGTTTTTCCAACCATATTCTTGATATACTGTACTATTAGATCCTAAATCTTTAAGAAAAACCATTTCATCTTTTCTTATTAAATATTTTTGTTTATTCATACCTATCATATAGTTTATAAACTGAGATATGTTATTTTCTACAAGAGTTTTGGCATTATACCATTCTATAATAAGTCTTAGTCTTTCATGAGTGGTGTTAATATCATCATACCTACCACACCATGCAGCAACTACTTTATCTCTTTCTACATAGGTTGTAACTTCATCACCATTGACTTTAGTTACCTCAATCTTTCGTTTATATACATATATGGAACATAGTGATTCTGAAGTAGTTGTGCGGCCTTCACCCACGGGATCTATAGATGCAAAATACATTCCAAAGTCTGGATTTTCTACAGGTCTTTCCCATACTACTAATGCACCTGTTTTATCAGTTGCTTTTTTAGATACAGGAAATTCAGATACTGGAATCTTGTTAGTAGTTTTAACTTCAGGTTCACCTTTAGCATTTTGAAAGATGTCTAAAAATTCATAAGCATATTCTTTTTCTCTAATTCTTTCAGCTTGCTGTGATAATAAATGTTGTGGAAATTTTGATACAGTTCTTGTAGCAAAAGCTTCTTTAATATTCCTTGGGTGCTGAGATATACGCAATTGATATTGTTCTGGAGTAAGATCTTTTTTCCATTCAGCAAATTGTTCACTTAAAGCCTTTAAAGCTTTTTCTACTAAAGAATTACCATAATCATCTATATAAGGAGGCATTGACCATTGTTCCGGAATAAACAAACCTGATAGACCTATAGTTTCTTTTTCATCAATAAGATTAGTTTCTACTGCATATATATCATTTGCTTTAGGATGATTAATCATATCTTTAAGAGGACCACATTGATCTAAGTCACCAACTGAACCTGCAGCTATGAATAAACCTGTAGTTACAAATCCTGATTTTAAAGCAGGTCTAATGTATTCATAAGTTTGATCCATCTTTGGAGCAATACCTGCTTCCTCATGAAAAAAGTATTTAACTGGACCCCCTACTGAATTTGTAGGATCTTTTTCAAAAGACATTCCTTGTATAGTTCCTTTTAATCCTTTATCTCTAGAGCGGCCATTTACTTTTTCTTCAATCTTTTGTTGCCACATTAATACTTTTTTAGGATTAAGCGGTCTATACCATGCTGTATGCTCATTTAAAAAGTTAGAATATTCATCTAAAAATTTCCATGTACCTTTATCATTTATATAATCTTTAAGAGCGGCACCCATTTTAAGAGTAACACCTTCTTCAAACCAAAGTTGATTTATAAGTTTAGCTGCATGAAAGTACGAGTTATGAGTTACTATATAATCTCTAGTAATATATAAATGATTAGGATTATCTACTACTATACATGAAGATTGTTCTTGATAATCTAATTTAGTTATATTAGTTATCGGAACTAATGTAAATGTTGTTTTACTTTTTCTTTTATTAAATCTTTCTTGTTTTCTAGTAAGTTTAAATATATCAAATTGAATATCACCTGATATACGTGCTCTATAAAATAAACCGTTTTTATTTTCTTTAGTATCTAATTTTACTTTTAAACCTAAAGATCTAGCAACTTCTGTAAAATCATCAATTAGTCTTTTATTTACATTAGTAAAATGTAAATCATTACCTTGAGCATTTACATAACCATCAGTATCCATCATTCCTTGTATAAGAGCTATCCTATCTTTAATAGAAGATGTTTTATAACAATCTGGTATAAACTTAGTATTTTTACCTTTATTACCTAAACCTAATTTAATAAGCTCTCTTAATAATGGGTTTACACCATATTGATCATTTGAGTATTTTTTACCAGTATGTGTAAATCTTTTCTTATAGGTTATGCTTTGTTTCATATAACCTGTTTCTTTTAAAAGATAATCAGTGCCTAGATTATTTTGAATATTATCAAATACTTCTTGATCAGCTCCAGATATATAAACAGATCTATTATTTATATAACCATCTCCTAATAAAGCTCCTAATACATAAGGGTCAACAGGAACAGGGGATGATAATAATTCTATAGGCTTACAAGTCTGAATAGCAAATCTATAATTATTATATATTTTTTTATTACTTTTAACAGGTGTTGAAAATATCCCTATTTCTAAAAGTTTTTTAGTATTTAATACTTTTGTTTTTTTAGCTGCTTTATCATAAACTTCCCAGTTATGTTCTATACCACAACGTGTAGTTCTACCATCACCAAAAGTAAATTCATAAACGTCACTTACTCCATTATTTGATTTATGTAAAATTGTAGTAAGGGTACCGTCAGGGTTCCATAACTTATCTCCTGGTTGAACAGCACCCATAGTTGTCCACCCGTGTTCTCCTAATACAGGTTCACTATGAGGTTGTTCACTAGCTATTTGTCTCTTTTTGAGAATAGCAGCATGTTTATGATGAAGCTCAGCTAATAGTTCATATAGAGCCATGTGATACTGAGCATCTCTTAATTTAGCAAAACCAAACTTAGTTTTTTCTTTATCAAAGATAGGTAGGAAGTTTAACCACATGTAGTAATCTCTAGTAATAAACCAAGAATCTTTACCTGATTTAACTATCAAGCCTTTTCTACATTTAGCTTTTTCAAAATCCCAATAATCCACATAATCTTTAGACATAAAAGGCTTAGTGCAATAGTAATCTTTTTTTTCAAAATTAAAAGCTTCTTGTTTAGTTACTTCTAACAAATCTTTATTAAATTTGTATTGACCAGGAAGTTTAAATATAGAAAGTATATATTCTTTAAATTCTTCTAGAGAATTAAAAGTAGTTGTGGTCCAATTACCCTTATCCCAAGTAGGAATGTCTATTATAAATTCTTCCATTATTTCTGATCATAAGCCATAGATCCACCTCCTCTAATTCTAGACTTTTGTTCATCCTGAAGATCTTTATAAGCACCTTTGAAAGATTGTCTAATAGATTCAAAATCTTTAGCCATTGCTCTTACTTGACCTATATTACCATCTTTACCATCAGTAATAGGTGTCGTAGCCATGTAGTTTGCAATTCTATCTAAAGCTTTGCTTATACCATCATAAGCTCTTTTAATAGGAGTTTCATATAAAGTTTCACAAAATCCTAAAGCTCTTCTAATAAGTTCATCTTCTGTAGAGAATTCAGCATCTAATTCATTAAATATTAATATTTCTTTATCTGCATGAGGTACATGAAAGAAAGGATTAGAATCTGGATCAGGACAAGTCATATAAAATAAGAACTGATAAATCTTAAGATGATCTTCCGGATATTTATCCATTATGTTTTTTAATGTGCCCATAGTGTAACAATGTTCTGAAGGCACTATTTTACCATTTTGTAGGTCAAATAATTTTACTATCATTTCTTTTTAATTTTATTACGGTTATCTTTTAACCATTGTATTATAGATATTACTTCATCTCTAAGATAAGGAAGTTTAATAGGAATAACTTCTTTTACTACAGGATCTCCGTTTGGTAATTTTTTATAAATAGGATACCCATGCTTATCTTCTGACTCTTGTTCAAAAGTTACATGATGGATAAAAATACTACCTGGTTTAAGCTTAGGATTATGTTTAAGTATAATATACATATAAATACTTAATTGAAGAGCATAATGATTAATATGACAATCATCTAGATGATGTACAGGAAATAGCATTTTTTTAGATATCCCTTCCCAATTCTTATAAGACTCAGTTTTAATTTCCTTATTAGTTTTGTAATCAATAATCATTACTTTACCATTAACAACTTCTACCAAATCTGATTGTCCACATATACCTGCAGATTTAAGATATACTAACATTTCCGGATATACACCATCTGTTATCTTTTGCTCAGGTGCATATTTTAAACCATTTTCTTCTATAGGGTTATATACAGGTAAAGGCTGACCTTCTCTTTCAACAGAAGCTAATGCACAAATATCAGTTTCTCTTTGGTTGTGATAAAAAGTTCCTAACTCAGTAGCTCTTAAAGCCTCTGCTTTCCATATATCTTGTATTTCTTTAGGTTTTAATCCATACCATTTAGACTTCTTATTTTTAGATACTTTTTCTGCTACAGCTTTAGCATCAAAAGGTTCTTTAAAATTAGATACTAATGATGTTACAGATATCCAGTCTATTATATCTTCATCAGTACTTGTGTAACTATGCGTGTCTGCTTTAAATACTATCCCCATTTAATCTAGTTTTAATTAATTCCATTGCTAAGTTTGCATTATCCCAATCAGGTGAATCCAACATTTGTGTTAAAGTATAGACCTCCTTTTGATTAAAAATTTTTGTATCTTTCAACCAATCTAAAGTACCTTTGGCCATAACTACTGCAATAATATGAGCTCCGTGAGTTTCTGTATATTTTCTATTAACTTTTTTTTCTCTTAAATCATTCATTCTACTATAGCATTTTGATTTCTTAATTTTGTACAATAAAGAGTGCTTCTTTCTTCTACAAGATACACAGTCTTTGTCATAACTCTAAAAGTTTATCTTCATCTTCTTCTGTAACAAGCGCTGACCATTTTTTATCAGGACACTCTGTAGAAAGAGATCTTAGTTTTAAAGATAGTGAACATCCACAAGAACCACAACAAGGTTGTGTTCCAGGAACTATACAACTTTTACCCTGATCATCTTTTTTAGAACACGTATTGCAAATAGCTAATCTTTTTTCAGCTATTTCTTCTACATACTTATCACGAATTAGGGAGTTCTTTAGTCCCTCCATTATTTGCTTTCTGTTTTTCCAAATAGTACTTAGCTTGCTCATCTCTAAATTTTTTTTTGTGTTCAAAAAAGGCATTTATTTTAATCTTTATATTTTCAAGTTTTTCAAGCTTATCTTCTAATGTTTTTTTAGAATGATACCCTTTGAAAGATTTAGTATCTACATTATCTAATTGCCTGTTAATATCCTTAATGCTGTTATCAACCTTTTGTGATCTAATTATAAAATAGCCTAAACCTGGATTTTCTATTTTTAATTCAGTAAGATCTGATAAATTTTTTCTTAATTCCTTATAGAAAAAACTCACTATATCATCTACTTTAGTTTCTGATATATTCATTTCTTCAGCTGTAGCTTTAATTATTTCATTAGGTTTCTTCGGTATCATCTTTAGCTAAAAATTTAAGTTCAAATAACAAATTACCTTCAATTTTAAGATTTATGTCCGGATTTAGTTGAATAACTTTTTTGTTTATAGTGTCTTTTTTAATAAGTCCTTTTTTCTCACACTTGTTTAAAGCATTTCTAACTGACTGAGAAGATTTAAAAATCCAAGATTCTTCTTCAGATACGTCAAAACAAAAATCATTAAGTTCAACAGGTTGGTTAAAACTTAATAAAGTTAAACAATTAAGTTCAGAATCACTTACTGTTATTCTATTAAGATAACAATAAGTGATTATCTGAAACTTTACTAAATCCCATTTAGACATAACTGCCTTTTTTTCAATGCGATTTACTAAAGCCATTTTATTTAGTTTTTAATTTCTTACCTTTTGGTTTTTTTTGTAAAGGAGCTTCAGATTTTAATTCTTCTTTTAGTGTATCAATCTTATCAGTTTCTTCTTCTTCAGGTCCTGCATTCATCATAGCAAACTGATACTGAATATTAGCTCTTTTAAATCTTACTTCATCAATTTTACAAAGCATCTCTTCATATTCATGCTGTGCTTGTAAATAAGGCATTGATTCCTTATAAAAATTGATCATTTCTGCTTTTTTCTGATGCATCTCTTCTGCAGTCAAAGCTTCTTGGTTTTTTGTGTTCTCCATTTTTTTAATTATTAAAAGTTTAAACAAATATACATAAAAAGTTTAAACTTCTAAAAGTTATATAAATAAAATCAGTAAAAATTATTATTGCTATTTATTCTATATTTTAAATAGGAAATTTGTAACTATCTACTTTTGTAATAGTTTTTTTAAGGTTCTTAGTTCTTTCAATTTTAGAAGTTATTTCTAAAATTCTACCACCTATTGTTTTTGGAGGAGCTCCTCTTTCAATATGCCAACCTTTAGAGCCATCTTCATATTCTTCTTTATAAGTACCTGTTAAAGCTAAATGTATTTCTTTTAGTTTGACATTATAAACACCATTTTGAGTAGATAATATTTCAATAGAATCATTACGGCAACTATTTTCATGAATATGACCCATACTAAAAATATCAAATCCCTCATACATTTCAGTTGCTCTAGTTAGATTAATAGCTCCTTTAGTAACAACACCACCTCCACCAGAACCATGAAAATATTTATGTTTAAATGATGTTCTAGTGTTACCTTGTGGTTGTAGTTGATAAATCATCCAACCACCATAACCCCCTGTATAAATTTGAGTATCATTTGTTATATTAAATAAATCTACAAATCTTTGCAATATATCAGTTTCTTGCCATTTAATTATAGCTGTTTCATGATTACCATAACCAATAACAGTTAGTATATCTTTATAGGGAGTAAACCATTCTACAGCTGTTTGAACAATACTATCTAAATATTTTGAATTATTATGTTCCGGAAGTATATCTGATTTACTACTACGTCTATCACCTCTTCCTTGCATTAAACAAAACAAGTCTCCATTTATATGAACGGGTATATTATTCTGTAAACAATAGTCTAAATCTTTTTTTAATAATTCTCTGTTGCATTTTGGATTATCCCAATGAATATCTGAAAAAAGAGCTATTTTTGCTTTTTTACTTTCAAAAGCTAACTTATGTATATTTTTACCTAGTTTTATAACTTCCATTACTTTATTTTTAAAATATAAATATTAATTTTATTATTGTAAATTACTTCCTACAATGATACCGGTACCAAATAATATTGTTTTAAACCACCATTTATCATGAAAATTTTTTTTAGGTTTAATTGTATAACTAGAAATATTATTTACTTTTAAATAAGGATTATCAGATATTACACTAATTACTTCTTCATTTTGTTTAAAAAAACCATTCTTTTTCTCACCTTTAACTAAAGTAATACCGCTAGTAACATTTAAATTTTTAAAAATAAATCCATTATTACTGCTTATACCATTAATAGTTAACCATTTATCTTTATATTTAAAAGGTTCAATAAAAGTATCGCAAGGAATAGTGTCTTTATAAATTATAGGAACGTCTACATACTTTACTTCTGTAATAATTTTGGTAATGTTTTTAGGCTTTTTAATTTTTAAATCTTCTAACAAATTAATTAATGAATCTTTAGTTACAGTAAGTTCTTTTAAAGTTACTTTTAAATCTTCATTGTAATAAACATATTTTCCTAGTTTAGACTTATATACTTTAGCGGTATCTTTATAGCTTAAAATATTTTCTACAGAGCTTTTAAAAGCTTTATTTTTTTGACAGCTTTTTATATTTAAAATTAAAAGTCCTAATATTATTATTACAAATAATATATTTAACATTTTAAAAATCATAATTATAGATTTAATAACATCTTTACAAGCTTAGGGTGGGGATATAAATCAAACTTACCTTTTTGTACGTTAGTGTGACAATAAAAACCTGGGTTGTTTTGTACATATTCTATATTACAGAAATTAAAAGCTTCAAATACCCCTTTTTGTTTTATTAGCTCTACTAAACCTTTACGTGGATTGATATTGTACTTATTTTCCATTTCTAATAACCAAAGTTTGAGTTTTTCTATTTGAGCTTCTGAATATGAATGCCAGTATTTGTAACCTCTAAAACTTTTTTCTAATTCTATTACTTGATTAGGGTTAGCTTTTGTTCCAACATAAGTATAAAATTTACCAGGTTGTTTTCTAATCCAAGTTTTTTCCCCATTGAATCTTTTATAGTAACCACCTTTAGTTAAATAACCAAAGTTATTAAGCTCTATTCCTATACTATTTGAATGTAATTCTCTACGTCCTATGCCTAAATGCCATCCCCATCCTCCGTCAGGGAACGCTTTCACTAATATTCCGTCAAACTCGTTATTACCATCAGTTATTTTCTGACCGCCTAATACATATTCTGTAGCTACTTTACCTCTATTATCTCTTCCCCAAGAATCAATTACTTTATAAGGATTATGCCAACCTGCTGTATGATGTCCAAAAGCCCATTTTTTAATAGTAGGGCCTTTAAAATATTGCGTTTTTGGTAAAAAATGTTTTTTCAATTTGTATTCTTCGTCTAAAGAAGGTTGCTGAGTAATGATTTCTTTTTCTATATTAACGTTTTCTTTAACATCTGTTGTAGCTAGAGGATCTTCTATAATAACTGTAGGTTTTTCTACAGTTATATTATGTGATAAGGATTGAGTTGCAGATTTTTTTTCTACTTGAGTAATTGAATTTTGTTTACTGAACAGTCCTATTAAAAACTTAAATATATTTAACAGCTTCATACTAACTTATTTATTATTTTCTTTTTTAATTTTAAATACATTGAATAATACACCTTCAATAAGAGTATCTTTAGCTGTTAAAAATACCCAACCAAGTGTTATTACTGCGCTTAATTCTAATACAGTTAACTTATAATCTGCAAATTTACTACCTATATAAAGAATTAATCCTGTTAACATTAAAAATATTCCTATTACTGTAGTGATTTTATTTTGAAATCTTTTTTTCATCTTTTTCTTTTTTAATTGTCAATACATGTAAATTAAAATAATTAGCAATTTTTTCAACTAATCCAAATTGATCTTTCCAACCCAATCTTATAAAGTTTTCTAAATTACTTAAAATATAATTGATTATAACAAAGTTACTAAAGAGATAATGTAACCATTTATAATGATTGAATTCATAACCCCAATAAGTTTCTATAGGTCCATAAACAGCAAGTAGATTAGTAAAACCAACCATTAATGTATAAATTGCTAATTTTAAAAATCCTTTACCAAACTTTTTAGTAGACCAACCATAGCCATCTTTATATGAAGCTTTTATTCCTGTAAATAACTCTAAACTGAAAAGTCCTAAAATTACTAACACAGCTACCAGATGTATTCCTAAAAATGTTTCTATCATTATAGCTATTCCTGTAGCTATACTTGCCGTTATTGTAGTATTAGTCATAGAATCAGGATGAAATGCACTATTTCTAAAATGTTCAATATTGTTATACCCACTTGCTATTATTGTTTTTTCTAAAAAACTCATGACTTTATCATATTTTTTATTAAGCTATACGTATTTTAAATTAAATCATCGTAAATCTTAGGTTCAAATTCAATTAAAGGAAGTTCTTTAACCCATTTAATATCGCATTGTTCTACTTCTTCTAAGGAAATAACCCAATTATCGTTAGCATCTTGTATTGGGTTAAATACGCTGTCTTTAGTATATTCTTTACCCTTTAATTCATCTGCTTGTTGCTGTGTTAATTTTGCTACTATCATCTCCCTAAAGTTGTGTTAAATGCTTGTTCAATGCTTGTTAAGTTAGCCACGTCTGTATCACTAAGTCCATCTCCGTAAGTTGCAAATGTATAGTTTTGATTGGTGAAATGATTTGTATTTGTGCCACTTTGAGAACGTCCTAATGTTCCTATTAAATTATAAAATGTAGGCAGAGAACCAACGCTTGTGCCGTTAGCAACTAACAATGAGTCTTTAAACAATCTTAAATTAGTACTACCGTTTTTAGTCGCACAATAAGAACCTATACGATTTGCATTAAGAACTGAAATAACAGCCTGATTCATCCTAGATGCAAATTGCTCTGAATTTGTAGCAGTTGAAATTCCCAATAAAGATGTTTGATTTACAGAGTTTAATGTCCCTGTATCAGCAGGGTTGCTGGAAGTAGGTGTATTGTTAGTATTAGACGTAATGTACAAATGCTCAGAATTGTATGTGACATTACTTGCAGCGGCACAAAACGTGTTTGCATACCCATTCGTACCGTTTGGATTAAAACCAACTGTATGCGTTATACCACCAAAGAATGTTAACCTAAAAGCAACGTCTAAATCTCTAGGGTCTTTTAAGTTATATTTATTAGTAGTAGCCGTTCCACCTACAAATGGGTAAATGTATCTGAATTTACTCCACAAACTATTTGATTTTAAATCCTTAACTAAAGTATCAATAGCACTCGTGATAGTTGGGTCGGTAATTCCCGTAGCTGTTAGAAACGCCTCCGCATCAGGGTCTAAACCTCCCGATTTTCCCGCTCCATAATATACAAATTTCCTAGACATAATTTCCTTCTAATTTAATTTGACCGTCCAAAATAGCTGAATCAAAACTAACTACTAATTCATCTGCAACTGCTAAAGTAAAAGGCAATGTTACAACTACGCTATTAACCTCATATACAACCGAAGTTAAACCCGTTGTGTCAATAGTATCAATTATACCGTCTGAATCTGTAATGATTGTAACCTCAGTTGAAGTATCACCACTTAAATAAGGCAATATCAATGTTAAATCCTTTGGTGAAATTATTTCTATTCTTGTACTCATATTAATATATTTTGTTTAAAACAAATAGCTCTGTAGATATGCTATTACTTAAACTAGCTGTTCCCCATTCTGCTGTAATATCTATAGTGTTGTTAATTGTAGTATCAAAAGTAGTATTGTTTATGCTTACGAAATCCATACCCTCAAAAGCATTTCCGGCATTTTTAGAATAAGTAAATTGTCCTGATGTAGCTATAGATGCTACTCCTGGTACACCTACAGTTCTTATAGTAAAGTGTAACTTTAAATCAAAAAACTTATTAGTAATACTAGGTAAAGTTATAATACCTGAGTCTCCTAGTTCCACTAATCCTGCTTTAACTCTTATTCTTAAAGTATCATTGTTGTTTGATGATAATAATCCTGATAAAGAAGCTGAAAAAGAATCCCCTACTTGAAATCCATTACTAGGTACAGTCATTGTACCTACACCACCATTAAGTATGGTAGTTTCAACAATTGTGTTTACTACAGGAGTAGAGGCTGCTGTTTGGGTAAATAAACCAAAATTCTTAGTTCTTGGAACTTTATCTATGTTTATAATAGTAGCCACTTTTAATATATAAAGGTAATTACAAAGTCAGTACCTGTTGCATCATAAGCAAAAGAAGTAAAATAATTATTTAAGGAATCTGCCGCAAAATTTAATATTTCTCCCGGTCTAATAGCTACTCCTAATACTGTTCCATCTGTTAACCCCGTATTAGCTACAGATACAGAATAAAATTGAGCCGCTACTGTGTTTAGGTTTCCTGCTCCTGTAGGTCTAATAATGCCTGCAGTTCTTGTTTGAGGTTGAATTGTTGAGTTTAGATTATTTAAAGTAGCTTCAGTTGCTAATCCGCCAACAGGAGAAGTATTAGTGTTAATTACTTCTAATTCATTAATAGACTGTTGTAATCCTTTAAGCACCTTAGATTGATACGGATAATTAGTACCTTTACCTCCATCAGATATTTTATTTCCTATTGACATTTTTTTTAATTTTTAATTAAAATCTAATTTGTTTGTGCTTTCCATTTATTCTATAATTAAGAATTCCTTTAAATGCACCTTTTTCTTTTTCAGATAAAGTTACTGAGATAAATTCATAATTATCTTTTTCTTTCAATTCAGGTTTAATGCTTTGATAAAAATTATTAAGTTCATTATTTTTTGTGGACTTAACATTACCTTCTTTTTGAGACTTAATTAAGTTTATTAAAGAAGTTTTAGCATTTTTATCACTATCATCTGTTGAAATAAGTAACTCTTTTTGTTCGTTTGTTAATTCAACTTTTAAAAGTTCAACCCAAGAATTTTCTGTTGTACTTTGATAATTTTTCATTATTCTTTTATTTATCCTTGATTATTTTCATTATTAAGACCATCTATACATAATCGAGTTATACCTCCTGCTGATATTGTTTCAAAACTACCTCCTGTTTCACGACAATAATACAGTTTTCCTGTAAGATTTCCTCCTTTACCGAATGAATCATCATCACCTTGGCAATTAGTAAAAATCCCTGATGCAGTTCCTCCATCACCCCCAAATGATAAATCTCTACCTACACAATTATTAAAAGTTCCTGATGCGGTTCCTGCACCAGCAAATGAGTAAATACTAGCTTCACAGTTTATAAATATACCTGAAGCTAAGGCCTCACCTCCAAATGAAGCGAATCCACCTTCACAATTAATGAATTTTCCATCTGCTATACCATAACCTCCAAATGAAGTATCACCACCTTGGCAATCTATAAAAGTTCCCGACGCTAGTGAGTTACTACCAAATGAACTATTACTACCAATACAATTTATAAAAGTACCTGAAGTTACAGCAAATCCTCCAAATGAAAAACTTCCACCTTCACAATTTTCAACTTTTAACAAATTTAAATTATCAGCTATTAAAAATGTATTAACGCCTACATTAACACCTTTTATAAAGACATCGTTTCCTTGTACATTAATACCCGCAGAATTAAAAATTATACTTTTATTTCCATCTAATGAAACAAGATCAATATACTCTTGATCCATTACAAAAGGGTTTACAAAACTGTAATTACCCATTCCGCAAACAATGGTTATTCTGTTTGTTGCACTAGGAGACATTGTTTGAGCTGTATTATAAGCTTCTTGAAGCTCTTGTGCATTTTCTACATCCGTACCATTTGCTGAAACAAATACATATTGTGTACCTTCTAATCCACCACCTGAAATTACAGAACTAATCCAAGATTCCGAAGTACTATCATAAATTAAACCATCACCATTGCTTGGATTAACTGGAGAATTAATTTTATTTTCTAACTCATTAATTACAGCATTTACATGACCTAAACGAGCAAGTTTATTATTACCTTTTTTTCTTAAATATTTAGAAAAATCTAAAATATCAATTTTTTTCATTTTTATTTTATTATTAATCTTATTAAAGATTTAAGCTTCTATAGAGTAAATGTTCTAATTGCACGAACATAATGTGTATTGGATTTATTATTAGTGCTTGTTTGAGCAAAAACAAAGTTAAAAAGATATGCATTACCTGAATTAGCTTCTGTACTACTCCAATAGAAGGCATTTGCAATGTTAGAGGCTCCTACAATAGTTGAAAAAGATTTATGCACATGAAAACGATTCTGATATAAAAGACTTATTTCATCAATAGAAGGTAAATACCAATCATTCTGTCCTCCTGCTGTTGAATTTAAGCATAAACTAGCAGCACTAGTTAAATGACCAATTTGACCTACTACGGCAGTACTATTAGATTGACCATCCCAAGTAGTTTCAGCAGCTGATCCTACTGCTGAACCACTAATATTGCTCCAATCTTGACTAATACTTTCATCTACTATTGATGTTACAAGATAATTCTCAACACCTGCTTCTATATATCTATGAAAAATTACACCTCCTTCAGCTGGTACATATTCTCCTATTTCATAAGTATAATTACTAGAAGATTCTGCTTCCCATTCATCAGTTAAAGAGTTATATATTAAAATATCATCATTAGATGGATTTTCTGGAGCAGCTATTGTATTATTTATAACATGATTTACATGTCCTATACGTGCTAACTTATTGTCACCTTTGTATTTTAAATACTTTTTAAGGTTTAAAATATCAATTCTTCCCATTGTTCATTAGTTTTAATTATTACGAGACTATATATTTATAATATAACTAAAGTAATCTATATAAACAAAAAAATCCCGGAATATTATTCCAGGATTTTACTAAACTCAATTATCTATTTTTACCAAACAACTACTATCTCAGGTAGAGATACAATCATTTTTTTAGATCCATCTACTTCAAGTACCTCAGCATTAGCTAACGAATTAACATACACATATACCTTATCCCCGGCATTAATTGTATCCACTTCATCCCCTACCTCAAATACAGTAAGTTTAGTCCACTGTTTCATTAATTGCATATCAAGTTCTCTTTGTTGAGCATCTGATATTTCTATGTTAGACTTTTTTTCTTCCGGTCTATTAAGCATTATTCTCTTCCCTAGTAATCTCATCTTGTTCTTGTTTAAAATGTTTTAACGTTATAACCTTAACTACATTCATTTGGGCATTGAGGATTTCTCCAACAGCACTGTCAAACAATAAACTCTTAAGAGCATGTTTTGGCTGTTCCCTGTAGTTCTTTTCCATTATGTTAGCAATCTTAGCAAAAAGCTCGTTTACTTCTGCTACTTCTCCAGAGTTGGAGGGATTAAAATCTATACCTACAAGTTGTTCGCCAAATGTAGGTACTTTATACTCATTTATCATATATTTGGTTTTTAATTTATCTACCTTGACCTTTATAAGATTTCTTATAATTCTTTGATTTCTTACTTTTGGACGTTTTAGTCTTTGCATGCACCCCAGGCCGGGACACTCTAGAATCTTTTCTTTTTTTTCCTAAACCTGTACTTTTAGACATTATGCTAGATATTTAGGTTTATCATTATCATCAGACTCTATATCAATAGTCTTTCCTTCATCTATATTCTCTAATAATTCACTTAGTAGAGTTTTTAGATCCTCTTTTGGTAAACTAGACTGCACCATAATAGCACCATCTTCATTAATCCCAACACTTAATAATTCTTTCATTTTTTTGGTTTTTGTTTTTACAAATATATAAATAAAAATAGGACCACCAAACGATGATCCTATTTTTGTACCTAAAGTAAATTGGAAACAAGGAATGACAAATATAAATGATCTTACACATATAACCTATAAATCCTGATTGTATTTTTTAAAAAAATTATTTTGGGTATTTTTTAGGGATTGTATGAGGGTGTGTGATGGGATAATTTTAGGGATTATGTAAGAGTATGTGATGGGTAATTTTTAGAAACTGTATGAAGGTATGTGATAGGTCCCTACCAACAGACCCCCTGGGCCTGTCTCAACTCGGGGTACCCCCCTCATTGCACATGCTATTGCATGTGATATATGTACATAATCCATTCAATAAAATTGAATAGATAATATACATAATGCATATGCTATGCATCATTCTTATTACACTTAATTTTAATTGATAAATCAATTAAATTTTAAATTATGAGCAAGCTCAAAATTCAACTTACCTACAAAGGTTCTTACAAAAGAACCTCTGTAGAAGAAGTGATTAACCCTCTTACAGAGGAAATCACTAAGCTTAATAAAGTAACTACTAAGTTCCTTTATGAAGCAGCATTTTTATCTCAAGAAGATAAAGATGCATATGTCAGCGCTAACGCTACTGACACTTACACACCACTTCAAGAAGATGGTTCTGTAAGAGTAACTTCAAACCACAAGTTTGAAGGAATTACAGGTGAGGGTACCTCAACTGTAATTGAAGCTGTCCAGATTGCATCAGGCCAGTATGTAATCCCAACAACCTCTGACGAGGATTTGGAATTACAATACCTTAAGAGTAAAGCCTTAGCTGAAGCTACAGACTCAACTCATAAGGCTGCACTTGCTAAGGCAATTGCAGAAGCAGAGCAAGCTACAATCATTGACATGACTGAAGCTTTAACTCAGCGTAAGCAAGCAAGGCTTGCTGCCCAACAGAAAGAGCAAAGCTCTTTGCAGTTTGGCACTAACTTCTCATCTGCAAAAGCAGACAAGAAGCTTGATGTTAAATAACATCAAATATGCATGTTCCTTTACAGGAGCATGCATTTTTTTTTCAAAAAAATCATTCTTATTATACTTAATTTTAATTGATATCACCTATTACGCTATTAGCTCACTGGTAGTTGATATCAAGAAATAATTTATTAATCTTTAAAAAACACGATCATGAAAAGAATTATTAATGCCATCAATGATTTAACACGTGCTTTGTACGGTGTTGAATTAAAAAATAGTGATGTTGAATCTATTGTTAATAATGGATTAGATAATGCTATTAAGTTACAAGAAGAGTTAAAGCTTGCTATTAAAGAAGAAGATAGTATAGTTATTTAAGTTATTTAAGTGTCTTCATTAATAAGTAATATAAGCTGTTGTTACGGTTTATATTGCTTATTAAATATTAACCCTGTTAAGGATTTAACAAGTTATAATGGGTTGATTATCAGTAGTTGAGTCTAAAGTTCTCCAGTGTGGGAGACAAATGTTATTGAAAAAGTGTTAAGATTTAAACATTTAATGGGTTTGAATAGAAATATTAAGAGTTTTTAAGTGTGAGTGAGTTGTGTGGTATAACACACCCCCTCATATATTAACCTCAACAAACACTTGAATTTAGTACTTATAACTCCCATTGTAGTAGATATATAGCAGGTATAAGAGGATAAAGCATTCTCCCTGTAATTAGTTCAAACAACTATTACATAACATTGGTAAGACTAGCATATGAATAGAAAAATGTTCTATCTATATCTATATCTATTACTATTATCTATAAGAGTTTTAGTTGTAGGAGTAAGGAATGTTATTCCGAGGCTCTTGCTCTAATTAATAACCCTTTGCACTAACTCACATTAGTGAGCAGTTGTATAGCATATAGTGTAGTGGATTAAGTTTCCGAGCACATACAACTGCGTGCAAAGGTTATTTAATAATGTAGTATCTCCATAATCTAGTGACTTCCGGAGCGCAAGTAAATCACTACTACATTATTTATCCAGAAATTTATCCCACATATTCCAAGTGACCAGCACGGAATGAAATTAAAGATTGTATGGTTAATCTTTAAATGTGGTTCTTTATATATGTATATGATTAATTAAAAACAAAAAAAAAATGAAAAAGTATTCAGGTTATTTTTACACAATGATGTGCTTAGCACTGATTGGTTGGTTTGCAGGTTATGTACTTGTAACAACAGTTAATTACGGTGCTAGTGCTGTAATGTTTACAATAGGTTTTATATTTTGGTTTGCCGGTGTAATGGCACCTAACAGTGAAAAATATAAATCATGATGAATAAAATTGCAATTATAAGTTTAGCTTTATTAGCTTTCTTACTATCATTAGTTAGTTATTATTTAGATTATCCATGGTTTATGATAAGCTATACAAGTTGTATGGCGGCTGTATTAACAGCTTTTATATTCATGACTCCAAAAAATTAATCATGATCGGTTAATTTAAGGTGAAAAACAAGGAGAGTATTTTATTTTACTCTCCTTTGTTTGCTATATAATAGAAAATATTTAAATAATGTTTTTGTGTATTTAATTAATAAATATATATTTACATAACTTAAATAAAAAAAAGTGCTGTATAATTTACCTAATGGTAAAACTATTTACCTAACAATAGAAGAGTATTTGAATCTTTCAGATGATGATATACAGTATCTTGTAGCTATTAAAGCAGGTTCAAACCTTTCTCCCTTTTTTGATTCCGCATTACATGATAAACCGTTAAGACAACAAGATGCTTCAGATGAAACTCTTGATAAAGATTATCTACCAGATGATCTAAAAGATGAAGATATTCATAATAATCTTTCTTATGAAGATAATTATGATGATTTAGATTTATAGGATCCAATTAATATATAATTTATAAAACTGATCATTTTATAAATGTGACTCGTTTAACAACCTTGGGTAGGTTGTTAGATATAGTATTTTTCTACCCACAGAATTCAATTATTTATTTATAAACTTCTAAAAATTAAAAGTTATGGGAACTAAAGTAAAAGTTATCGGAAATGAGGCAGGTCAAGTAATCAATGTTTCAGAAAACAACCCTGAATTTGGGTATGTAAGAGTTCAACAAACACGTACTATGTTTGATGATAACGGGTTTTTGCGTGCACGTAAAGTGTTTGCATTAATTCCAGGAAAAGTTGAAGAACTTGAAATGGCTAACTTTCATGCAGGTCAAGAGTTACAGGGGCAAATCATTGTAAAAGAGTCTTTGACTCCATTTAATGAAAAAGATCCTCAACGTGACTTAAAAATTGCTGGTGATACAGGTATTGTTTGTTCTGTTGAAGGACAACCTATTTACCGTAGAACTCAGTACACTGCAATGAGCAATGCTGAAGATACACTTGTACAACATGATAATGTTGAAGAATTACGTGAGGCTTATGCTGCATCTAATGCAAATAAGACAGTAAAAGCTAATGCAAGTTTTGATATTGAAGGATAATCCTTTATATAAATAATGGAGGGGGACATTCGTGTCCCTCTCTGTTATTGTTTTTATTAATAATTAAATGTATATCGATCATGAAACAAGAAATTTATTTAAACAAAAAAGTAGAATTACATAACAGTAAGTATCAAAAAATAAATGAACCTACATATGTTAATTATCAACAAGATCATTTTAATAGTTATCAAAACTATTTATATAAAAGAGCATTGTATGGTTTAAAAGGACTATCACAAGATGAAATTAAAAAAATGTGTACGGCTAAGAAAAAACGTATAAATAATGTATTTTACAGAGCTCAAAGAATATTAAATGTTTATAAGCATAAACTTACTAAGAAATACTGTGATGATTTTTTATTAACCTTATTTCCTAATAGTAATGTTTTAAGGGTCTTAGCTTCTGTTAATGACTTTGAAGAAAAGCAATTAAATACACTTAGTTTTAAAGATTTAGGTATAGAAAAAAATGATATTGCTAATCTTTTTGTTGAAGAAGGAATATTACCTAAAAACTTCTTTGAATTAACTATTCAAGATGATCCTAAATTCTTACCTAAACTAAAAACAAATTAACTAAGAGGGCTTAACTGCCCTCTTTTTTTATTATTTAAAATACTAAATTAAAATTAATTATTATGGGATTTGGAACAGTATTCACAACAGAAATTTATTTGAATAGACAGTTATTTCATACTAGATATGAATTAGATGAAAAAATAAAAGAGATAGAGGGTTATATTGAATCTACAAAGAAAGAGTTAACAGCTATGGCTGTTGGCACACCTAAAGATATAATGTCTGAAAAAAATGAAGATGGTCACATACAAAGCCCACTTGATCAATTATTAAGGAAAACTACTGAGTTGTTTGAATGGTTAGAAGAAAACTACTCACAACTTAATAAACTATACCAATATAGACAATATTTAGAGGAGAATCAGGCTTTAGAAATGGACAGTGATCATGACATTTAAATATCTGGTGGGCATTTGATTAATTAAAAAAAGCAGAAACATTTACTCATAAAATAAGTAAAGTTATTCTGCAAAATAATAATCTTAAAATTTAGAAATTATGAAAGCACTTTTTTTATTCTTTAATATATCCCCTTCTTCTCCATGTTGTAAAAACATAATGGCAAAAACCAAAGAATTTTATAAATGCAAAAATTGCGGTAAAAAGTGGATATGAACTTATTCTGATTAATCAAGATACAATACAAGTAAAAGAAATATCTACAGGAACTACAGTTAAATGTAATCTTGATAGTTTAGTACTTGTATTATATAAATTAAATAAATAAAATGAATGTAGAAATCAAAGATAGAAAAGAAGAAATAGAATTCTTAAGAATGGCTTGTAATATAGCTGAACTTGGAATAAATTACCAACACGCAGATTTAATTATTAGGCTGCAAGAACGATTGAAAAAATTAAAAGGCAAATTTTCTTTAAAAGATGGTGTAGAAATTTACTATAAATGGAAACAAGAATATCAAGAATACTTTGAAGAATTAGCAAAAGCTAAAAGAGAGGAATCTAAATAAACAAATTATTAACAAAGTAAAGTTAAACAATATGGAAACGAATACTAAAATAATAATGTATAAGGATAAACCTTGTATTAAAGCAAAGGTAATTATGTTGCCTACTGAAAGAGGTAATATGTGTAAGTTAATCAATTTGGAAGATAATTCTTTTGAAATAAAGTTGCAACCAAATAAAGACGCATTTAAAGATGATAAGTCTTATGGATTTCACATACAACCTTTTGAGCTTTATATCATAACAGATGAAAAGATTGAAGAAGGTGATTGGTTTTTGTACTTATCCTCCGATACACCTATCACCTACAAATGCAATAAAATTGATTTTACATTTGAAAGACAGAGAGATGAGTGTAAAAAAATCATTGCTACAACTGATAGTTCTTTAAAAATTAAATCAGGTAAAGATTTAACTAAAGAATATATTACCATTGAAGAAAATTTAAATGGTATAAGTTTACCTCAACCATCTCAAGCATTTATTGAAGCTTACTGCAAAGCAGGAGGTATTGATGAAGTGCTGGTTGAAGTTGAGCCAATAGTATTTGGAGAAGTTATTTATGATTGGGAGTATAAAATCAAAACAGATTCTCACAATACTATTAAAATACACCCAGTAGAGAAGAAAATGTATAATAGAGAGGAAGTTGAAGAATTAATTTCTTTATATAGAGAACATATTGGGGATAGTAGTTATGTTGGAGGGTATGAAGATTTAAAATCTTTCAATAAATGGATTGAAGAAAACCTTTAAAATAATAAAACAACAGTGAAAACTCTTCAGTAGGTTAAAGACCTTGGTAAAGTTGAGATAGATAGTATAAATGAAGCTGTTGTTTTCTTTAAAATTAAAAAATTAAAACAACTCTGCTGAAGATAAACAGTAACGCTCCTGCACTACATGAAAGCTGTAGTTTCAAGGAATTTGAAGGCTAACAGGAGAATTATAGTACAGCCAAGTGTACGTTGTTTATTGTAAGATATGATTATGTATGGATTCAGTGGAGATTATTATCTTTGCCACAGTTATATTCCACTTGGAAATGAACAGAGTTGTTTTAACATTAAAATATAGGTTAAACCTTATTCCTTGTGCTTCACGGCTGGAGAAATCCCCTCATGTTCACTAAAAAAAGATAGAATATAAACTGTAACAAGTATAATTCCTCGTGGAGAGTGTTAAATGGACTTACATATTAAATCTATCAAGTGTACCAACTGTATTGTGATATGGTTGAAAGAGTAGTCAATAGATTGAAAAATGGCTACTCTTGTTGTACATTATTACACTTAACATTTGTTTTATAAGTGTATTTTTATTATCTTTGTATAAAATAAATAATATGAAAGCAAAAAAGTGTATATCACAACAAGAATTAAAGTCTTTATTTTACTACAAAGACGGTAATTTAATTAGAAAAACTACAAATAAACCCATTGGTACTCCTACTAAAGTAGGACAACATGGACATAAATATTTAATTACTCAAATTAAAAGTGTTAGATACAGGGTTCATAGATTAATATGGATTTATTTTAATGGTAATTTTGAAGACTTGTCCATTCAAATTGACCATATTGATAATAATACTCTTAACAATAAAATAGAAAATTTAAGAACTGTTACCAATAGAATCAATGGACATAATAGAAAAGATAAATCTGAAACATTTTGTATTGAAGCATTAAAATACAAAAATGAAACGAACTACAGAGCTTATGCTAGAGTAAATAGTAAAAGGCATTGTTGCCAAACTAGAAAAACTTTAGAAGAAGCTCAAGCGGATAGAGATTTTATTCATTATTTCGATGAAGATGAAAAAATATTAGCAAGAATACAGGAACTCAAACCCTCTGAGCCTTAATATTAAAACCTTACAGTAATGTATAGGATAACTACTGAATGTATAGTGATAAGTCAGAATAATAGTTATGGGAGTTCACAGCAAAGAAGTAATGGTAAAGCTGATTAAATTGAGATTATAGGTAAAGGTTAACCTCTCATTAATGCAGTAACCTTGAAAGACCCATATTTACTTCTTGACCATTTATAAAGTGAGCTATACAAAATAGTTTAATGAGAATGTTGGTCTCAGCTTTATAGATGGTGCTAATAATCTATGTAGTAGAGAGAAAGTTCTGGTAGCTCTACGTTAGTTAATACCAGGTTGTTTACGCAAGATATTAATGCGAAGAACTTATAAACAAACATGGATTATTTATTTAAAGTATATTTGCACTATTGTGCAGATAACTCACTCAACAGGGCGAAGACTCACTTCTTAATGGTGGGTAACGTGATTTGTATATGATATGTTGCGTATAAAAATGCAAAGTGGTCAAATTCGACCACTTTAAAAATAAATAATAATTAACGTTTAAATAAATCCCTAATAGCAATAGATTATATACGTTGTTAGGTAATGTACGAAATGAGTAAATTTGCGAAATTGATTGAATTAGAAAACGACGAACAAGTTTTATTGACCTTAAATTACAATAATGAAGATGATAGCTATGATGTCGAAATAAGAACAGATTTAGAAGGTGTTACCGCATCAATAAAACTTGGGTATGACGAAGAATTTAAAGCCTTAGAAACCTTAAAAAAATACGGTAAAAATGATGCTGAAAAATATAGACAGCAAATGCTAACGATGCTAACTTAGTATTGTGCTACGGTTTGTGTATGGGTAGTAGCCTACACTGACCTTGATTAGAATAACAAAATTTAATATTAACAACTGCAATAATTTAAAACGCCTAACGGCTATTGCTTATACACTTTGTTAGGCAACGTTTTATTATGGAAAACTTAAAATTACAATACAGAGATTTGGAACAAAGGGTATTGGCAAACTTACGATACAAAATAAGTGTAAGCAAAGAATACTCAAAACACTTGCCTGTTAAATGTATTAAGGTAAATGTATTTGACTATACAGAACTTGCTAATATAAATGACCAACTTACTTTTTTAGATGACAAATGTTTACAATACTCTTTGTGGAATGGCGACTGCAATTTAGAAGACTTGATTGATATTCTAAATGTTGCCTAACTCATCGCTAAGAACAATTTAAAAATTTAAACAATGTCAAAAGTCAATGAAATATGTTAAATAAAAAACAATTAGAATTATTACCGTCAGGTACAGTATTTAGAGTAGGTGTATCTATAAACTCACCTGATGATCTTTATATGACTAATGAAAATATAGGTAAGGAACTGTTATGGGTAGCAAAACGTGGTGAAATTCATGATTGGGCTATCTATGTACATTGGAAAGAAAAAGGTGAGGAATTTGTAACACAAATGGGTAATAAGCTACAGAATGAAGAACTAATACAAAAGTTAGTTCCTTGTGATAAAGAAGCTTTAGCTCTTTATAGGCATTAATTATGCAAGCTAAAAAGAAAATATGTGCAGGGTGTAACTCTGAACAGTATATTTGGAAAAATCACGGGGGATTGAAATTTTGCAAAAGTTGCTGGAGTACTCATGATAGCAATAACATTAAAAAACCAAAACGCAAAACAGAGATTCCCCGTGTATCCAAAAAAAGACAGAAAGAAACGGTTGAGTATCTTAAAATACGTACTTTATATCTTAATGAGCATAATCTATGTGAAGCTAAGTTACCTGGTTGTTCAGGTTTTTCTACAGAAATCCATCATATCAAAGGTGGTGAAGAAAGATCTACTACATATCTAGATACTACAACTTATATGGCTGTATGCCGTAGCTGTCATAACAGAATTCACAATTCTCCAGCAGAAGCTAGAGAATTAGGTTATTTAAAATGATTATATATGAATTTACATTTAAAAGTATGGATCCATGATGGCAAGCTTAAAGGAAACACTAAGTATAAAGATGTTAGTTTAGAAAAGATTCCTTTTAAGTATATAAAATGGATAGCACATTGTGCAACATCAGATAAATCTGTAAAAGAGTATTATTTAAGTTTGATTAGTGAATCAAAAAAAGAATACACTTGTATACACTGTAAAAAGACTAAAGATTTAAAAGATATGGTTCAGCCCTATGAATGTCAGAACATTCCCGGATTGACTCATAAAACAAATGTTTGTCAAAACTGCAGTGATTTAAAAGGAGCTTTAACTAGTACAAAAAGTATTTTTGAACGTATGGGTCAAGAATTAACTGAATCTAAGGTTCCTGTAGAGTTTATAAAAACAAAAGCTAAAGTTATAGCTTTGAGAAGAAAAGTCAATAATAAAATATAATAATATGAAACCAGTAAATACTAAATCCATGTTTGCTATGATATGCTCAACAATGGAAAAACTAGACAAAGGTACTATAGATGTTGCAAGTGCAAATGCTATGGGTAAACTAGTTGGTCAAGCTAACAACTTATTAAACTATGAATTAAAAAGAGCTATTGTTTTATCAGACCGTACTGTTAAATCAGAACATAGAAACGTAGAGCTTAAGAATTTTGATTCAATTACATAGAAATTATGTGGGGATATCATACAGTAGAAGGCGTATTTTGGGCATTAGTTGTATTTGTTGTTTTAATTATAGTAATAGCCTGTAATACGGAAACTTAAAATAAAAATATGAATAAGATAAAAAAATCTACTAGAAAGTCTATGATTATTAGACCTTCTGGTAGATCTACTGATTTTCTTACTCCTACTCTAATAATGGGTTGTGGTTTTAATTGTAGTTACTGTTATTGCAAACGTTATAAAACAGAAGGTGTTGATGTTTCTACAAATATTCATCAAATACTTACTGAAGTTGATCATCATTCATGGTTTGCAGACATAAAAAAGCCAAATCAAACACATCCTGAATACATAACCTATGATATAGGTTGTAATTCTGATATGTCTTTACACGCTAAACATTATGATTGGCAAAAAGTATTTGGATTTTTTAAAGACCATCCTATAGCCATGGGCTCATTTGCTACTAAGTATGTAAATGAATCTCTTTTAGAGTTTAACCCAGAAGGTAAAATAAGAATTAGATTTAGCTTAATACCGGAGCATATAAGAGCTATTGTAGAACCTAATACAAGTACTATACCTGAAAGGTTAAAAGCTGTATCTTGGTTCTTAGAAGCAGGTTATGAAGTACATTTGAACTACAGCCCTGTAATAGTTTATGAAAATTGGTTAGATGATTATAAAAAGTTATTTGAGCAAGTAAAAGAACAAGCAGTTAAATATGGTTGGAATTTAGATTATGTAAAATGTGAAGTTATATTTTTAACTCATAATGAAGGTAAACATGAGTATAATAAGCTTAATGATTTACCTGGTGAAAATCTATTGTGGGCCCCTGAAATACAAGAAAGTAAAACTTCTCAGTATGGTAGTGAAAACATAAGATATAAACGTAAACTAAAAGCTATGTATATAAATGAATTTACTAAACTTCATTATGAACATTTACCTTTTAATACTATACGTTACATTTTTTAATTTAAATAAAAGTGTATGCAATTAGAATTATTTGATGAAGACTTGTATACTGATACACGTCCAGAAAAACTTTTAGGAAAGTATAAAGTTAATTTTGTAAATAAAATTTTAGAAAAATTTGAAGAATTTTCTAACTCTTTAGATGATTTTGAATATAAAAATCTTAAAACTGATATAGAAAGTATAGAAACTTGGATGACTAAAGTTAAGTTTAGAGGTTTTATTTTAGATCACAATAAATTTCATATATATGTTTTAAGTGCTTACACTTTTTTAGATTATATAGATGATGATGAAGATGATGACTATGAATATAATGAGGATTACATAGATTTTGTAGAATCTATAGCATCTATTTACAATCATGAATTTAGTAAACTTATTAAAGATTGGTTAAAAGTTAAAAAATATAAACCTTTATTAAATGTTGATGATAAAGTACTTATAAATAAAGTTTGGTATAATGTAGAACACGTGTCTACAAATGGTTATTATATACTTAAAAGCTTGTATAAATTTAAAGATGAAAATATAAAACATACATTTACTGAAGAATGGAAAGAAGTAGAAAAATATAAGACTCTAAGTAAAAGAAAATGGTTTTATAAAAATTTATTTAGCCGCAGAATAACTAAAGCTTTAACTAAAGCTATTCAACAAGCTAATTTAGAGTTTGTTAAAGTTCTTAATGAATAAAATAAAAATATATGACTAAAGATCAAGTACAAGAAAAGGCTCTTGGTACCATTTTAGGTCACCGCTGCAGTGGTGTTGCTTTAGGTACAGGAGTGGGTAAAACCAGATTAGGTTTAATGTATATTGAAAAGCACTTTAGTTCATTAAAGAAAAAAGTGCTTATTGTGGCACCTAAACGTTCTGTTTTTGAAGAATGGAAAAATCAAGCTGAGCAGTATAAACTAGATAAGTTGCTATATAATGCAGACTATAGTACATATATAAGTTTATCTAAACATGATCCTGGAGATTATGATATTGTTATTCTTGACGAATGTCACAGCTTGTTAAAAAGCCATGAAGCTTTTCTTAGTAATTACAATGGTTTGATATTAGGTTTAACAGGTACACCACCAGTTAGACATTATACTGATAAAGCTAAATTAGTTGCTAAGTATTGTCCAATTAGATATACTTATTTAGTAGATGAAGCAGTTGGTGATGATTTATTAAATGATTATAAAATAATAGTTCATAAACTTAAACTAGGTACCATAAAAAATGTTGAAGTTAAATTAAAAACTAAACCTAGTTTTTGGACATCTGAAAAAGATAATTACGCTTATTGGACAAACAGGCTTTACAATTCATTTAGTGCTAAAGAAAAGCAAATAAACAGTATTATGAGAATGAAAGCTTTAATGACTTACAAAAGTAAAGAGTTATATGCTGAAAAACTTATAAAGCATATTAGTAACTCAGGTGATAAGCTTATTATTTTTGCTAACACTCAAGAGCAAGCTGATAAGCTTTGTTCACATAGTTATCATAGTAAAAATGATAGCTCTGAAGAAAACTTAGAATTGTTTAAAACCGGTCAGATAAAAGAATTAAGTTGTGTATTGCAATTGAGTGAAGGTATAAACATACCTAATCTTAGGCAAGGTTTGATTCTTCATTCTTATGGCAATGAGCGTAAGAGTTCACAAAGAATTGGAAGATTATTACGTCTAAATCCTGATGATCAAGCAGTTATAC